AAAGCCTGCTGATACCTGAAACTATTAACTTTGAAACTTATTATACGAGGAGGATGTAAGATGGCATGGGTCGACTACGGTGGCCAGGATGTTACTGGCTATGACTACATAGGGACCGATACTCTCCGCTACCCGCTTACTGACGGACGTGACGTCGAGGAGACTGTGGAGGAGATCAGACGGCGCTGCGGACGTCTTGCACGTATCAAGCTCTTTAAAGAGGAGAGTGATGAGGGCGATGGAGATCGGTGACATCGTTTTGGTGAAAACCGCTCCCCCTCATATTGCATCCGTAACAGATGGTGGGCAGGTGGTGTGCGAAGATGGCACTCACCTGCCCATCGATTGTAGTAGTATGGAGGTGCTGTTTACAGCGCTCCAGATCATCAAGGAGCTTGAGAAGGGAGTGCTGGGTTACAATGAGACCTGGAGACTTCGTGATTGTTAATGACGTGATTGGATGCGTCAGGTGTCTGAACCCTCTTACCGTCCTATGTCAGGATGGTAAGGAGCGTGTTCTTCAGGCAGAGGCACACACCGTCATTACTGGGCAGCACTATGCCCTACTCTTGGCCGAGAAGGCACTAAGGAGGATTGGGAATGTCAATACGTAGATTATTCGACGCTACGTGGGACCAGGTGTATAAAGGCGCTATCGGGTACGGTGATTCTGATATCCTTACGGACCAGCGCGTTATCATCGTGAACAGAAATGTCAAGCGGCTCATATGGGGGCAGCTGATCATGATGTTCGATGAGGATGGGACCATGTGCCTCATCACGAGCCGTTACCGCGTACCCTGGCTTTCTCTCACTGCTTACCTACACGCACTGGAGCAGGCAAAACGGTTACGCGGTGCCGGCATTGTGTGCAACGTAGCGTTTGAGAAAGGGTTGGTAACATGCACCTATTCGCGCGTAGGCTGGCTGCAGCGGGTTGCGCAGTATTCGTCTGCTTCTTCGCGTGCTCAGGAAAAGCAGAAGCAGCAACAGCCAACACCATCAGAGGTGAGTTCGGACTCCAGCTCTCCCAAGATATAGCGCCACTAAAGGAGGAGCTGCAGCGAGTACAGCAGACAATACGCACCACCCGTGAGGTGGAGCTGTATAATGCCGTGATCGCCTCTACCTCGACCGATGAGATTGACGAGAAAATTACGGCACTCACCGACACTGCTGATTCACTGCACGATACGGTGGTCAATGGAATCGACTTGCCGTTGGAAAGCATACTCAGGTATGAAGCGGAGTACAAGAAGACCGTTGATGACCTGAATACATTGCTTGGTGTGAGAGACCTATACATCGTGGATCCTCTTCCCACGCCTGACGAGGATTTGGAGACTCTGTTAAAAACAGAGTCCTCGCTCAAGTCCTCTATCAAAGAGGCTGGGTACTACGAGGATATCGGCTCTATGGACTACTATCCGGTAAAGGGGCAGGCCTATAAGGTGAACTCGCCCTTTGGTTCTCGCTACGATCCTGTGGGGGTGAGAGGGTACAGCTTCCACTATGGTGTGGATTTAAAGGCCCCTCAAGGCACGCCAGTAGGTGCGTGGTTCTCCGGGACTGTAGAGAGCACAGGCACTTCCTATGGTTCTGGAAACTACATCTGGATTGACCATGGTTACGGTGTACGCAGCTACTACTGCCACCTTAGCAGAATTGATGTGAAGAAGGGGCAAAATGTCTCACAAGGCACACAGATAGCGCTGAGTGGGAACACAGGATACTATTCCACCGGGCCACATCTTCACCTTGGTCTCTACATCGATGGCACAGCCGTTGACCCGCGGGTGGTACTGGAATGATATATTGGTACGGCAAATACTACACTCTCATAACATCCCCGTACAACGGGTCCGTACTCGGATACTTGCTTGATGGCATCTTGCTACACAGCAGGCCTAAGGGTACTAAAGTACGGGGGTACATCACAACAGAAGATGGCGTAGTCATTGTGCTTGGCAGAGACATGCGCATCGTTGCAGCACTCTTATCGGTGGCTGCAATCGTATTGACCATAGTGCTCTGGCCAAGATATGAGTACGCCTACTTCCAAGTGACGTACGCCGAGAGGCCGTGGATGGAAAATGGTGTGCTGTACTGTAATGTGGTCAACGAGGCAGATATTGATGTGACTGTCCAGTTTGTGAATGCAACGAGCAAGACGCCCATTTACACCCTGGAGCCAGGTGATACGCTACCCTACATCAGCATAGATTTCACACCAACTACAATCCGCTACAACGGCGAGTTCGACTTTCTACTGGAGGTCCAAAATGACTGACATAGTCAAATACATCATCGCGCGGTGGGCCTATTCGGTGGGTCAGCCTATTATGTCTGACGCAGAATATACAATTCTGGACAGATCTATGAAGGCGCGCTTCCCGAAGAATCCCTACTGCCAGCGTTCGTGGTCCAGTGATCCGTGTCCAGTGGCCATGTTGAAAGAGTACGGGTATCCGCAGCTTATCCAAGCGGTGGTGCTGTCAGACAAAACTGAGAGCATCCCGTCTCTAAACTCCCTGATTGAGGTTCGTACTATGTACGAATCGATGCATGAGCCGCACAGCGTATCATTCAAGATCGACGGCTGGAACATCCAGGCTTCCTACTACAATGGAGAGCTTGTCAATGTTCAGACACGGGGTCGCTCCTCCGATGCCATGAATGCGGAAGCAATTGCGCCAAGGCTCCCTAAGACAATCCCGGAAATGGGACGTGTCCTGGTGGTCATGGAGTGCTCTATTCCTGACTCTGAGTTTATGTGGTTCAAGGAGAACTTCGGAAGCACCTCACAGCGCGGTGCAGTGTCTACTGCCCTGGCCAATCCGGAAAAGTGTTTGAGCCATGTTGCCATTCATGCCCATGGTGTTCGTTGTTCTAGTGCGGTGAACGACAAGTTCGCCCTCCTAAAGTCCTGGGGCTTCGAGGTTCCCATGTATGCGTGGGTTCATAACTTTCAGGAGCTCATGGATCAGGTCAAGGCCTTCTCAGACTTCAAGGAAGCCTATGGCATCCCGACAGACGGTCTTGTTGTTAAGGGGGAGGCCACTAATGCCCTGCGCATAGAGGCGTGGGAGGAACCAATCTATCGCTCGTTCGTAACAGGGTATGATGAGACCTACGGTCCACACGCCATTGCTGTCCAGTGCAAGATTTATCCAATCAAGCTGCCTAACTCTGTGCAGAGGCAGCTTCCTGCTACAAATCTCAGCCGCATCATCAATCTGAATCTGCGTCCGGGGTATCCTGTAGCCTTCCGCATTGCAAGCTCCTCTATCGCGGATATCGACGAGGAATCCACGCGCCTCGTGCAGAAAGAGTATGCCGGCAGGGAAGATATGTATCGGCATATGGTTCAGATGAACGAAGCGATGAAGTACTAGAGATATGGTGGACATATATAACTGAAGGGAGTGTTAATATGTCTAAGATCTACGGCATCGACCTTGGAACGACCAATTCGCTTCTTGGCTTGGGCGATAGGCTTCTTACTGGTCTTGTGCCGTCCGTGGTGAACCTGCAGACTGGAGAGGCCGGCAAAGATGTGTTAGAGGATATGTCAGCGGCCAGGTCTTTCAAGTGTGACATCTCTATGTCCAAGGAGGGCCAGCTCTCCGTGTCTGCATCTTCGAGAGTGCTGAGGCAGCTGGTGAAGGAGAGCGGCGAGGACGTGCAGGATGTGGTGATTTCCGTACCTGCCTACTTTTCCGATAACCAACGCCATGCAACCATTAAGGCGACAGAGCTGGCCGGCCTGTCGGTGGTGGGGCTTATCAATGAGCCTACCGCGGCTGCCATCTATGCTTCTAAAAGCCGCAAGGCATTGTCCCTGGTCTATGACCTTGGGGGTGGCACTTTTGATGTGTCTGTAGTTGACAGCCGCTTTGGCGACTACGATGTGCAGGCCACCGATGGCTGCATTCTGGGCGGCGATAACTTCGATGCGAATATCCGCAGATGGGTTATCAAGCAGGGGAATATCAAGGTGCATCACCTGAGCAGTGAGGATTTGACTCGTCTGAAGTGGGATTGCTCCAAACTCAAGATTCGGCTGCAGAAGTCCAGGCAGGATGAGGTGTTGGATCTCACTCCCTATGGTGCCGGGCAGGTCGTACTCACTACCGAGATTTACACTGAGATAATGAAGCTCACATTCTCCGAGACCATCATCAAGGCCAAAAAGGTTCTCGGAGAGGCGGTGCCGGTCGGGGAGAAATATGACCTGGTCATGGTTGGCGGCTCTACGCGGTGCCCCTTTCTACGTGAGTGGGTCGCCAAAGAAATGGGGCAGGAGCCAATCGAGATGTTCTATGACCCCGACAAGATTGTTGCTCAGGGCGCAGCTCTCTACGCACAGATGCTGAGTGATGGGACGGCACACGTCCAAGTCAGTGATGTGACAAAGGCCCTCTCTATCGAGATGGCGGACGGTTCTGCGCGTGTGTTGATTCCTCGCAACTCTAAGATTCCTGTGCAAGAAACTACTGTGGTCTACAACTCTGTTGCCTCCAACAAGTTGCAGCTCAATCTCTATCAGGGTGACAGCCTTTTGGCATCGCAGAACGAGCTCATCGGTCAGCTCACCTACTCCTATGATGGTGTTATCCCGGCTGGTGAAGGGGAGGTCATCGTGGAGATTACAGTTGAGGTTGACGGGACTATTCGCTTCTCCTGTAAGGAACTCCTGAAAACACATGTGGAGGTAGTGCTTGATCGCACAAAGACCTCTATATGATCGTTGGCCGCAAGGACATTGATTTCACGAAGCTCAAGCTTGCGTGCCGTAGTGAGGATTCGCTCCTTAGGTTTACGGTTGACTTGGTGCCTACGCCGTTGCGCCATATCCGTGAGGTGGTGGACAACCAGAAGTACCTGGTGGCACTGCACGTGCGGTCGCTGCAATCGTTGCCCTGGCAGAAGAGGAAGGACTTGTGTGAGCACCTCTTGCATGGTGCTAGGATAAAGGGTGTTCCCGATACGCTCTATGACTACTCCGATTTGCTATTGGCAATAGACAGTGAGGCGTTTGAGCGATACTTGCGTGAGGAGGATCAGCGTGCTGAGGGATGATGTAGAGTTGCTTAGCGGGCGCATTGTGGCTGGTCCCCTTACGCCTGCACTCTTTTTGCTCCTCAAAGATACTGAGGACTTGGATAAGCTTTGTAAGGATTTACATATCGAGAGGAGTGAAGAGGTTGATAATCCACACAGGTCCACTTCCGAACCCGGCCCAGTTGCTACTGGTGGATTTAGTCTCTCGGACTGGCTCGCCAACAATGCACAGCCTGTCTCCCTATAACGGGATGCGCAAGGTCCTGTTTCAGCAGGTACCCAATGGAGATCTGAGTCGTATCATTGACATGCTGAAAACGCAACCAGACTACGACGCAGATCACCAAAAGCCTGTAGCTGGGCCCTACGTGAAGAACAAGCCAGATGGGCCGTACTTACGTAGGCTTGAGGACATCGATGAGTCCTGGGTCCAGAAGTACCTTGAAAATGTGCTAACAGGCATCAAGATCAATAAAAGCGGTGGTATGCGTGAATACGCAAGTCACCACAGAGAGGCCAACACGTTCCGCAATAGTGAGGGCGACACAATTGAGGAGGGCGAGCTCCTTGTGGACTCACCTACCTACAAAGCCATGGATATAGCGGAGGCAAAGTCAAAGCTCCCCTACCTGCTCAAGCGCCTTTATGATAAGAGCCTTGAGATGAAGGTTTCGGCGATGTCCCTAATCATCGCTTATGAGAAGGCCAAAATCGTCCGTAAGGTCCCCAGGCCCAAAGACATTCTCGAAGTAGGTGTCTACAAAATGGGCAAGGATGGGAATCTTGAGGGGCTGTTCCCGCTTACTGCAAACAGTGGAAAAGTGTTCCCTCCTGCTTGCGACTGGATTCGCGGCTTCAACAGAATGGATCCCTACTTCGCAGATGCCGTGGAACTCATCCGCGTGTGCGAGGTACTCGGGATAGATATTCGGGATGAAGACCCGAGGGATTACCAGAAGGATGACATCGCCAAGCTCAAGGTCACCTACATTTCGAAGAATCGGGATTACTTGAGTGGTTCGCGCCAGCGCAATATTACCGTACTTGACTCGTTGTCATCTATCAAGGTCTCGGATTATGGCATTGCGAGGAAGCAGGCCCCGCCGATTTCAGTGCGGGTCATGAATACGGTACAGGCCATTCTGGATTGCGATGATCCCACTATTCAGTCTATCCTTAGGCAGGATCCTGATGCAAAAGCCATGAACGGCTTTTTCCATATCTATGGGCAGGTGGCCAAGGACTTTAGGGTGACAAAGAAGCAGCATATGGAGATGCTTGCTGTGAGAAGACGCACCAAGCTTGAGGATCCTAAAACTCTACTGGTGCCTGTTCTCGAAGACTTCGTTACACGGGACGGGTTCCTATGCTCTCTTGCAGGCGGATCGATACCGCATGTATTTAGAGTGAAGAAGTACGTAGACCAGGAGCAGGTGTGCGCAGATATCGCAATAGCTCACGCCTCCGGCTACTTCTTCCTGGTCACCGAGGATAACTATGTTTACTACCTCGATGCGGTGGAGCTGGGGGCCTACATCAACGATTTCCAGAGAAACGTGTTTACAAACAGGTACTCGAAGAATCACAAATACGGGCGGTGGGAGTTTTGCTTTGTGTAGATATCACAACGCTTGACATTAAATCACTCAATGCCCTAATTGACAAGGGGGAGCGCTTCTATGTCTGTAACAAAAATGTCCCCGAGTATGATGACAGCATCTGGGAAACGAACCACGCCTTTTGGGGCAGTGGAGAACCCGGGGCTTCTACTTAATCTCCCCGATAAGGTCATACTCCGGGTCGACACACTGGCGTGTCTGAAAGAGATGTGGGGAGAGAACATCTTAATGGCACGACAACATCTCTACGAGCTGGTGGCAGGAACGGTCTCCGACAGTGACTTCCAGGAGCTGATTACTTCCTACTACAAGCGGTATGCAGCTTTTGCGAATTACGTCGATGAGAAGTATCTGTTTGGGGAGCAACAGCTGCCTCTGGTATTCCGGATTATCGGGCCTGCGCGGGATTGCATCAAGCAGTATGAGGAGCGCCTTATCGCCCAGTGCCAGATGAGGCGTGGGCGCTATATCGGCAGTCACCAAGACTTCGCTTACTTCGCTTTCAATACTGCAGATCATCTGCCTGAGTTTGAGGAGAGTTGTCGCGTATGCTGAAGCAGGGCCTTTTCATCGATGAGAGCGGCACAGAGTACACCGTCTACGAGCAGGCCGTGGATGGTTTCAACAGGCTTGACTTCTGCGAGAAGAATGCGAACTTCCACACAGATGTCGGGTCTGTTAAGTTCTCTATCGTAAAACAGAAGGACACGTTCATCTACGGCGACAGGAACATCTACCGGAGCTACAACGAGCTTTTGGACAGTGCTCATCAGATGAATGTGCGCAGTGAAACTTCGAGCGGGTGGCAGCTTGGCAAGTACTACACGAAGATTGTTCGTTCTCAGCCGAGCAGTAATTTTCTTGAGGAGACGGTGCAGTGTAACGGGAAGCCTGACTCACACACTGTTCAGTTCGGCCCTAAAGTCCTGTCTATGTGGGTGGTGGCTGAGTATTCCGAGAGTAAGCTGATGCCACTTAACTACCAGGACTACGAACGGATTGCTTTGGAAGCGACTGAAGTTGCTGGTGGCGATGCTCCCTATTATAGCTTGCCGGTGCTCCGTGCCCGCTACGATATTGCACATCTCGACAGCTGCGACTTCGTGGTTGCCGATGACCTTGAAACGGCGCGTGCGCGATTGAAGCGGTGGTTGGATGCAGATGTTGAGCTGAAAGGTATCGATACCGAGACCACGGGTACGGATATCGACCTGTACGGCGAGGATAAGATGGTAGGCATCATCCTGTCCTACAAGTATGGGGAATCCACCTATTACCCGTTTGGCCACAAGAAGTTCGACAACCTAACGGAAGACTTCTTGCAGAATGAGTTGATGCCAGCCATTAAGCGTGAGGAGCGCCGTCTGGTTTCGCACAACAAAAAGTTCGAGCGGAAAGTCTTTCTCCACACTGGGTGGAGCATCCACATCAAATACGATACAATGCCGCTCTCCTTCATGGTCAACCCCGTTATCGAGCGTGGCGCACATGCCCTTAAGGACTTGATGTTCAGGGCCACTGGCAAGCAGTTCCTGGAGCTCGACAATATCTTCGTGTCTCCTAAGCTGATTGATTTCTCCGTTCTCCCCAAAGAGATTGTTCGGCTTTATGCATGCCCTGATGCTTCCTCACTTCTATTCCTCTATCCGTGGCTGTGGAAGCAGCTACCCTCGTATAGCAGGAAGATCACAGAGGTCGAGTTTGACCTCGCTGATGTGAAGGCTGACCAGGAGTACTATGGACTGCGTGTGGACGTTGAACAGTTCATGAAGAATCTGGATAACTGTGACTACACAATGAACATGCTCCTGAAGGCATTCAGAACCATCACTGGTGTAGACGGCAACATCAATTCCCCGGAGGTACTCTCTAACCTCATCTTCGGCAAGATGGCGTGCCCGGTTCTGGTTAGGACAAAAACAGGTAAGCCCTCTACTGGCGCAGCATCTATCAAGAAGCTGGCGAGTATCAAGCTGGAGGGTGAGCGCAAGCATTGCGTTGAAGGAGACTTGTGTGATCTGAACGGCAAGCCGGTGGTAAAGGCTAAGGACCTCAATAACGCCAAATACCCTGCCCTGGTTATTCTTGAAAAGTACCGAGTGTACAACAAGCTCCGCACAGCCTTCTACAGCCGCTTTGAGCGCACCAAGAAATCTGGCCGCGTATTTTTCTGGGTCAATCAGAACGGCGCTACTTCCGGCCGGCAGTCCTCTCCTATGCACCAACTTCCTCCGGAGCTGAAGGCTATCATCCTTTCAGACTCCCCGGAGCATGATATGTGGGATCCTGACTACTCCCAGATTGAGCTGCGCATGATCGCATTCCTCGCCGGTGAGAAGGAACTCATTGAACTGTGTAAAGATCCCGAGAATGACATTCACCGCGCTATCGGCTCACTCATCTCCAATAAGGAGATGTGGCAGATTTCTTCTGAAGAGCGAAAAGTCGGTAAACGACGCAATTTTGGTGTTGTGTACATGATTTCTGCCTATGGCCTCGCAGCGCAGATTGCAGGCGCCGGCTATAGTAAGAAAGATGTAGAGGATGCCGATAAGTCCCTAAACGACTTCTATCATCGCTTCAAGAGAATCAGAAAGTACATCGCTCAGAATGCTGAGACGGTGACGCGGCAGGGGCGTATTACCACCTTCTTCGGGCGCACCAAGTATTTCAAGGAGATCCTGGATCCAGAGATTACCTCAAGGAAGAAGGCGTCCATAATCCGTCAGGCTAACAACCTTCCGGTACAGGGCACGGCCGCCGACTACCTGAAGCTGGCAGAGACAAACTTCGATGCGTACATCAGGAACAAGGGCTGGGACAAACTCATGGACAACGGGTTTCCTCGGGTGCGCGTCGCACTCTCTATCCACGATGAGGTCCTGTTGATGGCTGACCGCTCTATCCCTTATGAGGAAATCATCCTGATGATCCGCACATGTATGGAGATGCCGATTGAAGGTGCTCCGCCGTTTTTCTGCGCTCCTTCTCTTGTTGACACCTGGGCGCAGCATGATGATGACTCTGTGGCTATGCCGGTTCTCCTGCGGGATAAGCTGATTGAGGATTACCAGAAAACAGGGGTCAGCGTCATCAACAAAGAGAACTACATGGAGACTCTGAACACCTATCGCGAAAAGGTCCTGCACGATTACATGGGTGGGCTGATTAGCAAGTATGGCACGAACCCTGACGTTGTGGCTCAGCATGTGCGCCATCCGTCCCTAACGCACGAGCTCATCGCTAGGCATCAGGCGCCTAAGGAGCTTGGGCTTGACCACGAGCAGTCAATCAGGTACGCAGTCGAGCAGTATATCAAGGGTGGCTCTGCTGATGCACACATTGCCTCTACAAAGGAGACAGTCGATACGCTTGAGGACCTCGCAGAACTGCAGGTGCTGGTAAACTTCGACAGCGACGGCAATGTGGTTTACGAGTCAGAGTCTGATGCAGTAGTGGAGGAAGTAGCAGACCCGTATGACGATGAGCACTTCGTAAACGAGCTGGTCTCAGGGGAGAAAGTGTATGTCTGGGAGTTCATGGACACTCTGCTCGTCGATATATCCGGACTCAGTGAGGCATCAGCAAACAAAGTCATCAGCAAGGTCTGGGAGAGCCGAGTAGATGATGGGTTCTTTCAGGTCAAGTTCCGCTATGGTGACAGGCTGCTGGAGCCCAAAAACTTCAGGGTCGAAGATATCGATACAATAGCTCTTACCGAGTTCATAAAGGGGGTTGTACAAAGTGATACACAAGCAGGGAGCAGAGTATAAGGACAGCACCGAGATTGAGGAGGCTGTACAGGATGACGAGGCTTCCAAAAAGAAGAAGTTCATCCCATTCATCATTCTGGGAGTTGGTATCCTGGGCGTCGTCATCGCCATTGTGGTGATCCTGGCAGGTAGGTCAGTCACTGAGAGCGAGGCAGATCCGACACCAGCACCTACAGGTGATGATGGGGTGGTTGTCGGCGATGACTCTTATTGGGACCAGTTCGACGCGCCAGGAGTCTTCTCTTACACTGACGAGGAGAAGCAGCAGCTGAGAGCGTGGGGCTACACCGGTGATGAGATTGAAGCTCATGAGGTGGACGGCACCGACGCCTCTGAGTTGATTGCCGCTGCAAAACAGGAGCAGGAAGAGGCGCGTGCGACACTCTCTAATCCAGAGTCTCCTGAGTATCAGGCTCTGCTGAACAATACATGGCTTGGGCAGCAGGAGCTTTCTCTCCCGGGGTACGAAGAGGGTGTAACAGAGGGTGCTATATATTATGACACAGTCACGCTAAATGCGGACTATGATAAAGTTCCTGCTCATGGCCACAATCTGTTTCTGAAGGTATACCTCGATGATGGCTCCTACGCCTTCATGGAGTGCTCATTGCTCCGCTGGACCCAGCTGGCAGACAGTGGAAATATCGTCGTGACATATCAGACAGCTTCACTTAATGGTGCGACGATTATCACGGACATGAAGGAGGTAACTGTACAGTGAGGGCGTATGAAAAGACAGACTTCCTCGAATCGCTGGAGGCAGGGACATTACTCCTGAAGGCTTCTAATGCTGAAGGCTATGTCGAATACACCAGCGGGGACGGCAGGACTATGCGCTATCTCCCGTACTTACCTCCTAATTGCTACCTCATGTCTATTGAGGAGGCGCTTGGTAACCGGTATGCCTTATCAGAGTTTGCGAAGATGTCAGCCGACTTTGACAAGCTTGCGGGCTGTGACTCTCTTGAGGAGTTCATGAAGCTGTGGACATTCGCCTACTATACAGGCCAGAGTGGGTTCAGCAGCCGGGACGTATACGTGGCTACGGATGGCGTCTCCTATAACACTCTTCCGCTATTTAACTACATGGGGGCCTTCTGCAGGGAGTGCGACTACGAGAGTATGCGTCCACCGCAGAGGGCCTTTCAGGTGAACTGGTTCTACTTCAAGAGGATGCGGGGTACTCTTCACGGGCAGCCTCCCTACATACGTCAGGCAGTGGAGCATTTCACACAAATCAAGTATTACAGGTAGGGGTGTGGAAACGGGTGGATATTCCAGAATGGCTCGCAGAGAACATCAACAAGAACTGCCCTTACTGTGGGCACCCTATCACGAACAACGACGCGCTGACGGACAGGTACTGCTCCAATGAGAAGTGCCCGGAGCACATGGCACAGAAGATTGTGGTACTGGCTAAGCGGATGGGTGTAAAGAATTTCGGTATTGCATCTGCACGCGAGGCAGTCCGCCTCTACAAGTTCCAGCTTCATACACAAATCCTCCCCTACTGGTTCAAGGAGAAGCCTTCGCTCTATCTCCACGAGGTTGGGGAGATTTGTTTAATAAAGGGGCATCAGGTGAAATGGAGACAGTACTGCGAAGGGCATGACACAATGATGCAGGTCGTGAAGTGCCCTCGCACTCCTCCGGAAATTCGCAAGCATGCGGTGCTGCTCATCTGTACTGCGGCGATGTGCAACATTAAGCCTAGGCTGCTGGGTAAGCGTCTTAATGTGATGCTGTCTGGATCCTTTGATGGGTACAGGTCGCGGTCAGACTTTGTTGCAGAGATGAACCGCAAATACGGCGATGTAATTCAGATGGTAGATGTGGGGAAGCGTAAGACCGAGGTAGCTTTCCTGGTCAAGGAAATCTACGCTACCGACCATGAGAAGTCTGCTATCGCGAATGCCATGGGTATTCCTATCATAACTCCTAAGGGTCTCGACGAAAAGTTGGCGGCGTACAAATCATATATAACTGAAGGGAGGAAGGGTAGTTGAATATTAAGGAATTCGCGTCTCAGTATTGCTCCGACATTATGGCGGAGGCAAAGAGGCGTTCCGAGATGTTTGATTTGTCCGGGTTCTCCTATGATGAGATCATCAAGGAGGACGACGGCACTGAGGTTCGGGTAGTTAACACCGCTAATTACCAGATCCCGATTATCGACATCCTCGGCATGGACCGTGCGGAGTTTTCCAAGGTATGGCCGTATACGGAGTGCGTGGATGCCTACGACACCTACGTGAACAATCTTATCATCGTCGAGGGTGAGGATGCCCTAACTGCCGTCCGCAATATGCTGAGCCGGGAGCAGGAGAAGATCGCCATGTACGACAATATCCCGGAGGCGTTCAGATGATTGAATTACGCCAGCACAGGAAGGATATGGACTTCACTCCTTACGACTACGTTTTCGAGGATGTAAAGAAGTTCGAGGATGTACTGCCATTCCTGCTTCCGAAGCTGGATGGAGAGTGGCACATCCTCCTGGTGGAGCCAAAGCCCTCCTATATCCGCACCTATCTGGACACTTCAGTCATACCGTCGTACATTCACCTACTCATTACGGTAGAGCCGAACCAGCTGGAGCAGCTGTATCTTGAGCGCCCTAATCTGGTCGAGAAGGAGCGCACCAATTGGGACGTGTACATGGACCTCATCAAGGAGTTTCCCGTCCCTATGGATGATAAGGCGATGCGGGAGCTCTACTACCGTGCAGGTCCAAAAGAGGAGAGCCTGCGCGCAGCGCTCAACGAGCTCATGGATTACCCAATCATAACGATGCGGGAAATCAACAAGCACTTTGCGCCAGTTACACGCGTCTACGCCAATCAGGTGGTCAGGGCGTTCTTACTGGGGAGTTACAAGAAGGCGTGGGCAATGCTCTCTATGCTGGAGCGGGAGCTCGGTAGCACCATCGCCTTCTATGCTATGCGCAAAAATATCCGCAGGGTGTTTGCTGAGAAGTGCAAGTATCTGCAGAATGAGAGCATCAAAGATAGCATTGTGGAGAAGGTTGATGGCTATACAATTATCCTTCTCTACTGGCTGTTTGAAACAGCTGTTCGTCCAGAGCAGCTATACCCAATACTACATATGTTTGAAAGGAGACAAACTCCATGCTAATCAGAAGCGACACGCGCTACGTGCCTACGGCGGTCAATATGATTGTCCTCCAAGGTGAGGATGGGGCGTACTACTATCTCCATCGGTCGCTGTATGACCAGTGTGTCATCCTTCGTGACCAGTACATCGGTCTGATCCCCTCCTTCTACAAACTCCTGGGCTTTGAGGGTGAGCACCCCAAGGTTTGCGATACCTTCATGGAGTCCGTGCCTGAACCTCTGGATATTCTGGCCCCCTTCCTTGGCATCATTACGGACTGTGAGAAGCTGGACAACATCGATGACATGTGCGGTGCCATCTCCTCTATGTCCATGTCCGTGGACTTCCGGAAGATGTTCAAGGTGCCGGCAACCGTTCGCGCCTCTATCAAGTTCAGCCTGAGCGTGCGCGAGGAGTACCGTGTGCAGTGGGATCGTTTCTTTGTGGAGACGCCCACCTTCGAGCAGGTCTACTCCGGCGAGGCTCACACCGTTCGTTCCGCTCCTATCGGTTCCGCTGAGGACTCTGTGGGTATCATCGAGGAGGACGGAGAGGCCGTTGAGGTCAACTACACCGGTGGCGCTTACGATATGGATGACCTGATGCGTATGCTGGACGCGGCTTCGGAGGCTGCAGAGGAAGAGGACGAGTTTGGCGGCAGCTCTACAACCGAGGAGGTTGTTGAAGAGCGGCCCAAGGTGAAGAGTGGCTTTGCCATGCTGAAGGGGTTGAAGTAATATGTTGGACGTACTTTCTGTCATCATTGTGCTGGCTGTGCTTTATGCAATTGTCAGCGTCCCTGTTGGGATTTTCAACCTCAAGGTGTTCCAGGCCGTGCATGGTACGAAATGCACCGGCCTCAGCATCCTGAAGGCATTTGCACCTCTCTACAACATCACCTTCGCTCGGAAGCTGGCGTATGGGAAATCCACAGTGTTCAACGTGATGCTCCTTATCTGCCTGCTCCTGTTCGTGTTTCGCGTCGTCTCTATTGCACTGGTGAGTCTTGTGCCAGTCCTTGTGGTCTACTCCTCACTCGTCATGATTGCCTGCATCGCGATATACTGTATCCTCTACATTATCAATTGTGTGGATTTCTGCCGTATGTTTAACTGCGGGCTGATTGTGACGCTGTGCGGTGTTGTGGTGGCGCCTATCGGCTACTATATGCTGTCCACCCAGGTCCTTGGATACTTCAGGAGCGTGGAGGATACTGTCAGTGGGAGATTTGGGGATTAGAACGGGGTTCGACAGCTCTTTTACAAGCGAGAAAAAGAAGCTGTCATATCCGTATCTCTATGTGCCCAGGTTCGGGGAGGAAATAGCCCTCATGGTTACATGCCTCGAACCTGGGCCCCTCCCTATAGTGCTAAGTGACTCTGGAGTTCTAAAGCAGGTCGGTTCGTGCGCCGCCTCAGCTTTGGAGCTTGCGAAGCTACTTCGGGTATATCAGTTCGAGGTTGTGCTTTCAGAAACAGACCACCGCACTATAAGGGAAATAAGTGATGTATTGGAGGTGTTACTGTGGATGGTATCATCGTCTTCTTCGTAGCTCTTATATTCTCCGCTGTGTACAGATCGAAAGGCGTAGCTGCATCGGCCTCTATTGAGGTGGAGCGGATTGTCACAAATCCGACTCTGAATCCAGAGATGAAGCACGATGAGCACGCATTCATGGAGATTGCGAATGAATTGGGTTTTCATTAGTCTGATTTTGATTTCGGTAGGGCAAACGGCGGTGTGTGGGTTCGGCTTTACCATGCTCATCTCTTATATCGGTAGATTGATCTTTCTGCTTAGGCGTATAGGATCAGTTGTCCCTTATAAGGTGTCCGTTGGTTTTGAGGCGGCACACTTGTTCTTTACCTTCCTTGGAATCATCTTCACAAAATCTGGGGTGGATTGGGTGAATGTCTTATTCACTCTACTCTTCTGTGCCATAGTGTGTATGATCTACGTCATCGATGACCGCTTCTACCTGTATGTGGTTGTCGATGACACCGATGAGGAGGAAAAGTGAAACTTACAAAAATCGAGCTGTTGGAGTCCTATGCCACTGAGCAGCAGCTGATGCGACTCACCTTCGATGAGGGGAAGGACTCCGCATACATCATCTGGAGCCATGCAAACCTTGTGCAATATCTGAATGACGAGGTAATCGCTACCTTCCGCCAGGATATGTACAATGGAACGATTGCCAAGTTCGTCAACACCATTGCCAAGGTTGGTGTTGTGCATACGCTGGAGCGCAGTAACAATGTGAAGCTCTATGTGGATGTTACCGACAACCCCTCTAATATCCGTTTTAAGGAGATTGAGGATGGCGGTACGGCGGTCAACGCAATCGTGTATGTGACCGATATCAGGTTCGATTCCTCCGCTCGGGCAGAGTGGGCAGACCTGACAGTTATGGACCAGGCAAGGAAGATCGCACAGCTTCGCATCTTCTCGCCTGACAGCAAGATCCAGGACTTCAGGGGTAGGTACGTCATGTGCGATATCCGTAAGAACCGTTACGGGTTGTCCACAGACTCAGTGGTAACTGTGGATAATGCATTCCCTTTTAGTCCTGAGGTGGAAATCAGTGAGCGCTTCCTTATGGATGCATTTGCTGAGGATGCAGACATTCTCACCCTACTGGCTGAGACGAAGTTTGCTGACTTCGCCAAGAAGGTGGTGGACCTTGAGCCCGGCTATATTCTGGTCCGCCTCGCTATTGAGCTGGATGTGGCCTCTGAGTTGGCCAACCTCGTCAAGGAGGTTGATGTCGACCTCATTAAGCGGTGTCTACTCATTGAGAAGTTCAATGTCTTCCAGCAGACGTCTCCCTACCGGAATGACATCGTTACCTTCGTGACCGCTTCTCGGTACAAGTTTGATCACAAGAACGAAGTTCTTCTCACCCTATACTCCGATGAGGAGAAGTTCTCTATGGAGAGGGTCGTACTCAAGCAGGTGCGGGAGATGGCGGACACCATCATCAACGTCAAGAAGGGTCTGATTAAGTAAATGCGTGGATTTACGGACAAGGCCCTCATCCTGCTATCCAAGCCAGACAGCTTCGAGGAGTGCGGGTCTATCTACAAGTATGACTACAAGGTAGCAGTCGACAATATCATCAACTACCTTGATAGTATGGGCATATCGCATGACTGTCTCATCACAGATGGTCTTGCCACAAATATGAATATGCACAATCCGCGGTGGTTGGCAACCGGGGCACCTGAGGATATGTTCTTCATGCGCAACTTCTGCGGTGTGCCTGACTACCCTGTCGTGGACCTGGACAAGGACGCTGTAGACCTCCTTAGGAGTAAGTTTGAGATTAAACGTGGCCTTTCTCCGGAAGAGCGATTCCCTATCGTCTCTAAGCGCGTGAAGTATATGGAGAAGGCCATAATCTCTACTTATGCCTTTGTTGTGGTATTCGGGTCAGAATTCCGCGTAAAGTCAAAGGCGGGCGATGGCAGGGCTGTGCTACGTGTCAACGAAAAGAAGTTCTACACTTCCATGGAGCTCAGTGGGGAGCCGGTTTCCATCAATGACTTCCTACAGATTCCATATGGCAATCAGTGCTTAAGTGAATGGGGGAAATACTGTGGCTGAACTCAAGGCGTTCATCACTATGGATTTCAAGACCAAGCTGCCCGATACGATTCCGGCGCAGTCGGACATGTTGGATATGCGCAATTACATCTATGCGCGCAATCCCACTTACACGAAGGAGTCCTATCTGGGCTACCTTAATATCGTGAAGCAGCTGGCCATGAGCCAGACCTATGAGGAGGGTACCTACATGCTTCGGCTTGGATTCATCCCCCTTATCATGGCCCCGAGCTTTTGGGGCGACAAGGCTCACACTATGATTCTGCCGCACATCCCAAAGGAGTTCCCCTATTATCCGCGGCCGGCGGTGAGCTTCCTTAACTCGCGGTATCGCAGCGACTACCCTGACATCTGGGTCTCCAAACTGGATGCTGCGAAGTTGATTGGGTGCAAACCGGAGCTGGTGACTGTCAAGGGGGTGCTGGAGAAATGCGGACTGTAACCATTCCGCAGTGGGGGAGCATCTTCAGTGGTAAGCCGGCGCTGGAGGGCTCTACTAAGCATTACAGGGCAAAGCCGGATGATATGGACAGGTGGCTGACATTGCTGAGTATGTCAACCACTGCCCCTGCTATCCTGGAGGCTACCGAGAGCGCAGTCGAGTTTTTCCAGATTGAGAAAGATCTCGCTCTGCTCGTCCCTAAAAATGAGTGGGCAGAGTTCTTCTTCTCGCTCAAGAACGGCTTCGTATCCCCTAACTGCCCTGCGCAGTTCATTTACTTCGCACGGGTTGTGTACGAGAAGTACCACATCTGCAATCTCATCGGCCCTATGTTGCCGAAAGAGGTGAAGTACTACGTATCTAAAGATGGGTACTTCGGAGCGGGGTATACAGCTCGCGATGCCATTTGCAATTTCGTAAACTCTCATTATCAGCCGATTACTGACGAGCGGCTTATCGTGAAGTGCGGCGACTGGTATGAGGCCTACATTCCATACACGGATATGGTTGCGGCCCTCCCTATCGAGATAGGCAAACTGCTCTCTAGTGAGAGCTTGCGTGACATAAAGTTCACTCCTGGTGTTGGCCTTACTCTCGATGGAAGGGCTCTCGCCACTTTCGGAGGGTTCCAGGGGGTGACCAACAGTTTCTATGACTTACGAGGAGTTGTATAAACCCGCTATTGCAGAGTATATGCAGAAGTGGGAGTCCTACTTTGCTCAGTTTAAGGTGCGCGAGTACAAGGGCATGAACATCATTCAGATGCGTGAGGAGTTGGACTCCCGCAAAGCTCAACTCGCTAAGCTGGAAGCTGCAAAGCCTGATAACTTCGATTTCAATTTGGCAGCCGCGCTGGACCAGAAATTCCAGAAACCAATCGAGGCCTACGCCCAGGCCGTGGCGGCGCTGGATGGGAAGTATGAGGAATCTAAGCAGCGTCTGAATCAGGAGCACGATGCTGCTGTAGCGGCCGCCGACGCTGAAGCAGAGAACTCTGTGTCGGATCTGACAAAGAAGTATGACACTCTGCTCACCTACAAGGACAAGGTCGCCGATGCCGTTCTTAGGTATGGCATAAAGCCGTCTACACTCAATATTGACGAGGACGCACTTACAAGAAAGGACATGGAGGCACTGATAGATACCGCTCTAAGTGCTTGCAGATTCTTGGGTGAGGATAAGATGCGAGCTCGCCTTAAGAAGTGGTATGCACCTCCAGAGGATGGTGGGCCAGACTCTAGGCAGAATACTGCTATCTGTATACTGGCGGCGGTGTTCTTCCTCTCCCCTATTTTCCTCGGTGCGATGTTCTTCTACATGTACTGGCATACGGCGCGCATCTATATGAACATCGAGGGCTTGCGCATCGCAGACAAGCTGATGTACGGTGTCAACTTCGCTAAGTTTAGAGATGCGCCTAAGTACGCTGATATACCTGACGTTGACTATGCGGAACTGGAGGCAGCTAAAAGCGCAGAGCTCGAAAAGCTGGCAGCTGGAGATCCATCAAAAGTCCGTGAGGCCATGCAGCAGGAGATTAACAGGAACCACTCCAAGATTGCGGAGGACTTCCGTGCTGCCACAAATCATGTGATGGGTAAGTATGACTCTCTACTGCGCATTTATCGCGACAGCGTTGCTGCTCTGCAAAAGATTGTCGACGACTACATCGCTAACATGAAGACCTTCGGCAGTGTCTGTAACACAGGCTATGTGATGGACACGCAGTTTACGCTGGGCAAGCAGAAGGGGACACTCGATGTCAAATATGATATCGGGCTAAAGAATATCGTCTTCGCTAACCGTTCTCGTGAGATGCTTCTTTTCATCAAGCTCATGTTGGCGAATGCGATGCTTTCTGTGCGCCCCAGACAGTTCTCGTGTACCATCTATGATCCTGAGGGTCTTGGTGCCGACTTCGCCACATTCCTGTCTCAGGAGACGGTCAACTACATCGAGATAGCTACAGGCACACTTGATAAGCACCTAGAGTCGCTGCGTCAGGATTCCTTAAAGAATTTGCGCGCACTAGACCAGCAGGATGTGAACACTTTCAACAAAGAGGCTGAGGGCAGCGGGCGTGTGACTATTGAGTACAAACTCCTCATAATCGTCTCCGGTGTAGACAAGCTTGAGGAGAACAAGATACTCACAGAGTTTATGCAGTTCTCTGCCCGTACGGGTGTGATGGTCTGGGTAGTAAACCCCAATCCTCTACCGGGGTGCACCTTCTACTCGAAGCCGTTTGACGGCGTGGACGAGCCCTACGATACATCGCCTGCGCTGTTCAACACGGTGATGTCCACCTACATAAATGCGCTCGCCAACCTGAAGGAAGCTGGCATACAGTACTTCCCATCATTCGGGGATAAGTTCCTTCCAAAGGAGAAATGGTGGACTGAGAACTGTGATAAGGGTATCAAGCTGAACTTTGGTTTACAGGATGGTGACCCTTCTAAGGGATTCGATATACTGCTTGGTGACTCGCCGGTCCATGGTCTGTGCGTCGGCGCTACTGGTGCTGGTAAGTCGGCGTTTCTTAACCAACTACTGGCATCACTGTGTACTCGCTACTCCCCGGCAGACCTATCGCTTATCATGGTCGACTTCAAGAACATTGAGTTCGTGTCCCTGTCTGACCCAAAGACCCACAGGAGCCGTGTGCCACATGCATCGATCCTATCTGGTACCAAGGATGGTGAGTACGCCGTCTCTATCTTCGAGTATGCCATCGCGGAGATGACTAGGCGCAACAATGTTGTCTTTTCCGATGCTGGCGTTAAGAAGCTGGAGGATTACAACAAGAAGATGCGCACTCTAAATATGGTGGACAAGTGCCTGCCGCGTGTGCTGATGATCATCGACGAGTTCCAGGTTATGTTTACCATCGACGACAAGATAGTAAACAAAATCAAGATACTTATCCAGCGTCTAGCCAAAGAGGCTCGTTCTGCTGGTATCCACATGCTGTTCACTTCCCAGTCAATGGCTGGCACACTGTCTAAGGATATCAAGGACCAGTTCGGACTCCGCGTGGCACTGCGATGCTCTAGCGATACATCGACGGAGATTCTGGGTTCCGATGTTGCTTCCAAGATTAAAGCGCAATTCGGCTACCTCTACTCCAACACGGCGGCTGGTGAGACGCAGGACTCCACTACTATGTGGCGAACGCCATTCTTGGCAGATAAGTACTGGTTCAGCACGGAGAAGATGGAAGCAGCTATCGCTAAGGGGGAGGAGCCTCCTGGTTCACTGTGCATCCTGGATCAACTCAGCAAGATGTGCGAGGAGCGACATATCGTCAATCGCAAGGCATTTTTCTACAGCAGCTCCCAGCAGTGGCCGGCTTCGCACCTACAGAGTTGGCTTAGTATGCACAACGATATTGTGGCTAAGAACCCTGGCCTCATCATTCTTGGGGAGCGCACATCCTTCTCTAGCAACAATGCCCCGGTAAACTTCCGTATCAGTCGCACTGATGGTGAGAACATCCTCATGTACGCCTTCAACAATGAGGACTTGTGTGACTTGATCCGCACATTGGTTACAGACCTTAAGGCGGACAAGAACAACACTATACTCATGAACAGCGCCGATCCAGACTATTACGACATTCTCGATATCCCCTCTATTGTCGGAGAGGATTATGCTGAGATTGCCAGGCCCACTATGGACCCGGACGAGTGGCTGGAGTTCCTGGAAGGCATCATCGAAGAGCGGCGTGAAGAAGGTGTTGAGGGCAAGAGCCCCCTTTACTTCTTCGCTATACGCTGGGACAAGCAGTTCGGCATATACAGGGGTGACAACTATCGCACACAAGAGAGGTTCAAGGCTATCCTTCAGGATGGGCCAGCTGTTGATGTGCATATCATCCTATGTGCTGCGCTGTTTAAGGAGATTGAGCCGCGACACCTCGTCCTCTTTAACCACAAGATTTGTGGCAAAGGACCTGCGGATGCTGGCTACAAGTTCCTGGATTCCGGGGTGAACGCATCCCTGCCTGACCACCCAGTGAAGGAGACGGATGACTCTGCTGTGGCCATTTATCTCTATGGTCAGGATATGACCAAGTTCAAAATCTATCGCTTTGAGTATGAAAAGGCTTTCGAGTCAAGAGAGCTTGTACTCTAAACATTAAGGAGGCTACTACAATGATTCTGCTGGATAACAACTGGTGGAGAGAGTCCGCTGATGATGGTATCAAGCTCGACCTGGGAGATCGGGTGACTAAGCCGCTGAAGGATGATGGCGGTAAGATCGCCCTCAATGACCGCACTCCTAATGCGATGTGCATGGGCACCACTGGCGCCGGCAAGTCGATGCTTATCAACCACATCCTGTCTGGGCTCATCACCAACTATCCGCCCAGTGCACTGTCGATGGTGCTGGTTGATTTTAAGGACGTGGAGTTCCAATGCTTCGCAGACAAGTCTACGCGCCTGAGCCGCATTCCTCACGCAAGCCTCCTTGCTGGCACAAAGGATGGCTCCTTCGCCATCCCAGTTCTTGCTGCTCTCAATCAGGAGCTGGAGGAGCGCATGGAGCTGTTTGCGAAGGCGGGTGTGCGGAAGATTGACGAATACAACCACAGAATGCGGGAGATGGGTATGGAGGAGCGTTGCCTGCCCCGTATCCTGGTTGTATTCGATGAGTTCCAGGTGCCATTCACAGACCCCGAGAAGCGTGTAGTGGACCTGATTAAGGACTACATGCGCAGGCTCATCAAGCGTGGCAGATACTGCGGCTGCCATCTACTCTTCTGCTCTCAGTCTGTGGGTGGGAGCCTGCCGAAGGATATCCTCGATGCCTTCCCTCTTCGCATGGCCCTCAGGTGCGGTGAAGAGACCTCTATCGCCATGATTGGATCTCCTGACGCAGCTGGCCTTGACGCCAAGTACAGCTACCTCTATACCAACACAGAGGCTGGCGCTACCCAGGAAACAACCTGTCTGTGGCATACACCCTTTACCAATCCGAAGGGAATTTATGGAGACGGAAGGTCCCTGCTCAATATTATGCATGAGCTTGTTGTTGAACACAGAGAGGTGGATCGTCGGGCTTCGTTCACTGGCCGCATCGTGTGACATGAAGCTGACAGGTAAAGAGTGCCTTGGTGCCATAGCTACTTTACTTGTGCTCTTTGCAGCTATCTTTGGACTCGTCTGCGCAATCTCTATGTTTAACACGGACATGAAGTCACCGCCTATCGAGAGTGGGACGCAGCGTACGCTAGTTACCGCAGCACACCTAGGTGAGATAGACGGGTATACACAGGTCTACGTGGACGAGGACACGGACTTTGCAATATATGTGAAAGAGGATTACATCGCTGAGGGTCTGTCTCTCAGCGATGTAGTCTCTCTAGCTGGAACTACTGGTACAGTGAGCTCGGTATCATGGCAGGAGTTCTCTGTGGTAGTTGATGACATCTCTAAAATCGTGCCTGGGGTGTCGGGTGAGCCTGTGTGCCTCAATAATACCCCCATTGGATTCATCAGTGGATGGGATGGGCATGGTTCGTTGAGATGCATCTTTTACTAGGAGGTATCCACTTGGACTTCGTTACTTTGGTCATTGTCATCGTAATCATGCTGATTGTCCTTAATCTCATTAAGGCATCAATCAAGCTGATAGCATCTGCAGCGGTAATCGCAGTCATTGTGTATTTCGCGATGTACATTCTCCCTACGTTAATCTAGGAAGGAGTTCATTATGCCGTTCGTGAAAGTTAGAGGGGACGGCGCAATTACAATTCCGGTGGAGTTGCGTCGTAAGCATTCTGTTACGCCGGGCACATGGTATCAGGTATCAGTTACAAGCAAAGGGAAGATCGTGCTGTCCCCTAAGCGCACGGTGTGCTCCCTCTGTGGTGCGGAAGTTCTATCCGTTGATGCCGTAACGGGCACCTGTCCCTACTGTAAGACCATACTGACTGATATGGTTCGCAGTGGGTTTGATTTATCCAGTGCATTAAAACACATGCAACGCCAACGTAAAAATGGCAGTTTCTAATCCATATATACATGAAGGGAGAAAAGTAATTTGAAGCGGCTCATTGCATTGCTGTTCGCAGCTCTCTTCTCCGTCTTTGCAGGGGTCGAATATGTTCTCCCGAAAGACGACAACTTCTATATGTCCTCTGTTGAGGGGGATCAGCCCTACTTCAAAGTCAATGAGGATGGTGAGGTTCTGTATAAGAGCCTCTACCGTTCAGCCCGGCATACCAATCTCGATGCAGCTGAAATGTGTGATCCAACACCGCGTCAGGACACACGAGACTTGTGGGTGGAGATTCCAGACGTCAGTGGTCTAAGTGGCATTGGCGATATCTGGCGTGGCATCTACTCGCCAGTTGCAGAGGGCAAGTATACGGCTACGAAAATGTCCACAAAGGATGGGGCTACGTTCACCGTCAACGTTGCTGAGGATGTAAACATCACAGCTCCGGCTGCTGGTGAAATCAACACATCCCATTATGCTTGTGATGGCGGCTCCACCATGGAGTACCTGATTACATGGTCGGACGGTAATGTCTACACTATGACCATCTCGGGTGCAAAATGCTGGTACTGCTGTGCACATAAATCTGTGCCAGAGGGCGAGTCCTATACAGCGACTACCAGTGACTCCCTAAAAGGGAAGGCTATGCGCGCTGGCGATGTCCTCTGCGTTGGAAAAGAAGGAACAACCATTTCCATCGTTCGCACAAATACCTAATCTGTTTAACCCCGCGGGCTAACCTGTCTAGCCACGGCGTTAATAAATAAATCTTTAGTAGGAGGGTTACACCTATGGCCAATTCTGTTGCCGCTCTGGATTTCCAGAAGGCCTCCGGTATTGTTCACAGAATGCAGGAGTGCATCAAGAATATCCACAAGTTCGCCGGCACTTTCGTCGGCGCCGCTGAGACCGCCCTGGAGAAGTCCACCAAGCAGAAGTGGATGAGCGATATCGTTGATATCGGCAATGGTATTCAGCGGCAGTGCGTTGATGTCTCTGAGGCCTGCGACGGCTGTGTTGACGGCCTGCGCAAGTTCGACGAGGACATGCGCAATTTCGTTGGCGACGGCATCCACGCCGACATCTAAGAGAGGAGGAGTATGAATCATGGCTAACAAGGACGCCAATTCCGGTTCCATCACCATCGACAAGCCTTCTATGGCTTTCGCCGTTGCTTCCCTGCAGCTCTCTTCTCGTCAGATCGACGCGGAGCGCGCTACTCTGGTGGAGCTGAAGAAGCAGCTCATCACCGACCCCGAGTGCCTGTCCGGCGACCGGGCCGAGAACTACAAGGAGTTTCTGGAGGCTGTCGATGCCTTCTGCAGCAAGGTTGCTGACGCCGCCGTTCTCCTGCGGAACGAGGCCTCTAAGCGCAATGAGCGCTTCAACCTGGAGGTCGATTTCAAGAAGATCGACGCCAAGGCGCAGGACAGCCTGAGCAAGGCCAAGTCCGCTCGTGCCAAGAAGCTGAAGGGCCAGTAAGCCCAGTGTGTGCCGGCCCCTCTCCTAAACTGGGGAGGGGCCAGCACTACGCTACTTTATAATAAGGAGTTTTGACAATGGATGTAAAGCGCCTACTCACCCGTGGTGGAAAGCCCTTCGCTGCTGAGATCGTTGATGGCACCGAGAACTACATGGTGTTCCTGGAGGCCCTTGGTAACAGTGTTATTTTGCCTGAGCTCATCAAGTCTGGGTGGAAGCTGACCGCCCTGCCCCTGAGCCTCAGCAAGAATGGCACCGCTCTCATGGACCTGCCCAAGATGGAGTACTCCCCTTCCGTCACCGAGGAACAGGACATGTACGATATGCTCGGGACCGAGATGCCTCTTGAGGAGCGGAAGATGTTCCTCTCTACTGACGAAGTGCAGACTGTCAAGATGGCGGCCGGCAACTACACCATCCAGACCCGCGAGGACTTCCTCCGCTATCTGGAGGAGACCTCCAACACCAAGATGGCTGAGGACTTCCTTCCTATCAACTATTTCGTGCATCCGGCGGCGCTCTTCTCTTTCGAGGAGTACAAGGATCCGGCCAACCGGAAGTGGGTGTCCATGCTCGACAAGCGGCGTCACCTCTCTATGGCGCAGTTTGACAATTTCCGCCGCTGGGCGGTGCAGAATGGCCTGAAGCCTGACTTCTCTGCGCAGGAGCTTCTCTCCTTCTACTTCCAGTGGGGCGTCTGTGGCCTGAATGTTCCTGTGCTCTCCAAGCGTACGGTTGAGCACTATGTCATGTGCGATGTGCCCGTGAGTTCCGCCGATGTGACCAACCGTACTCCCTTTGTCAATGACTTTGGGCTGGTGGATCGGTTCCAGCGTGAGTACCGCAAGCCCGGCACGGAGCGTTACCAGCTCTCTGACCCCAAGGAGGCTCTTCGTGTCTCCCAGCTGCTCACGGATAACAATGTCGCCGTCGTCCGTGTACGTGCTCCTATTGGGGAGCTGGTCGAGGAGTGGGAGACCATGGAGACCAACATCTCCTTCAATCCCCGCTATCTGATGGTGGGGAATATGCGCCTTACCTCTCTCAAGGCGAAAGGCAAGTTCGGTGATATCCACCCGCGCTACTGGAATCCCTCTACTGAGGCTGAGATGAACAACGACATGTTCCTCCGCGCCATGGCTGCCGACTTCATCGAGATGCGCAAAGTGAAGGCGGACGTCTCCTCCTACCGGGCGCTCTGCGAGGTGGGTTGCTCCCCTCTGAGTGCTCTGGTGTACATGAAGGATGTGCTGGAGCTGGACAAGGCAGACCCGCTCGCTACCGATGAAGAGGTACTGGTGACCACCAATGACATTGTCAACTATCTGCGTGGCAACACAGTTCCCGTTGAGGTCCAGAACGTCATCGAGGGGCTTATGGACGGATCCCAGAACATCGATGCTGTGCAGGCCGGCATCACCAACGACGCCAGCCAGAACGCGGACAAGCTGTACACCATGCTCTACTGCGCCAACCACATCCTCAACATCCCGGCCAAGGACATCTATGCAGCCATCTCCAAGTTTGATGGCTCTGAGCCTCTGAGCTTCACGAATGGTGAGATCACTCTTCGCATTCCCTCCGAGCCCATCGACGCCGCCTACCGTGGCTTCAAGGCCGACAAGGCTGCCTACCGTAAGGCTCAGGTTGAGAAGGCCGACAACTTCATGTGGGTCGATACTGTGGCCAGAGAACTGGGGCCTGAGAGCGCCACACGTCATGTCGGTGTTCGGTGCTACACTGCACACCTTACTTCCCGGATGAAGGACGAGCTCGCGGGTCTCCAGAACATCTTCATTAAGAAGGTGGAGGACGAGGTGTATGACCCGCGGCTGAAGAGTTCCTATAAGGACTACGCCCGCCTGTTTGCCGTGGGCGCGCTGTTCTCCGGTGCCCTGCGTGGCTTCTACACTTTCCCCAAGGAAGTGGACAGCACCGTTGTACGGGTCACTCCTGAGCAGAAGGCGAGCTGGAGAAAGTGTATCGAGGGGCCGTTCGTCGATGACACGGTCTCTATTTCCGACGATGCTGTCTACTTCGACTTCGCTGGTGACTGGAAGTGGTACTGCGTCAATGCTGTCATCCAGCCTACCAAGGTGACGCCCAGATACGGGTTCTCCATCAAAGAGACCAGCCTTATTGCGGCGTGGCACGACTACTCTACCCTTCCTCTGTACAAAGAGCTGCTACAGCGCAATCTGCTCAAAGCGGGTGACCAGCCCTGGTCTCTGCTGGCTATGACGCGCCCTGTGTTCAATCAGCGGGAGGACGACAGAGGGCTCATCCCCTATTTCAACTCCTCCAAGCAGTACCTGGAGACCTACGACCACAGCAAGAAGTTTGTCGGCGTGCCTCATATCCTTGAGCTGCAGTATCCCATCTTTGCGGATGACGATGCCGAGGCTCCGGAGGCCGGCCCCAACGAGGAGTTCAAGTTCAAGGTGGGCACCGGAAAGATTCTGCAGTACGTCGACGATGGTGTGGGAGAGAAGAAGCAGGCCAAGCCTCCTATCCTGCCTTTCAACAACCTGATGTCTGAGGACTTCTTCTACACGGGCGGCAAGATGACCCTGCCTGTGAAGGAGGGCAAGAAGCCCATTACTGTCCTGGATCACAGCTCTCTGTTCATCGATGGCCACGAGGTGCGCCCTGCCGATGTGGAGAACATGGACCAGTCCGTCTATCCCATCTCCCATTTGTGCGGGCGCCGGTATCTCATCTGTGACGCCCTTGGTGCCTATTGGACCGTGGAGGTGTAAGAATGCCTATTCCTATTAACTACCGGACGATGCCTATCAGCCCGGAGGATGTCAAAACCATCCTCCAGGCTGAGACGGATTCTTTTGGCACGTTCTTCAACCTGGACCGTATGCTCTATCACGAGGGCCGTTACAGCCGCATCGCCGCCAGCCGCTATCCCGAGTTCAGGGCGATGTGTGGCGTCCCTAGCATCAAGTGTACGCAGCGGAACGATGTGCGTAATATCTTTATGCGCCGTTTCAATGTTCCTGAGTACAAGCTCACGAACAAGGATGGCAAGGTATCCATGGCTCAGGATGTGGTGGACAAGCTACTCAAGGATGAGACCCTTGGGCAGGATGCACACCATTTCCTTGAGCTCTACAACGACATCTCCAGCGCCGAGTACATGGCTTCCTATCTCGGGCAGTACCTGTCCCTCCCCATTTCAAATGTGGAGGATATGGACAACCAACGGATGGTCGTGGCGCATCCTGAGTGGAAGGTGCTGGCCACTTCTCGCTTTTCTGCAAGCTCTCCGAGTGTGCAGAACATCAATCGTGATATCTGTGATATCTACACCGCTCCTAAGGGGTGGCAACTGGTGTTCAGTGACTCTGGGCAGATTGAGCCGCGTATCACCTACTCCGCCTACATTCGTGATGATCTCATCGTCAAGCTCATCACGATGTATGACGACGCCTACTATGGGCTGCTTCACTTCATCCTGCTTACTGATGAGGAGGAGCGGAATCTCCGTAGTAACCTTGACAGTATTAAGCTCCATGAGGTGACTGCGGAGATGAAGGATAAGCGTCAGCGTCTGAAGGTGCTAGGTCTGGCCGGTAACTATGGCTCCAGCAATCTGGCCTCCATCGACCCGGAGCTCGGTCCCCTCTACGAGAAGAAGATCGTTAACCACCCTGCGCGTAAGGCGCTGGAGGCGGAGGTTACCGCAGCTGTCCGTAACGGGGCTGAGTTCTTCAATGGCTACTTCGGTACACGCGTGTACCCTGATAACACGCAGAAGTATCACAAGGGAGACTCCAGCTGGGCGGGCCACATGATTCGGTGCGGCATCAACAACCCGATTCAGACTACGGCGGCAGAGCTTATGTGCATCTCGGTGATGAATGCGAAGCGTATCCTCGGCCCTAAGGATCACATTGGCTCCTACAAGCACGATGAGGGCATGTTCTATGTTCGCAATGAGCACGTCGAGGAGCTGGCCCCTAAACTGCGGGAGTGCCTGTCCTATGCCGTGGAGGGTTGGATTCCTATCGGGTCCGACCTGCATATCGGCAGGAAGGAGAGCCCCTATGTTACAAATATTTTCTGATGCTGGACAATGGCAAAATATCACCTTTGCAGCAACACTGATTTTCGAGGACTGGAGCACACAACTTGCCTTCTTCTGCAAGAAGTACGAAGACCTTGAGAGCTGTGTTGTTGGAGAGATTATGGCCATTGAGCAAGGCCTTCAATGGGTTGTAGAGAACCGGCCGGATGTAGAGGAAATCTCTATTTATGCGGACAACATCAGCGTGGCACAGAAGCTGTGCGACTACGCGGATAACCACACAATCAACCGTGGTGCGTACACCGCTATCTGGATGCACATGTATTCTCTGTGTGACCACTTCAAGACGGTGCATGTCTACCATGTCCCGGCACACCAACTGGAGCACAATCCGAACAAGGCCTGCGATATTCTTTGCTCAGCGCTGCTGCGCCCCTACAAAGAGGCCGCCAGAGGTGGAGTATGTATGCAGTAGTAGCGCCTGGGCTTAAGGGTATCTACGAGGACCCAAAAGTAATCGACAAGATCATGGCCCTCTACCCCTATACCAAATTCAGAAAATTCCAGACGGAGGAAGAGTGTTGGGCGTTCCTGGAGAGGTACGAGAACAACCATGGTATCGAGGAGATACGTGACTTTGGTGACACGTTCGATAAGCACCATGTCGTGATGGAGTATTTCATCAGGAACCCCAACGTCTACTTCAACTATGACACCAGTAAGCTTGGCACTCTGCGGCTGGTTAAGGATACGGCTATCATTGAGAACAGAACAAACCTCATTAAAGCCATGATTCCTAACCTGATTGTGGACAGGGAGTCCATAAGCGGGAACATAATTGCCATCTACAACGGCATAAAGCTTCTCGGTGACTTCATAGACGTCGAGGTGGTCGTTCCGGACCATTCCATCTTCTATGCGATACGCTCCTACACTGGCAACAACCGGGCAATCGCTAGGCTAAAAGATTATTTGAAGGTTAGGCTTGGTAAGGTGTCTGTAACTTTGCGGAGGTGACATTACTTGTCTGTTGACACCATAAATAAAAACCTGCGTGCTATGCGTGCTGCCGGAAAAGTGATGGACATCAAGGCAAAGGGTGCAGCAGGTGAGGCCGCTGCGTTTGATATTGTACATGAGTACCGTACCAAGCGCGGCGGCATCCTCAAACAGGGGTTTATGTATCCCTATGCCTCTAATCGTCAGGGGCAGGTATACCTGGGCAATATCTTCTGGGACGAAGAGAAGCAGAAGTTCTACGACATGACCAAGCAGCTGAACGATGAGATCGACATCCTCTACATATCCAACTACAGGGTCTTCGCAATCGAGGTAAAATCCTACCACGACAAGACTATCGTTGTCACGGACAAATGGATGGAGCGTCAAGGCAAGAAGGTCGAGAAATCTCCGTTCGCTCAGGCAGAGAAGCACGCCAGGCATCTGTACCATCAGCTGTACGATGTCCTCCCATTTGGCGACCCTAGGTACATTGTTCCGGTTGTCTGCTTTGTCGACGAGAGTACGATAGACGAGCAGCGTTCCGATAAAATGCGCTACTACCTACCTATGACCATCCTCGACAACCTGAAGCAGCTCCTTATTGACAGGGATCTGCCGGTTGATGCAGACAGCGGGTACACACTGGACCTGGATATGATTGAGAAGAAGCTGAAGTCCATCGAGCGGGAGAGAGACCTATGAAGAAGATTGTGATTCCTTTCCTACTTTTCTGTGTTGCCTTTGCGTGCGCCTGTGTGCTCCTATTGCAGCCTCTGCAGCTTGTGAGGGACGGGAGCACACGCCTTACAGTACATGTGGGCAAGACAGTGCCCCTGGCCGGCATTGCCGAACTTGCCGGCGGCTACCGTTGTTATGTGTCGGAGGATGAGTACTTCTGGGTTTCCTCTGAGGACTGCCAGCAAGTGGTGGGAGACACCCTACAGGTGGAGTTTAAGCTGAGAGGCCCAGTTACAATTTACAGAGGTGAGACCTAATGCTCTACACTATCTTTGACTTGGAGACAACAGGCTTTAACGGCACTTCCGATGCCGTATGCCAGTTCGCATTCATCACAGTGAATCAGAACCTCCTGCCTGTTCGCGCTCGCAATTACTACTTCTACAAGGAAGGAATGCCTTGGTCGGAGCAGGCTGCTGCGGTGCATGGGCTTACACGTTCATTCCTCAAGCAGTACGAGGATGAGTATGAACAGAATCTGATTCGCATGTACACAGTGCTGCAGCGTGGCAACCTCGTTGGGCACAACAGCAATGGGTTCGATATTCCATTTGCCAACCAGTTCCTTATGCGTGAGGGCTTCCCTCCTATTGTCCCGGGAGTGTGCTATGACACTATGCTCCTGTGGCATCGTACCTTTGGTAAGCGTATGAAGCTCGCTAATCTGCCTGCGGCGCTTGGGATTCCTGAGAGCCAGATTATTCAGCTGGCCCAGATTATGTTCAAGGAGAACGCCGGTGACCTCAGGTCCCACAATGCTTGCTATGATGTCGCCGCAACAACGTGTTGCCTGCGGGAAGCTGTCAAGAAGGGGCTGTGCTCATTGAAGCCTGTGTCGGCTCAGGAGCAGAGGGCGCAGGTGTCACTGTCTATTTGATGGGAGGGGTATTTGTGTTTGAAACCTGTGGGTCCCTTGAGGAGCTGAACAAGGAGCGTCAGAGGCTTATGCGCTCCGGTGGCAATCCGATGGAGGTAAATGCCGCTTACAACCGCGCCAAGAGGTGCCTACTCGAAGAGGTGCCTACATATCGGAAGATCCCTACCTACACTGGCACTGCTGGGAGCGTCGGGGTGTTCACGCCATTCCCGATGCTCTCAGGCACTGGCCGCCCCAACGAGATCATCATCACTCCGGAGGGGGTGCTGCTTTGATTTATACCACCTATTATGCAAATCTGAGGAGTGTGCCTGCGGGTGCCGAGGTGTACGCTATCAGTAATGGGTGCCCGTCTGGTGTTTCTATCCCGAAGCTCTGGCAGGCGGTGCCGGCATGGAGTGCGGTACAGCAGTATAAGCAGACAGGGGATTGGGAGTCTTTCAAAGCCAGCTACTTAAGGCTACTCGAAGTGCGAGACAGCTCTGCGTGGTCTGGGCTAGTCGGCAGTGACAAGGACATCTTTCTGGTCTGCTATGAAAAAGACCCGAGCGTGTGTCACCGCTCCATCCTAGCTGAATGGCTCGGGAAACGGTATGGGCTTGTTGTAAAAGAATGGAGGGGTGAGATGTGATTCTGCTGGACGAGAACCAACAGATTATTCACGATGAGGATACAGATCCCAACGAGGGCATTAAGAAGGCACTCATTAGCCAGAACGCCATGTGCTTCCACGCCAACGATGATGTGCTCTACCACTTCTACCCGGATGGCTCACTCTCCCTCTATTCCCTCTCCAAGCCGAAGTTCAAGACTGTCATGCTCTCCAGGCTGGATCTGGACTTCTTCTGTAAAGAGGGGCGGGTGGCAACAAAGGATGCAGTAGTCAGGGATGTCGGCTGCGAGCGCTCTATGGTGTACATGGAGGAGCACAGCTTCTATGTGCCTACGGAGTTGCTGCACAGATGAGTGACAACTACTTTGCCCAATTACAAATGCTCTCTATGTCGGCTAATGACAGTGTGGCGGAGGCCAGACTGAAGCTCGACAGGATAGCTGAAATATTCCAGAACAGGCCGGAGCAGAAGGAGTGGATACAGGCGTTTGCCTGGCTGCGAAAGGATTTCCCAGTGGAGGCTCTAATTCAGGCTGGAGCCTTCGCAGTCAACTTCTACGATACTCCATCCATCCTACCTGAGGAGTTACAACACGATTCACTTGGTTTCGTCAGCGATAGCCACCTAGTATATCGTGGTAGGTTTGTCTATCCTGTGAAGGACACACGCGGCCACGTAGCTGGGTGGTGTGGCTACGATGCGTTCGAGGATCCAAAGTACCTAGATTCAAAGAACTATGGATACAACGCCAAGGATGCCCTGTTCTACGGCGCCGAGATGTTGCCTACTTACTATCGCAATAACAGACCCGTCTTTATTGTTGAGGGCATAGTATGCTGTCTGTGGCTTCGTAGTCAGGGCTTCCAGGCTTTGGCCTCGTTGGGTTCTTACCTGACCCCATACATGGTAGTTGTCCTTAAACGCTTTGGCCGACGCTGCATTGTTATACCGGATTCTGATGAAGCTGGAAACAAGTATAGGCACCAAGTGCAAATGGCCTTGCCTATGGCTAGGTGTGTACAGTCCTGTGTTGCCAAGGATATTGACGACAGCAGACAGGTATACCCTAAGTTAGCGGACGAGCTGCGTAAGCTAGAGTCGCCATTTGGCAGGAGCCTGATATTCTCTTAGGAGGGATTGTTATGTATACATTTTCTATGCGCCCCTACTGTCCCGGTGGTGTGCCCAATAGGGCTATCAACTTTGAGCAGGAAAAGGAGGCCTGGACGCTGTCTAACTCCTCTGATGCGTCGAAGACGATTACCAATCTGATGGTTGCCGGGCTCGCCTTCTACAGCCCTCTGGAGAGCATCGACATCTCCGTACATCAGCTGGCGGCCATGGTGGCTGGTCTTGACACGGCCTACGAGACCCTCTGCAACGCCCTGTATGAGGATGCTCCGAAGGACCTGGCAAAGACTCAGTGGGGCGACCTCGATACTTTCATGGCCTGCAACGCTGGGTTTGGTGGAGATGAGCCGCGTGAGGGATTCACTTCCGCGCACCCTGCCGATGCTCTCCCTGTTCCGTTCCTGTACAACGAGAGTACGAAAATCTGCATTGTGTGGACTGGCGCCTACTGGGGCAAGGTACCCGCTCCTGCTGACGTGGCCTCCTATGATTCGGCCGGCACCTGCTTTGGCTGGAAGGTGCTCTACAAGGAAGAGAGCATGTCTACGGAGCGTATGCGGGACCCCAATATGCTGGCCGATATGATTGCCATGCTGCTGGAGGATCTCTCATGCTTGAATACGCCGGCCAAGCGTTACACAAGTAATATCTATTCCGTGAGGTGATGCAATATGTTCACACTGTCTATGCGCCCATCGGCAAGCACTAAGCCGACTAATCTGTGCGTGAACTTTGAGCAGGAGGCCGGGGGCTGGAAGATGTCCACGTTCTCCGATGACCCTACCCAGGGGAATGCCTTTGGACTCTGCTTCTACTCCCCTCTGGAGACTGTGGATATCACGACCGAACAGCTCGGTGATATGATTGCTGGGCTCGAAGGTGCCTACGATATGTTGGCTAACAATATCTTTAAGCAGTCCGACTCCATCATAAGCAAGACACCTTTTGGGACTGTGGATATGTTCATGCAGTGCATTCCCAGGGGTATTTTCGAGGAGCAGCCGGATGAGTCCAGCATTCGTGCCACACCTGGCGCAAAAGCCGCCATCCCTGTCATGCTCGTCTCTAAGGACTTGGGGCGGGTCATCGTCTATGACGGGCAGCACTGGTCTATGGATGAGTCGCCTGCTGATATCGACACCTACAATCCAGGGGGCATGTGTTACGGATGGGGCGTCTGCTACAAGGGAGATGCGAACGCGAAGATCTCCCTTCAGGGTGACGACCTGGGAGAGATGCTGAATGAGCTTCTCTACATGCTCACGTGCCTCAACACCAATGCAAAGGTGTTCGTCAAGAACTTGGAGTCTGCACAATGAAGAAGTTTGTTGTCCTTTGTGCTCTACTGGCACTCTGCCTCTCATTAGCGGCCTGCACTGACCCTATGGGGAAGTACGGTAATGCCATTGAAGATTCCAAGGAGCAAATCGAGAAGGACTTTGGCAAGCTCCAGGAGGAACTGGAAGAGGCCTACAGTAATCTCGACTGAGCTCCTGTTCTTAGTGTGTCTGTAATACGCGCAAGGGAGGCGGTATCATGTTTATGGAGCACACTGATAAGATTAGGTTTACAAGAGAGGACTCCGCTCTCTTGGAGAAGTACTTCGACATGGTTGGCCAACGTCCAGTAAAGGTTGACCTCATCCTGGGAGGGAGATCCGGACACGCATTGGCAAATGGCGTTATCTTTCTATTCCCTGGAGTGGATTTGAGCCGCGCAACGTCGGAAGGCATCTACGCTGACTTCATCAGCATGTTCGACCCGGAGGACATGGGAACCCTTATCTTCTGCCAAGATGAGCGGGAGTACATGAGTGTCATTGATACCGGCAGATATGCTGGCAGAATCTACAACCTCTACTCCCTCGGGGATTGGCAGTACTATGGCCCCGAGAACATCAGAGTTGGGTAGTCGTTGTTGACTCAGGGAGTTGCGGCAGCTATAATTCTAAGTAGCAAGGAGGCGATATCATGTTTATGGAACACACAGACCGTATGGTGTTCACTAAAGAGGATGCAGATCTGCTGGAGCGGTATTTTAACGCTGTTGGGCGACGTCCTAACAGAGCCTTCGTGATCCTCCGGACAGATACGGGCACTGGGTGGGCTAATGGTGTGGCCTTTCTCTTCCCTGGCGTATCGTTGAGTGAAGCGATACAGGAGGGCCGCTACCTTGATAAGTTTGCGGATATCATCGACCCAGATGATTTGGGGACGGTAGATTTTTATCCAACAGACGAACGGTATGAGGCTGCCATTAAGGACCAGAGATATGCAGACCGCGTGTACCCTATCTATGAGAACGGAGATTGGATTTACTATGGGTAAGAAAATCTCCTATACGGATGAGGAAGTCAAAAGTAGACTTTCTTGCTTTGTTGCTCTGTGTAATAACATACTCGTGTCTGGAGTTAATTGGTCAGCACTGTATGTGTTTACCATCTGGTTGTATGAGGTCCTTAGCCTATTCGGTAACAACAATACAGGCAACAGTACGCGTATAGAGGTTATCTATGGCAAGATTGCCCTATCATTAGGGACTACTGTTGATGCACTAGATGTTGTGTGGTTACGGAAGTTGAGAGACTTCAGAAATGCGGCGACCCATTGCGGAGAAATTCAGCCATACGAGCTTGTGGATTTCTACAAATCGGTAGACATCGATTCAGTGGTGAAGCAGTTCGCGGCCTGCTGTGAATCCGCGGAAGCTGCAACATTCGTGCAATGTGTCATTATGGATCTGCGTAATATGAATGTTTGAGGGTGCCAACAGGCACTCTATTTTTGTACTCATTTTCAGGAGGTGAGGCTATTTGGAGCCAATTTCTAGCACGTTTACTGTAGGTCACTGTTACTACAATTCCAAGGCGGAGGATGAGTCCCCCAAGGTGATGCGCTGCAAAAAGTCCATCATCTATGGGATGCAACTCGTGCCGTACTCTGGGTTGCTGAAGTTCCCTATTTCCTGTGACAGCGAAGAGGTAAGGAGCGGCACGTGGGTGGACTGCACAGAGCAGGTGAAACGGTCAGAAGCTATCCATAACTGCGATGGCTGCCCGCTTATACCTATCACAAAGGACCATGTGGGAACTGTGGTAGCCTTTCAGGAAGATGGCAAAATGTCCTCTCCGCATTTCCTGTACGCCTATGTCAACGGTATGGCTTTCCTCATGGAGCTGGATGGGAACAATCGCGTCTTTAATCTGCGCATCAGCCAGTGCTACCCGCTGCAGGGAGTTTATAAGGATATCGCCGAACGGGCGGTCTCCAGTGACCCGCTGCGTTCCTCTATCTTCGATAGCTTCTTCAAGTGGCTGCGAGGTACAAACCAGTACAACTCCTTTGCCTCTATGGTGTACGGAGCGTCGTCATCTGCTGAGGCGCAGGAGGCAATGATCAGGCTCTTCGAGCTTATGAGCTTTGAGGGCATCACTGCTGACACCTTCGAGGCTGAGGTGGATAAGAGGTACAATTCCCTACCTGACTCCTCCAAAGATTTCGACTCCAAATACGAGGCTGTGCTGGCTACCTATGAGTCTCCGGCACGTAAGTACTCTCGGGTCGAGAAAGAGGTCATGCGAGCCACAGGTTTCCAGTACAAGACTCCGCAGGAGGCCTGGGAAGCTGAGGGTGGGGGCAAACCGTTCCCCAAGATGGTAGCACAGGTAGTGCTCGATGCACCGCCTACTCCAGGCCAGTATATCTGTGACAGAATCGGTCTGTATGATGGTAATGCCACTGGGTTCTGGTTCTCCTCTATTTGCCCGGCGCTAAGCGACTTTCCTGACTTCGACACTGGCTATAAGGAGGCCGTTGAGAAGTACTTGGAGTTTCATCCGGGCTTCGATGAGCGCCAGTTGGACTTCATCAAAGAGGATGATAAGGAGGCAGTATTCAAAAAGCTCCTTTTGGTAAAGGAGCTGGATAAGGAGGATCCGTTCAGGGCCTGGACAAAGAATCCTCCCGAGGCATTCAGGGCGTATAAGCGGGAGCATCCACAGATGTCCTACGTGGAGATCTTCAAAGAGGTATACTCCCTCTATAACGAGGCATGAGTATTCTGCTTCTAGCCCTTGCTACTGCCTTAAGTGCAGAAGTTCTTTTAGCACTCCAACCAGGGAAGTGCGTCCGTCTCATTTCGGGCGCATTTTTCTGTGTTGGGGTGTTTCTGTCTATTCTGTGCATTTTAGATACACGAATAGCACTTCTCTACGCGGTGGTCAGTCTCGCACTGTGTGCGTGGAAGTTCAAGTGGTTCAAGGCAATACCATCCTCTGTGGTCGTGCTGGTGGCTTTGCTAATCAACTTGCTTCCAGGCGCACAAGAGCTGATTTACCTAAACGGAAGATACGCAGACCATTTCACGTATATAAGTGATGGAGTTTTTCATAGCGCAGTGTTGGACTGCAATGTGGTAGTAAGCCTGGAAGATGGCGACACCTACCAAACATCTCTGTATTCTAAGCAGTTAATATCAATGTGCACATCACGCTTACCTGCCAGTGCGGAAGTGTTGTCTGCGTATGTGGAGAAACAGCAAACCCCTTACCTAGCAAGGTCCTACGAGGATTACGCAATGGTGATGAGCCCCACTGTTCATATAGAAGTTAAACTTCCTGAGCGTAATCAGAAACAATTAGAGTTTCCTTTACCGTGCATACTGGAAACTCTATCCTAGGAGGGATTACATGAAGCGTATCATTATTGTGGCTGCCATGCTAATGATGTTCTTCACCGTGCCTGCCTTCGCTACTGATGGTGGGATGTATAATGTGAAGTACATGGCGGCGAATCCGCAGGAGGTGTACAACCAGATTGCGGCGGCGGAATACCCCGAGGGTGGCGGCAGCATCTCTAAGCCGCCGGCGGTGCTCGACAAGGACATGACCGCCTATGTGTCTAAAGACGAGGACACACGCACGGTCACTATTCACGTAGTCATGCCTACGTTTGAGCCGCAGGCCATTCCAGCCATTCAGGCAGACTCCCAGTATAACCAATCCATCCAGTCCCTCGTTGACTATGTTTACCAGTACCGGGAGCTTAAGCAGACCAGCTCTGAGTATGAGGAAGCGATGGGTGCGGCGCCAATCTTTGAGTTGAACAAGTATAGCCTTGGCAGTACCTACAACCAGCTGGGCAAAACTTACACGCTGACCCAGATGTACATGGAGCAGCAAATTACCCAGACTCTAGTTGTGAACACGGTATATAACGACACGCCGCGTGTAGACATTGATTCCAACGGACGTGTGCATTGTTCTCCTGAGACTGTCCAGTACTCCAAGGACCGTAGCAGCTGGTCTACTATCAAGGATGGCGCAGCTATCCCAAGCAGCTGCTATGGCGAGTCCGTTTATTTCCGTACGCCGGCAAATGCCTATGCAGAGGCGTCAGACTATATCCGGGTGTATGTAAGAGAACAGCAGTCCGCTCCTACGACTAAGCTGGAGCTTTCCTCCACCAGTTTTTCAGTGACTGTGGATAATGCCAGTGAGTTCAGCAGCGCCTGCGAGTTCTCCATTGATGGAACAAACTACTCAAGCAAGACTGAGTGGACTAACCTGGATAGCAAAACCAACTATACAGTGTATGTGCGGTATGAGGCCGATTCAAGCTACTTCGCATCTGCCCCGTTGTCTGCGTCAATCACTACTAAAGAGGGCAGCAAGAATGAGATCACCTACGAGAAGTCCTCTAATGCCCACACGACCTACTTTGTGGCTTCAGGAACAACTCGCATCAATGTCAGTAATAAGACCATGTCCGCAACTTATACGGATTCCAACGTATCGCGGCTGAAGAGCGACATTAAGGATGCAGAGAAGCGGATGTCTGCCGTGACTGTTCTGGATGTGACCATGGAGCAGGAGGAGGGAGACAACAGAGACTTTAACAAGGTCAAGTTCAGTATGCCAAAGGACCTCGGCCTGCTCCAGCTGCGCCTCAAGACGCCCTACTGCACAATCATTGTGAGTGACTCCTCTACTAATCTGGAGATCGAGTCTATTAGCAAAAGCACAAAGACCACCGGGCTTAAGGACTTCGTTTCTGGCAAAGACCTGGTATATAAGGTCACAACAAAGGGAGACGGCAGTATTGAGATCCTATATCCGTGGGAGTTCCCTGACCGTGCTGACTTGAGTGGGCTGCGTGTCAATTACATTGATACGAAGTATAAGAGTTCCAGAACCCTTCCCTACCAGGTTGTGGACAATGGGATCATCTTTACTATGCCGGACGACGGCTATTTTTCCATCACGAATCTGCACAGAAATTATGGGGCCCTTCCCTTCTCCGATTGCCAGACGCACTGGGCCTATTCGTATATCTATTATGCGTATGAGAACGGCCTGATTAACGGCATCTCAGATACGGAGTTCAGCCCGGACACCCTGGTGACACGCTCTCAGATTGCCGTGTTGCTTGCACGTCTCGCTGGCGTTGAGCCAGGCACTTCCTACGAGACTCCTTACACTGACGTGGACCCGGACTCCTGGTACGGCTGGGCCGTTGGTTACCTGTACAGCCGTGGTGTGCTGAAGGATCAGGGCGACGGCCTGTTTGGTCCGGACGAGAGCATCACCAGAGAGCAGATGGCGGCTCTTGTGGGCAAGTTGTTCCCGTACAGGGGTACTATCTGGCGGCCTATGAACTGTACAGACCGTGACCAGATTTCCACCTATGCGCTCAATGCCGTGGATGGCCTTTATAACCGTCGCGTATTCGAGGGCGATGAGAAGGGCAACTTCAATCCGAATGGCACTCTTACGCGTGGGGAGTTCACAGCCATTCTCTATCGCCTTGCCGTGTCGGTAGGTGCGGTATGAGATTAGCAGAGAAAATCCTGCCCCTAGTCACATTGGTGATACTAGGAGCAGGAACACTCTGCTACACCATGAACCTGGACATATACCGTTCAGTCGAAAATATGAATCCAGCCGGGGGTTATGCGGAGTTTGTGAACAAGTTAGGGGACGAGGAGTTCGTTGTCTCCAACTGCAGCTCATGGGAGGACTCACAGTCGTGGATCCTGCGTGACCTGTACAACTTTCTAACAAATGAGGATGCTGAGTTAAATGCTGCTGCTTTCGTACTCACGCAGGCAGTTGTGACATTTGCCTTTTACTACAGCTTTGCCTGCATCCCGTTCATCATAATCACATTCGTGCTCATGAGGAAGAGGCGTAAGGAGGTCCGCAATGACAAACGTTGTTAACCGATTCGCAGGGATCTATGAATTCCTGAGCAACTTCTATCCCGCTCCTGTTACGCTCGATGGTGTTGTGTATCCTACCGTGGAGAATGCTTTTCAGGCAGCAAAAACAGGAGATATGGCGCTGCGCAGGCAGTTTGCACAGTGCTCGCCTGGCTACGCAAAGAAGCTCGGCCGGCAGGTGGCCTTGCGGTCAGACTGGGAAGCTGTTAAGGATGGCATCATGTATGAGCTCCTGAAGCAGAAGTTTGCCCGCGGCACCAGTTTGGCTGACATGCTGCTCAGCACCGGGAGCGCCTATCTGTGCGAGGGCAACATGTGGCACGACAATCACTTCGGTGCTTGCTCGTGTGACAGGTGCGTGCTCGTTCCGCACACGAACATGCTCGGCATAATGCTTATGCGGTTGCGTGAGGAACTGAAATAAAGTTTTCTGAGGGTGCAGCCATATATTACTGAAGGATAGGTGAAAGTGCCTTGTTGGTGTATGGATTGCCGGAACATCATGTGGACAGGCTAGGAAACCTGATTATGCGTCAGCTTGACGCACTCTATGCACTCAGAGAGCAGTATCCAGTCGCTAGGCTGGAAGGCTACGGGGTAGTCTATTCTGCCTGCAAGGTTGGGAGGAGTTGGCGCATTGTAACTGACTGCAATTCTGCTTTCAATCTGGGTGGGTATACATTCTATCCTCATCTGTGCGATGGGCGGCCGAAGCTCGCGGAGGCTATGGCGAAATCCGTATGCTTCTGGCTTAACTTGTTTGGGGGTGTTCCTGGTGAAACAGTACAGATGCGAAGAGTGCGGGATCATTCTCAAATGGCCGGAGGTGCGGGTAGTCGAGGATGGTGACCACACAGAGCACAGAGTATGCATCTACTGTGCAGAGGAAAAGTATTCCGCAGGGGAGTCGGCTATGGTATCTGATTAGCTGTATCTCCCTGTACCTAGTCGGACTCTCAGTATTCCTCTTAGGCATCCAAATTTCTTGCCTGCTCCTCTTAGAACTCGGGGTTAATGCACTCCTACTGAGGGTATCGACTCTCCCTCTACTCGTAGTGTTCTTCTCCCTAATTTGTAAGGAGATCAGCAGGATAGTTACCACGGAATACTATGTTGAGGACGGCGTACTAAAGGGTCCGAAAGTGTACATTGACCTGTGGAATATTGAGGACGTCAGGTATGGGTCTAGGTGCATATTCCTTAATGGCGTAATGCTCGGTTACATAGCGAACCCGAAGATGTTCCTGGACGAGCTAGACGTCATATACACAGCTCTTACTGGAGAGCCATTACCTTGAAAGGAGGTGAGTGCACCGTGAAGAGATTTATTCTTGGCGTAGTTGCTGGAATTGCCGCCACCCTGCTTGGCGGCTTTATTCTGTGTGAGGTTGCCGAGCATTGCGACCTGCCGCTTGAGGTGCCTGAGAAATGAGGAAGGACATCGGTAAGCCAATCCCGCCTGTGGATATCGATGACATGATCTTCGGCAACGAGCAGGCCCCGGCGAGTGATCGTTAGTTAAAGGGCCTGCGGGATTGTTAGGCAGGCCCTTATACCCGGGTGTAGCGCAATGGCAGCGCACATGGTTTGGGACCATGGTGTTGTGGGTTCGAGTCCCACTACTCGGACCATACGTATCAAAAGAGGTGCGTTTATATTGTATTCTAAAGAGATAACAGAGAAGTGTTCAGAGGTACTGGACTTAACTATTGTGAAGGGTATGGAAGAGATAGAGTTCGGAGGGTTTGCAAAGCGTTTAGATACAGGTGAGTATGATTTGATCTTCACAACTCCATATTCTGAGAGACTATGCCGGGACAGAACGGTTGAGAACATCAAGTTGTACCACAAGGGTAAATATTCGCTGAAAAGTGTGATTGTAAAAACGCGGGCAGTTGCGATTTTTACGGGGGCTTGGAGTAACACTACGTAACGGAGTACCCTAATCATTTCATTCAAATCAGAGGGGGTCACGCTGATGAGACGTCATAGCTGCCTTCGCTATGTAGCTGAAGATAATCCGTGGATAGATTTTGTTATCGAGGTACCGACAAAGTACTACAAGTATGCCGGAAGGGCGGCCCTACACGCCATCTGTGAGGCAAAGGACAGTGCCCTATCCGATCGTGACACCATACTTCATATTATAGAGCGTCTCGAAAGGGACGGCATAGAGTGCCAACTTTTAGAGCCGGTATATGATCCTTTGCTGCCTAATCCGCAAGGTAGCTGGTACGCGAGATTTCGTAACTATGCCCACACCACCTATCTCAGTTTGTAAAGAGGTATTGTAATTTGGCAGATGTTGTTGTGAGATTTAGGTCTTGCCTTAACCCTTGGATGGACTGTGTAGTCTTTGTTCCGGAAGCTTACCAGCTCTCTGCCATCGAGGCAATACGTAGTGCAGTTGAGGAGTTCATCAAGGATGGGGACGTGTGCTATTCAGACTACATCCACAGCTGCCTGAAAGAAGCCAGCATCCCATACACAATGGTTATCAGTGATTATGATGTGGAGACGGATGAGCCGCCTGACCAGTGGTATGAGTGGGTGGCAGCTTGTAACGTTGTAGCAGAAGTGTGTCCATAAGTATGCAGAGCCATGGGGCTGGAATAGAACATTCCAGCCCTTTACTGTGCATGCTTCTAGAGTACCGGAGGATTGCTAGGGAACCGGGAGGTACATTCCCTAGGGTCTGAGCAGAAGTTGCGTGCCTAAATATTTATTACAAGGAGACAACAACTATGCCTATCGACTTCAACAATGCTAACGCTATCCGCAATGTGAACACCGGTAACCTCGGCGGCGACCCCCGGCAGGTGCTCAAGCTGTCCAGCAGCCTTCAGAAGTGCAAGAACTTCGGTAAGGCCTGGGAGGTTGGTGACCAGGGCACTGTGTTCTACCCCTTCAAGTGGTGGCCTGATGAGAGCCTGCCTTCCGGTGGTACCTTCGAGCCCCACATGTCCGCCTACTTCGGCCATCCCGTGTCCGACATGAAGGTGCTGGGCACTACCTTCCTCCGCTCCCTGTCCCGCATCGATGAGAACGGCCAGGTCATCGGCGATGGTGACCTTGCCTACCAGTTCTCCAAGATTGCCGGCCTGCTGGTCAACGCCGAGAAGGAACGTGACCTGGCGGAGCTCAACAAGAAGGACTGGTCCGTGCTGGGTCAGACCGCCTATCAGACCGCCCGCACCAAGGTGGAGGAGAAGTACAATACCAAGGAGAACATGAACGCCAAGAAGGCCCTTATCGGCCGGCTGACCGTCCTCAAGCTGACTGAGGTTGTCTACGTCGCGATGGATCCAAACAGTGGCACTCCCATCTTCGACGATCAGCGCAAGCAGAAGACTGGCACCTACATCCAGACTCTGTCTGACAACCGACTGAGCAAGCTGCGGGCGCTGGCCAACGATATCAACTGCGGCATTCTGGCCCAGAACCCCGGACTGACTCCTGTTGAGGGTGAGGTCTACTTCCTGGAGGTTCTCTACAACTTCACTTCTGCCAAGAACAGCAAGGCCGAGGCCGGCCGGGTCGACCCTCAGGGCGTTGCCCAGTCCGTCACCATCGTGGCCCGCAATCCCCAGCTGAAGAGCAAGCTGGACGAGTGGCTGCAGCGTGTGCCCAAGGATCCCGATGGCATCTCTGCACACACCTACAACATGGCGCCCATGCCCGACGAGGTTCTGAAGGCCAAGCTGCGGGCCGTAATGTTCGAGAGCACTTCTGCCCTGCCCTTCCTGACCCCCGAGGACAAGGACCGGCTGGTCAAGAACGCTCAGCTGCTGGATTACCTGCGCATCGCTCCCAAGGAGGATCCCGACCTGAACGACCGCCTTACCGAGGCTTTGGGGCACCCCATTGGCGAGGGCGCCGCTACTGCCACCGCTCCCACCGTGGAGAGCATCATGTCTGGTGACACCCCCGACTTCAGCCAGCAGAAGGTCAACCCTGCTGAGATTGAGGACAGAACTGGTGACCTCACCGAGGATCTCCTGGCCGGTGGCATCGGCGTCGACATCGGAGGTGGTATGTAATGACCGCCTACCTCGTTAAGCGTGGAGGCAAGTACCTTCACATGGACACCAAGAATGGTGTGTTTTGGGGGAGGAAGGAGGGCGCGTTCCACTTCTTCTCTACTGATGCCGCCGCCCAGGTCTCTTGTGGCCTTACTTCCAACAGGGCCCGTATTACGATTGTTGCGTGTGAGGAGGAGTAACTGTTGTCAGCGCTGAAAAGTGCTGTAATGGTGAACATCCAGTCTCATACCAAGACTATCCTTGAGTTCCCGCGGGTGGGCATTGTCAGGTTCTATGGTAACAACAGCAATGGTAAGTCAGTACTCGTCAAGGTGTTGAATGACGTCGTGAGCAACGCCATCACGCGCCCCAGTAATCGTCGCTCCATCATCAGACGGGGCCACGAGTACGGTGAGCTTATGATGACACGCTATGACGGCACAACGCTGTTCATTCGTATAGCGACTGAGGCGGCCTCTACCTATGCTGAGCTTACACGGCCTGACTGCCCACCCGTGAGACGTTATCTGGCTGATAAGTCGATACCGATTTTGGTCAAGGAGTTCGGGTGGCACTATAACAGCGACCACGGCGTATCCCTTAATATCCATCAGGACGTTGATGGGTTCCTTTTTGTGGATACGAAGAAGTCTGTCAACTTTGATTTGCTCAACAGTGTCCGGTCTGACCAGTATGCAGAGGCCTCCTCCGACTCCATCGAAAAGCTCCTAAAAGCCTCCAAGAAGCAGCGTACGGATATTGTACACGCTCTTGAGGTAGCACAGGCCACCTATGCGGCCTTGCAGTATTGGGATGTTGAGAAGGAGACGGAGGTAAAAGACACGTGCCAGTATTTGGCTCGCAATCTCGAAGCTCTCGATGTTCCTCCTATGCCTCCTATTCATCCGGTGCCGAAGGTGTCCATAATGCCTATTCTTCGGGAGATGCCGCAGTTGAGGTATTCCAAACTGCTTTCCCCGTTTACGGATAAGCTACCGGACATTGAGAAGAACATGGTGGAGCTTAAAGAGATTGCGTCTGGTGTTTGCCCTACCTGCAAGCGCCAGCTGGTTGACTGTGTACATGAGTAAGGAGGGGTATATGGAATTTAAGTATCTTTCCGAGAGCATGTCTCTCGATGAGGCCAGAAAGGCTTACCGTTCTCTGGCTAAGCAGCTGCATCCGGATATTGGTGGGGACGAGGATGAGTTCAAAATCCTGGCGCACGAATACTCCGTGATTGAGCGCCGTGCATCAGAGAGCGTTATCGCCAATATCTCCGATATCATGGAAGCTGCTGGTGCTATGGTCGGGGTTATCGCCCAGACCTTAAGGGAGCTCTATCCTCGGACGCGGGTGGTGCTGAACTACACCTCCTCTACAATCGAGGCAGAGTTCTATGGCAATGTGCCTGTGGAGCGGATGGTTGCCATTGAGCAGGTCATCAATTCTTTCGGGTACCCGTTTTCTGTCATCGTGCTCTTTAAGCGGGATGTGAGGAAGACCGCCATCACTCTCTTCACGAAAAACAACATCACCTGGATCAACATTCCGCAGGAGGTTGGAGTGGACGTGAAGGAGACGCCAATCTATTCCGGGCGCCGCTACATCATTCACCGCGGCGGCAAGTATGAGCAGTGTGAGGACAAGAAGAACTCTCACCTGTACGTCATGCGGAGGATTCCTAAGTATTCTCTGCAGGAGCTGTTGGGGATTGGCAAATGAGGGCACGCATTCTTTTTGTGAGTGACCTGCACAAGCGGGATTGCGACTTCTCTACAATCGCGGGGTACACGAAGGCAGTGGATGCCGTTCAGCGTGACATTCTCTCTTTTATCAAGCAGAAGGGCATCACACACCTCGTGTCCCTGGGCGATTGGTACGACAAGGGCTACCGCTCTATCAACAGGTCAAACAACGACAGGAACCTGGATGAGGATCTTTCTAAGGCCGTAAATGGGAACTTCTACATTTGCCTGGGAAATCATTTCTTTTTGGAGCGAGACAACAACCCAGAGATGTATCTCATTCAGCCGTCTGAGTACTACAAGCCGAGTCAGCCCATTTATGCCACATCACCTATTATCCGGGCGGTACCCTCTCTACGTATTGGACCTGTTCAGATCTCCTTCTTTCACTACAGTAAGGAGAATAAGAACTATATCGCCGAGCGGGACCCGGAGGTAAAGTATCACATCGGTGTATACCATGATGACACGGTGGTGCCCACCCAGCAGAGAAATGGCGCAGGCTTCAGAGGAACGACCATGACTTCTTACCTGGCCAACATTTTCGAGAACATCAATCTCGCAATTGTTGGCCATATCCACACTCCAGTTGGTGCGTTCAACATTCAGGCCCGTGGCAGATCTCTACCTATGATTATTCCTGGCTCTATGGCAATCACCACGTCCGGCAGTAATGACCTGCACACAGATGTGAACCTCCCTGTCGTGGAGATCGCGGATGACGGGCGCGTGAGTTGCGCTCTCTACACCTTCGACCTCCACGCTAACCTTCTACGCTTCTATAAGAAGAAGGACAAGCCGTTAAAGGCCGCCATGCCTGAACAGGCTGTCATGGAGATTCCTAAGACTGTGTCTCTGGTAGAGTATCTGCGTGCGAAGGGTTTCAATGAGAATCAACTCAAGCTGGTGGATGCGGCCTCAGAGTCCTACTTAGAGGTTGTACAGGGCCTAAAAATTCTTGGTTTGGTAGGAGGTGCACAGAATGGAACAGCTTGAACTCGACGCTGCTAAGGCCAAGCAGCTGCTTGAGCAGCGGAACCGTGTTTTCATCGAGGACAGGCTCCTCGTCTCCCAGTGGTGCGATGCGCTGGTCAAGAGCTATACCAGTGCCACTGACGATATCCGCTCTAAGTTGCCGCCGCTCCCGGGCACTACGGCGGAGCAGATGCTCCCATCGCTGTTTGTGAGTGATCCGAGCGACCTGGACGTTGAGCAGTACAAAAAGGAGAAAGAGGTCCTCCTCTCTATCCAGCAGCAGATGAACACACTCTACCTGGCTTTCAATCAGGAGGCTGTGAAATGCTTATCCACGTCAACAGCTCAGATTTAAAGTCAGTATTCAAGGACATCAAGCCTATCTTTAAGGGATCCACGGATGCAGCAATTATGGGTTTCAATATCGAGAATCACATTCTCTACATCACTTGTTCAAGTGGTATCGTCTATGAGCAACAGATTGCATCTGAGCATCCTGGCCCCTATTCACTGACAGTCCTATATCAGGACCTGTCGGAGATTCTGCCGGGTCGTGGTGTTGTTGAGTTAGACCTTTCTCCGTTGTTTGTCAGCGTGAAGTGCGACTCTATGTCCTCTACGTTACAGCAAGCGAACGGGATAGTGTCTAGGTACAACAGGAGGGGCGGCACATTCAGCAAGCTCTCTACCAACGACGTTAAGCAGTGGGCGAGATTGTTCTCTGAGACTGCACCAGTTACCAAGTCGCTGCAGCGTGAGGCTCCGGTTATATTCAAGCCTCCCTATGCAATTATGAAATTCCCGTCTTTCTGGCTTCAGTTGCCAAACACAGTGTTGGACACCGTAATGGCATTAAGCGAGCTAAAGGCGGTGGCGGAGTTTGGGCCGACGGAGTACAGCGTGACCGCGGATGCCATTGAGTTCAAGCGTGGTTCGGCTATCTTAGCCGTTCCAAGGAATGCAGTGGATTCGTGCAAGTTCATAGATGACATGCTAAAGGATCACGGAGAGCCTGGGGTGCTTGCGGGAGGTTCATACCTCCCTAAGATACAGCAGTTCCTGCGCTCTGTCGGCCCTGGCCCTTGCCGTTGTCATTTCTATGAAAGTGGGATTGACATTGAGGTGAGTCGGCCAAAGGTCCAATCTAATATGAAGATGGGTAAATGCGATACACCTATTGCGACGTTACCCACATTCATCGAATACGTGCAGATGTTCTTCAAGTTGTGTGGGGAATCTCCTATCTCTATCTCATCGGGGAGGGACTCAATGTGCCTAGGGACATCTTCGTTGCGTATGCTCTTATCTATTGTCTGAGGGTGTTGCTTACATGAGTACAACAGCAGAGCTGTGTGCAGCCTTACGCAGGCGGGCACAGGAAGCATCATTCCGTATCGAGCAGACAAAAGAGAACACCAGCAAGCGCACACAGCAGGAGACTATCATGAACCAGTGTACGGTCGCTATCAAGCGGCTGGACGTTGGCATCTCTAGTTACGCTGCTTTGCTGGAGGCAATTACGAGCTACACCGATGAGAGGCGGAGAGATGGTAACACAGCGGTTATGTCCGCTATGCGTGCCGCCGCCTACATCGTACCGTCCTGTGACGATACGATTATCCCTCGCTGTGAAGATGGCGAGGCGTGGTTTGAAACACAGGACGGCATTGATGTATCCAGATTGGAGGGGTCGGGGTTCCGCTCTATTCTCTCTGTTATGATGCGGTCAGTGGTTCTGCGGGCCAACCCGCAGTTCCTGCAGACTCTTGTGCTGGATGAGATTTTTGCGAAGCTGTCGGTAGAAAACTCGGCTACGCTCTCTTCCTATCTGCCGGTGCTTGCACAGGATATGCAGATTATCTCTATCGAACAGAAACCAGAGGTGTTCGCTAACAACAGTCACACCGCCTACAAGTTCTTCCTAGACGGTGATCACACAGTAGTGCAAAAGGAGGATGTCGCATATGACTAAACTAGTCGACCAGTTTGGGACGCAGTACTTCGCCTCCCACTACGCTGGCGAAGTAAAATCGTTCCTCTCTACCGTTAAGCAGGTAGACTTGGCTGGCGCTAGGATTTGTCGCGACGTCATGAAGCATATTACGTCTGCCGCATACGAAGGGGTTGAGGTGCATGACACTGAAGACCCTGAGCGTGAGGCGTACTTCGAGGAGAACAGGCGTCGGCTGGAGTTGCAGAAAAGCTGTCCGACGTCTGTCCCCCTTCCACTTCCCGCTACTGCAGAGGATGCTGTGAATGTGATCAACTCTTTGGACCCAAGCCGGCTCTATCATATGGAGAACGGGAGGGCGGATGCTGACAGAGCGTTCGCCTTTATCGTGCAGGCGGCCAGGCCGGAGATCAAGATCGACCTCAGAAGCTCAGTTGGTGAGCTCTTCAAGCTCATTGCGGATAACCTCTACCCAAACTCACACCGTTGGGAGGAGTTCTATGTCCTAGTCGGCTTCACTTTTGTCGTGCAGCGTCCTGTCCCAGGCGAGTATAACTTGTTCCTCAGTGACAATCTCGCCATCCCTACCGAGTTTGGGAAGGAAAACCTATTTAAGCTTCCAGGGTGGCGTCATTGCATTGATAGGGTGGTAAAGGTGCTGGAGAAGAGCATGAAGCCGAAAAACAGGAAAATCAAGGACTACTTGTGACGAGCAATCCTAGTCGCCACTACATATATAACTGAGGTGAGTTTATGTCTAAGGACGAAATCATTGCGGGCCTGTTGGACAATGCCGAGGACAGGCGCGCACTGATTCCTAAGGATGAGCAGGATAGCATCTTCGAACATGATGCACTCGTCATGGAAGAGGCTGTTAAACTCATCATTCAGCAGGAGCGTGAAATTTACAGATTGAGAAGACGCCGACTGCCCAGTCTCAGACCGTACAAGGGCAAGCGTCTAAAGGAGGGTTAATTTAGTATGCTCCCTATTAGTCTGGACACTTTTCTTAATGATTTGAGTGCCAGAGTGGGAGTTCAGTACACCGACGAGCAGAGGGCGTTTATGCGTGACTTCACATCGCCTATTATCTCCTTCTCCTCTCCTGGTACTGGTAAGACGAAGTCCGCCATTGGTGGCCTACTTACCGCTGAGCTCTACCACCAAGTACCTGGCAATCAGATCTATGCGCTCTCATTTACCAATATGTCCACTGGTGAATTGAAGGTTCGTCACAAGCAGGATTGCGAAAAAGTGGGCATCAAACAGACTGTCAACTTTCAGACCCTACACTCACTGTGTTCAAGCATCTTGAAGGCTAATTACAAGTTGCTTGGCATCGGTAAGCTCACGGTGGTTGACACTATCTCCATCGAGGACCAGGCTGGGCTGCTCATGGACATATCCAAAGACAAGGGCATCTCCCTACACCCGTGGCAGATTCGGCCATTTATCAATGCGGTGCGCAGTCTGAACTCCTCCCTTGTGTTCGACCGTAGCCATGTGGAGAGCAAGTACGCATTCAAACAGTGCCGTATGCCGTACGAGGACTTCACAACTTTGCGTAAGTTCCTCTACCTCTACACGAAGATGACTGATACCCTCCAGGTGCAGGATATTCTCATCTACACGCTGGAGCTTTTGCTCTCGCACCCGGAGGTGTCCGCGGAGTTCAAGTCCAAGTGCCGCATCCTGCTCGTGGACGAGTTCCAGGACCTGTCCCTACTGCAGCTCCGTGTCATCTCCCTGCTCTCTGATACCGTTATCGCTATCGGTGATATCAAGCAGCAGATTTACGCTTTCAACGGCGCTTGTCAGGAGATTGTCGGTGAGTTCAAGCGGTACTTCCCGAATGCCAGAGAACTGAACCTCAATAAGTCCTTCCGGTGTGCTGATACTATCGTTGATTACAGCAAGGTCATCATCCACCCTAACGCTATGAACGAGCAGGACTTTATTGGCACTGGCAAGGAGGGCACTGTTGATGTTGTCCCTAATCTGCCGCTGTCTGCGATCTGTGACACAATCGAGCAGCAGTACAGGGAGAACCGTAACACATTCCCGCGGGATGTCCTCTTCCTTTTCCGCAACAATTACTCCGCTACTCCTATCGCTGAGGAGCTGTTCAAGAGGAAGGTGCCTTTCCGTGTCAACAAGTACCAGGCAACAAACATGATTCCGGTTATCCGGGAGATGTGCGCTGTTGTAGAGCTGGCTGCAAATCCTCAGAATCTCGCCAACCTCAGCGCCCTGCGCTATATCCTTCCGGAGCAGAAGGACTACAAGGAGTACACCAAGTCCCCCATCTATAAGGTGTGCGCCCAAGAGGGGTGCTCTATCTTCGAGGCTCCTTATAACTTCCGCGATGCTATGGCAGCTCGGAATGCAATGGAGCTTCTGCTCTCTGTGAAGGACATGCTCTCTAAGCAGCGTCCTATGCGTGAGATCCTCAATGCTATCTTTCCTCTCTTCAACGAGGTCTACCTCACTGAGCGGGAGCCCTATCTGGAGATGCCATCCACCTACTATCTCAACATGGCTCGCTCGGTGGTGCAGAACAAGACCTACTACGCCTTCATTCAGGACGAGATGGCAAAGCTGCAGGTCATTCAGGACTGCAATGCTCGCCGTCATGGTGTGCGTTGCTACACCTTCCATGCCTCCAAAGGTCTTGAGGCGGACGATGTGTACATCCTCGATGCAGATGCCGGAGTGGTACCTAACATGCACAAGCTGGACGTCATGGAGAAGGCTGGGTGTGTTATGGAGAAGGCCCGGGAGATTCGCAATGAGCGCTCGCTGCTGTTCGTTGCGGCAACCCGAGCCAAGGAGACGTTGACTATCACCTACACCGGAACCAAAACGAGTATGCTCACTCCTATGAATGAGTTTGAGCAGTACGACAAGCTCTACACGCAGTTCCAGGCTAACTATCCTGATGTCGAGGCGTTTGAGCAGTTTTATAAAGGAGGACTCTAACGTGGCTAAGTCTGTTGCGTCTACCTCTGTTCAGGACCTGATTCAGCAAGGGCTCTCTCCTGAGGAGATTCGAGAAAAGGCTCTTGCGTACAGGGCAGCCGGTAAGGTGCTGTGGGGGTGGCCCGAGTACTGCTTCCTGCACTTTTACACTTCGGGGAGCAGCACATTTAGAAGTGACATCGCACCTATTGCTACCATCGGACCGGTCAGGGTCCAGCCCTCTATGCCTAAGCTCTCCACCATCGAGGAGGCTACAAATCGCAGGGTGGAGGAGCAGCTGCGTGAGATCGACAATTGGGAGATGGCACTGTGCGGTGACTGTGGTGTCGATGACACGTCACGCATCATCTATTATATCCGCAGGCTTACGCCCGCGCAGCGCCAGGCTGTTCTGGCACGGTATAAGTATGGTCTGACGAATGATCAGGTAGCCGCTCGCTATGGCATCAGCGTTTGCACAGTTTCTGGGCATATCAGCGCTGCTCGCAAGAGTATCAGCGCCATGCATAAGGAGCGGAAGGAGTGGCGCCTGTGATTGAGCATCTCGGTCCCAACATGGCACGCTCCATTCTCGGCAATGCTTACAATCCGGATTTCCGCTATGAACTGGAGACGGATGACGAGGGCTTACACGTTATCATCACTAATCCAGAGGATGGGACTTCTTCCTACATAAAGCTCGATCCGGAGGAACCGAATCCGGACAAGCTCAAGCCTATATGGCAGGAAGGTGTGAAAGAGGGGCCACCTAGGGCTGACCTACTCAGCAAGGTCCTCTTGGGCTTTTTACTTGCCGCCATGTGCGTATGCATCGCTGCGGCTGTCATTATCAAATTCATGTAAAGGAGGTGCCGTTGTGGCCTACAGACACTTTAACGGTGCGCCATATTTGCAGTGCTGGTGTGATGGTTCTCACATCTGTGTGCGGGAGCTGGATGGGAGAGTGAACTCCTATGGCTGTGCTTTAGGCGTAAAGATACAGCCGCAGGTGACTCCGTTCTACGGGCCCGACGCTATCTGGTGTCTACGCCACGACGGCATTCTCTACGTTGGCCGGAATGACAGCACCTTCTCTGGCTTTAGGGAAGCCGATGGCCTACTGGTGCGGTACGGAGCATGGGAGTTCCCATTTAGACGCACATTCGACATTGTTGGGCAGTGGTGTGGGTACTCCGCAGTTCTTGACTCAGATGATGGTCGCACGGTTTATGTGCATGATGCGAGGAAAGGGTACATCCTCAACAAGGTACTGCATCAGGACTTGGTGCTTACGCTGGCTGCTGGTGATGCAGTCAAGAACACCAATGACCTGTCTATCTATACAAGGGAGGGGTGGTTGGATGTCCGAGAAGCTGGCGCCTGGGTTGATGCGCCTGAACTCCCGTGGGGAAGTAGTCCAGTGCAACTATGACTTTGACACCAAGATAATCGGCTTCGTCCGCGTACGTCTCCCTATTGCCTATGCTGAACCATTTCAGCAGTCAGCAAGTCACTGGACAAGGCACGATCTGTGGAAAGCTCTGACGGTCAATACAGAAGCAGTAGCTTCCATGATTGTCAACAATGTATTTCTGATTACCGTGACGCGGTCTTACATGTCGATTGAGACGAAGGACGATAATGTAAATCCACAGATTGCCGGTGCCAATACCAAACTTCTCTTTACTCCTAAAACGCCGATTGGGTTTGTACGTACGTGCCCAGAAGTGAAGGATGTCAACATCCCTCCCTATCTGCTCTTTATGGACGAAAACAATCGCGTTTCGATAGGTGGGGAGTCGCCTCGCATGCTAGTAGATGCTGTCGAGTGCAGCGATGTTCGGCTCTACAAGTCTTTAATCTCTACCAACAGGCCTGCCATCTACATGAGCAAGAGTGGGCCAAAGTTCCTGTAAAAGGAGGTGTTTGCATTGGCTGATATCATGGCTGCGATTGCCAACATCGGCGTTCTCAAGATTCTGGGCGCCATTCTTATTGTTGGCCTTCTTATCGCTGCTTTCGCCATCGGCGGGGGTTCCAAGGGTGGCAAGGGAGGCAACGGTGGCGGCAATTCCAATAACCAGTCTAACAACGGAGGAAACGCTTAATGGGTTTGTTCGGCAGCAAGAAGACAAAGTCTGTTGCCGGCAGCTCTCGCGTAATCGGCTTCCTGGATAAGGCGGACGACGCCTACATGCTGGCGTTTGATTCCAAAAACATCAAGCCGTTTGCGCCCTATGCTGACCCGGCAGTATGTACAGCAGTATTGCAGGAGATCCTCTCCGGGGAGGATAGATATTTCGGTACCTCCAAACTCAGGAAGAGGAGCTGGGAGATCGTGCTCGATGATGGACGCACTGTGCGTGCCGTTAAGCACGTTGGCCACGAGGCGATCAACTGTGGCCATGGCCTCTCTATTCCCCTGGGCAACCAGATCTCACAGGAGTGGGACGTGTCCGTCGATGGGGTCAGACAGTTCAGAGTAATCAGAATCAGGAGGGCTAGCAATGACCAGTGAGCTCGCTATGAAGTCCAAGGAGATCGAGTCCCAGGTTGCTAATCATATCCGTAATTTGCAGATGGAGCTCGAATCCTATCAGCAGCGGCTGAAAGAAGAGCAGGACATAGCACGACGGGCTACTGCGCAGGGCGACCGCTCAGAAAACGCAGAGTGGCAGATTGCCAACGACGCCATCGCGCGTATCAATGTCTCTATCATGTCCCTCTCTGATACGATTGCCACATACAAGAAGTTCTCCACATCCTACATCCCTACAGGGAAGGTCATGGTAGGCTCTACCCTGAAGGTCATCGACCGCAAACACAACGCCACTCTCTACATCAAGATTTATCCCACTGGCCTTGGCAATGCAAAAATCGGTGCCATTTCTGCGGCTACGCCTCTCGGGGCAGCCGTACTTGGCAAGTCAAAGGGTGCCGAGGTCACCGTGAAGGCCCCGTTTGGTTATATCCCCTATTACATTGAGGAGGTACTTTAAGCAATGGTGTACGTCGCGTCGCTGAGCTTGATGGCGAAGAAGGCTCTCGGGCCTAAGTGCCATCAATCCAGCATCAACGGTATCATTGATACCATGTCCATCGACCCCGCAGTGTCTAACATGGACGTCGTGCTGTTGGGTCCTAGTGACCTGATTGGCCCGGCCGGCAAGAAGATTCCGGAAGCCGTCGCTAAACGGCACAAAGGCGTCTGTGTTATCTACCTGTGTACCAACGACCGTGAGGCGAAGCTCTTCCAGGACGCTCCTCACGTGAAGCAGGTGAAGAAGATTAAGGACATTGTCATCGCTGAGGCTGTCACGGAGTTCTATGGTGAGGACATCAAGGCGGTGGATCCAAAGTATCATTCCAGCGCTGACAGGGTCGGCGATCTCGGCGATAATCCCGAGCCTCCTAAGCCCGTGTCTCTGGCGGAGTCCAAGCCTGCTGAGGAGGTGCCGGTTGAGCCGCCCAAGAGCGTGGAGTTCGACCTCCCTCCTATTGATGGTGTGACTCCTACCGAGGAGCAGCCCGCTCCCAGTTCTGAGGCTGAGCAGCCGAAGGCTCCCTCCGCAGAGGATGTGATCGACTCTGTTAAGACTGTCAAGGATTGGGACATCCTCAAGAAGCAGATCAACAGAGACAGCATCATCCGCCAGCTCATTTTGGAGAACAACGAGTTCGCCGGAGTGGCGAATATGCTGGAGGTTTGGGATCTCCGTATTCGCGATATCTGGGCGGACAACCACAAGTCCAACGAAGAGAAGATGAAGGCGGTGCAGGAGTTCGGCGCCAATCGTCAGGTCCTGCAGGCCACCTACAACAGCGTCCTCGTGGACAAGTTCGTCTCCCTGATGGAGCGCGTGATCTCTGTATGCTCCTCTACTGTGGAGGATCGCTGCAATGAGATCGCCAACGCGGTCATCTCTATTCATCAGAACAAGGATGCCTTCCTAGAGAAGGCCGTCTCTGGTGAGGACAGCCTGGACGATACCCTCTATGAGCGAATGGTCGAGCTCCAATCTATTGAGGGCGAACTCTGCAAGATGTTCGCTTTCCTGCACCATGAGGGTATGGAGGAGATCGTGGCCCGTTTGGGTGAGAAGCTCCCCTCTAACAATGAGTACATCAACAATGTGCTCTCTGTCAGCTCTAAGCTGTTCCAGCCGAGCAACACTGTAAACCTGGCCCAGTCCATCCTGGATGCTCTCGCTAAGGGGCAGGTGCAGCTCTCCCTCGTTGAAGACAAGGTCAAGGGCCTCATGGGCACCATGTTCCAGGTCATCGTGGAGCAGAACCGCGTTATCCAGTATCAGCGCGATGTCATCAGCTGCCTGCGCGCCAACAATGTGGAGAGCCTTGTCGTGCGTGACTCTCTGCTTAAAGAGTGCTTCAACGTCATCGTTGGCTCCGAGCACACCGGTCTCACCGCTACCTCCGCTATCTACGCGGGCATGCTGAGCCGCCGGGACAACACTCTTGTGGTCGACCTTACTGGCCACTCCCACTATGGCCGCTATGGCTACGATGTTGTCCAGCTGGACGAGTTCATGGTGGAGCGGAAGCAGCAGCCTCTCCTCTTCGTGACAGGTTCTGTGGGCAACGACCCGGAGAAGGTGTTCCATCTGATGGAGGAGCTCAAGTCTCGACTCACCTACTTCCGCCACCTCATCATCGTCCTGGATACCGCGCAGCTGGATATTCTGGACCAGGTCGGCCGGGAAGCCCTCTCCATCTCCTACGTGACCAACTGCACGGTGGAGAGTATGGCCAATGTTACCTCTGCTTACGAGGCTGGGCGTAAGATCCCTAATGTCTGCCACAAGCTGATTTGCATCGACAGTCCTGTTGATGTAGGCATGCTCATCTCTACGCTGAAGATGGACATTTCCATGACCAAGCTGATCCCCATTCCCTATCTGCGGGAGATCAAGCAGGCCGCCATTGTCCGTCAGCAGCCCCACACCTACAATGACGTTCTGCGTGTGTTCGAGGAGGCCTTTAGAGCGTGAAGGGATTGTCAGGCGTACTGTCCGCCAGCAACTTGCATCTGGTGAAGGAAGCCACCAAGCTGCGGTTCCGGGACGCCTCTCAATTCACCACGCCAGAGGCGCTAATTGTCTACGAGCAGAATATGCTTGATGACGACAAGCTCCTCGAAATCTGCTCTGCCGAATATGGTACGCAGTTGCAAACACCTACGCCTCAATACATTCCCAAAGAGCTGGTGAATGAGTTTCGTGGGTACAACTGCGTACCTATTCGGTACGACACACGTTCTGAAACTGTCTATGTGGGCGTGCTTCCTGAAAAGAGAGGCTACATACCTGGAGTGAAAAACCTGTCTCCAGTCGAGGTTGAGGTGCCCATCTATTACTATGTCAAGCTGTACATGCGCCACTACGGGCAGCCAGATTTTCTGTATGAGCTGCCGGCCGTAGATAAGTTTGACATGATAGTTGAAGAGGCAATTGCCTTACAGGCGGCAGATATCACAATCACGAACGTGGCTGAGGGTGCAGTTGTTTACTACAACGTCAGAAAGAAGAAGGTGCGCTCAAAGCGTACCATTCTTCGCGAAGATGTGGACGACTTCACTAAGCTCCTATCCGTGAGGGCGTCAGCGCCTATCATCGAGAAGGACGCGCAGCCACACTACCTGAGTGTCCAGTTGGATATGCATCACCGTGGGCGTGTGGTGGTCAACAGCACCTACTATGGACGCTCCATCACCATTCGTGTCCTATCTGACGATGTCCTTACCGAGACGTTGGAGGGGCTCAATATTGCTCCTAATGCGTGCAAGTTCATTCGGGAGAGGATGCTTAGCCGTGAGAAGGGGCTCAGGCTGTTTATTGGTGAGACAATGTCTGGCAAGAACACCACTATCCTGTCAGCATTGCGGGAGCTGGTGGCGCTGGACTGCTACAAAATTGTCTCCGTGGAAAGCCCGGTAGAGACTCTGGTTGAGGGTGTTGAGCAGATCAATACTGAAACCGAAGAGGAGTACTCGGCCAATGCAGCATCGTTACTGCGGCAGAATCCAGATGTCGTCTATATCACTGAGATTACTAACTACACAGCTCAGGCTACGATACAGACGGCGAACACCGGCAAGGTAGTTTTTTCTACGATTCATGCCAATTCCATCAGCGACGTCCTTAGTCGTCTAATGGACATAACCAACATGAGTAGTGACCGCCTGTTGCTCTCTATGCATTCATGCTGCTACCAGGAGCTTGTGCGCGACGAGGAAACCGATACGATTCGCCCTGTAAACAGGTGCGTCTACTTTTCGGATGAACTGAAGATGCGTCTGTACGGTAAATCTGTCGGTGAGTGCAAAATGATACTACAGGAGGTGGAATCGCAATGGGCATGAAGTACTATGGCATTCTCACGGGATTGAAGCTCGACATTGAGCGTCCCACTCCCTATGTGGAGAAGAAGCCTGGTAAGTCCAAAATGTTCTTGATGCCAACGGCCAAGGACATTACTCTGGCGGAATATAACGCCTCCTCTAGTGATGCGATTACAGCGCACAGGCTCTCGGACTACAGGCGTCGGCGGTTCTCCCTCACATTGCTTCCTGACGTCCGTATCATTCTTGAAGACCTGCTGTCTTCGGTGGAGGGTAAAAATGTATCACTGTAGGTTCAGAGCTTTGACTGAGCTTGGTGACCCATTCTACTTCTCCGTGGCAGATGTCCCCGTAAAGGTGTACCCGGATATGTTCATTCTCGCCGCACGTTCGGGTACACCTATTCTTCGGGCGTCCACAATTGGACGGGCTATGGACCATATGCAGCTGGCAGAGGGTGACCAAGTCCTGATTGATGGCAAGCGGTACATCCTGGGGTATCACCGCGGGTTCACCTTCAGGGGCGATAGTGGCATTATCATACCCTCTAATGCTGTGGAGTCGTACAAGCTCATGCAGATGGACATTGGTGAGAAGTCCAAGTTCCAATTTAAGTACCGAGATTCCGTGTTTCAACTTCCCTCCCTATTCGGGTGCGTAGAGGGCAAAGCCGTACTGTCCATTGGATGTATGCGAGCTGACCCCCAAGATATCCAAGTAAGTGCTGGCTTCACATGTAACAAGAAGAAAGTATTCTATGGGGATATCCTGGACGGTGGCGAGGTCATCATGTGGCGTGGGCGTCCCTGCGTGCAGCGAGAGGGGTACTACGTAGAGATGCCAACTGGAAATCTACTAGGAGGTGTGGAGGCCTAAATGGACCCTATCAATGGAGTTCTTGACGAGACCTTTTTTAAGGTCGCCTCTCCTGAGTGCTTAACTGCGCTCTCTAAGCTGATTGACGATGCACTGGCGGTGCGTTTTACCAACTACCTGAACAGCACCACTGTGGATAATCCAATCGCGGCAATCATCAACAACTACCTCGGTCAGGCAATCAAGATGGCTACATTTCATATGCAGCTGCTTGAACGTGGATCTGCTAAGGTGGTCGAGAAGATCGAGCTGGAGACCATCGCCAATATGCGATTTGACCAGCGTGCCGTAATTGAGGAGCTGGAGTTCCTTGAGAAGAATATCAAGTACGTGCGCTCCTTCCTTGAGCCTCGCCGAAAGGCGGACTACGATGCCTTCGTGGCTCTGCTGCCAGCCGGCTACAAAACAAAGGTCGCAAACAACCGAGTGATGTTCTACCAGCCCCATGCAAAGATGCGCAGCACAGGGGTTGGCATCATCAACCGGAAGCGTGATGTGTGGACTATCGCTCTTAAGGGTCTGAAGTACCGTGAGTACATCGCCAGGTCCGGGTACGCGATGGACAGTTACATGGTGAAGGAGTTTTAAGATGGACAAGAAAGTTCTTCATGTCGTGGACATGAGCCCGTGTATCTATGCTGGCTCCTTCAACCGTCACAGTTTCATACAGGGCGATATCGTGAACACCGGCAACGGGTACCGTGAGCGCAACATCCCTACTGGTGGTGCATCCATGCTCTTTAACATCCTTGGGCAGTACATGGGCACAGGCCCTATCGCCTTCGTGGCGGACCGGAACCCGACCATCAAGAAGGACAAGTACCCTGACTACAAGGGTTCGCGTACGCACCCCAACAACGTGTCCGTGGGAAAAGATGTCGCAGAGTACATTCTGAAAGACTGCGGCTTCACCATCTATGCTGAGGATGGGTATGAAGCTGATGATGTTATCTTTACCATCGTGCGGCAGAACCGGATGAAGTATGACCACATTTATGTGCACACAGCCGATTCCGACCTCTACATCCTGGTACGGGATAATGTGAGCATCCTCCCTACCTCCTCGCAGGCCAAAACTGTGACCATGGACAACTACAGCTATACGTGCAAGAAGGGCAAGGAAACCCCTTACAACTCGGTGGTCTTCCAGAAGTTCCTGGCTGGCGATCCATCCAAGGATCTGCCTCCGCTTCCCAAAGAGGACAGGCAGTATCTGGTGGCGCTGTTCTGCCGTCCCAACCTGATGCACTATCTCGGCAATCCTGGGGACTTGCGCTCTATGATGGAGCGTGTGTGCCCTCAGTATTTGGAGCGGCTCATGCTGTTCTACCCACTCGTGGTGCCGAGAGACTTCAATATTGTTGAGGAAGGCAACAAAGAGCGCATCCAGCAGTGGGCCTGGGAGATCGGCAACAGGAAAGTTCCTGCAAAGCGGGGAGATCTGTCAAAACAGATTTCCGAAATGATGCAGAGGGCCCTCTACATCGAGTAAATATATCACAGTACCCAGACCATATAAAAATGAAAGGGGTGATTGGTCAGTGCGAATCGAAGCTGAGGCTGATTGCTTGGCGGCACTCATGGTGCTAGACCGCAGTTTAGAACCAAAACCTGAGCCGTTCAGGATGCAGCCGGATGTTGAGATAGTCATAGACTTTGGGGAGTACTTGAAGTTTGTCCAATCACTCCCTACTGGTCACTCTTTTCTCTACTTTACGGTAGACGAGCTTCACCAGGCCGTAGAGGCGCACAATGAGCTAGCACTCATCAAGAGCTTCTACACCGACACTGCGTTAGCTGTCTGTAAAGAGTTGTTCTTTGCAGAGAGCTACGCCGCAGGCGCCACCGTTATCCGCCACGGGTTCTGTAATGTGGTGGATCAGAAAGGTGTGAAGTACGATACCGAGACCGCCGACGTTCTGAGGCTAATCTGCGATAAAAGGGGTTTCACCCTACCGGATAGAATCAGTGCGCCCAACATGAAGCACTGGGCTTATGCCTGTACGCTGCTTCAGGATGTGCGGAAAGGCCCTACGAAATGGGTCGAGAAAATGTAGCCCCTAGGCTATATATCATTGGTAACAAGTAATTGGAGAAGACAGGCTCTGATTACTGAGTTATAAACACAATCATTGTAGGAGGTACACAAACATGAACAATGCTCGTGACACTATCATGGCGACCCTGGCCCAGGCTGGCATCACCAACCTGACCGTGGATGACGTTATCGCCGAGTTCCAGGCTTCTGACGAGCTGGCCGGCTACCTGGCTGGCGCTGACGACACCGAGCAGGTCATCCTGGCTCATCTGCCCGAGTATCTGGCTCTGCGTGGTTTCGCCGCTGAGGTTGGCGCTGCCGCTGAGGAGGCTGATCCCACCGCTACCCAGGGCGCGACCAGCGTTCCTGCCATGCCCACCGCCGTCACCACTGCCCAGGCCAGCGCCATCGCGCAGGTCGTGAACAGTGACCTGGCTACCAAGCAGATGAAGTCCGAGCAATCCGAGATGGTGGCTGTCCTGATCGACAAGCCCTACCCTGGCGACTGGATGAAGGACATCGGCAAGCTGCATGTCAAGGGCGACGCCGAGAAGGTCATCGCTCAGATGAAGGAGCGCTACAATCCCGATTCCGACATCAACAGCCTGCTGGGCCGTCCTGACTCCACCTTCATCCCCTCTACTGCGCAGCTGGCTCAGCTGAAGCTGCTGCACCAGAACGACCACCAGGGCACCAAGTCCGTCCCCATGTGGTACGACTTCGACAACGACGCTGCCTACAACGGCATCATGAACACCATGACCAGCGGCGACGGCACCTTCGACGTGCTGGTTGCCCCCATCACCGACGAGGGCGAGGGCGCCTACAAGAACAAGGCCTGGCGTTGGAATACCAAGGGCTTCGCCATCCGCATCCCCACCACCGAGGCCGGTGAGGGCGCCACTGCTGAGCGCAATGTGACCCGCCAGTCCCTGATGGGCCTGCTGGCTACCGAGCTGGCTGGTTATATCGTTTCCCACAAGGAGAACGGCCTGGGCTGCCAGCTGGCCTTCATCAAGAAGAAGTCTGCCGCCGGCGCTTCCGCTGCCGCTGTGGCCAAGACTCCCACTCTGCGCATCAAGGGCAACAACCCCGCCGCCAATCCCGAGACCCGTCCCATCAACGAGATCGGCAATGGCCAGGGCAAGATGACCGTTCGTTCCTCCGCCTTCTACTTCGCTGTCCGCGTCGACAAGAACGGCAAGTACAGCGTCAAGAAGATGCGTGTGCCCCTGATGTGGGAGCAGGCTCCCGTGTGGGTCCGCAAGGGCGAGTACGAGCCTCTGTTCCCCTCCAAGGTTGCCGGCGGCATCGGCCGTCCCGACGCCAAGGCTCTGCAGGAGATTCAGGATGCCCAGATCGCTCTGGCTGCCAAGATCATGGGCGAGGGTTCCGGTGCCAACCGTCTGGCCTTCGGCATGACCAACTTCTGCATGGAGATCGAGGAGCGCGTCAACAAGAACGCGGCTCAGGCTGCTTCCGAGATCGCTCTGTAAGCTCTTCTTCAGCACACCCACTCCCAATCGGGAGTCGGGTCTCTACGGTAGGACTCTCCTATTCGTAGACAGACATTTTCACCTCCTATTCCAATATCTCTGCGGCCTACCGCAGAGACCTGGCTCCTGGTGGGTGAGTGGGTGTGCAGCAAGAAGGCGCCGATAGGCGCATCGGTGTGTTTGGACGCCACCCACCATTCACTCCCATATGCTTGCATACGGCACCTTCTTGGTGCACACCCACGGGGTGCACCCAAACCTCCCTACCTCTCATACACACGGTTACGCACACCCACAAGTGTGCGTAGCTGAAAGTGTCTCAACACGTTAGGGGCGTTTTCAGCTACGCATACAGATATCCTTATAGTAGGAGGGAGCTTCGGCTCCCTCCTACGGCATAGTTAGGAGATGTGGTGATTTACAATGCCAAAGAAGCCTACCTGCTTTGACGACATCGTCGGCCATAAGAATCTAGTGGAGTTCCTAAAAGACCATCTGGCGAAGGGTACGCTGCCTCAGTTTATCATCCTTGAAGGGGATGAAGGGCTTGGCAAGTCCTCCTTTGCCAAAATTCTCGCTCTAGAAATCATGGGCAGAGATCCCCAGGTGCTCCAGCGTGTCATCAATGAGAACAAAAGCACAGAGAGTGTCCTCCTATACAACATGAGCATCAATGGGGGAAAGGATACAGCGAAGGAAGTTGAGGCAAACCTAAGTCTCGGCCTCTCCGGGTTGGACAAAAAGGTCATCATCCTCGACGAGGCACACGATATGAGCGATGCCGCCCAGGAGGCATTCCTCGTCTCTACAGAGTACCTTCCTAAAGGCGTCTACCTGTTCATGTGCACAACAGACTCCCTAAATCTGAAGGCTACACTTAAGTCGCGAGCCTTCACGTTGCACCTTCAGCACCTTACACAGGCGGAGATGGTATCCCTCCTCACCAGTTATGTCCGTGATAGAAATCTCCGGATTCAGGCAGAAGCCTCCACTATCCAGATGATAGCTGCCTGGGCAGATGGGAAGCCGCGCATCGCTCTTAACCTCATCGAGGGGTTCGCGCCTGGCTCTGCCGTCTCTACAGCCATGGTCAAAGAGTTCATCGACTATCTGGATGTGGAGGACATTCTCCCCCTACTCACCTGTCTCTCGGGTTCCATGACGCAGGGGCTGTCTGTTATCTCCGAGATGAAGGTGAATAACAGCCTCGTACCGCTCATGGTTGAGATACTGAAGGTCAAGAGTGGGATGGCATCGTTTAAGCTCTCGCTCAGTGACACGCATAAAGTCAGGGCGCAGCTGAACGGTGTCAACGTGGACACGCTTACGCAGTTCATTTACCGCGTGGCGGCCCTCCCTAAGCTTTCACGCACTGGCCTCATTTCAGCATTCCTGCAGTCTCACACAGACAGCAGCTTCCTGAGCTCACCGCCTAGCAGGACGGAAGTGCTCCAGGCAGAGATGCAGCAGAAGATGGAGGCACCAAAGCAGGGGTTGGCCGGAGCAGCTCGGCCACAGGCTCCTAGCATTCAGGATTTGTTACAGAGAGGAGTTGTACTGGGAGATTGAAAAGAGTAATCGCTATTGTCCTGGGGGCCGTATTGCTGCTTAGTGCCATTGGGACTGGAGCATATTTCCTATTCAAACCGAAGGAGTTGCTTGGCTCTGAGTCGGTGTATGACACGGTCACACTGCAGATCGAGGACAACCTGTTCTACGATGTGCGTGTACCAGTAGAGGCGAAGTTGGAGTCCACGGACGGTACGACCATTTACTCATACGACCTTCTTACTGTTGGTGTTCAGGATATGGAGCCGACAACATTCTGTAAGGTCAAGGTCGGAAATCGGTGGGTCTTTGCCTCCAGTAAGGATGGGTGGTTGAAGGCTACCCAGGCAGGCTTTGAGCAGGAAGTTCCGTACGAGGGTTCCTACGATACGGAAGATACAAAGTGGATCGACACTGTGCCTGACGTGGTGATGGAGCTCGACGAAGAACTGCTGGAGGATCTGCGTGAGGGTGCTTCCTACACGTTCGGTGGGCAGGAATTCGTCACATCTCAGATTGCGTATGGCACATTTGAAGTCGCTACTGAGCGGGCCCTGCTGAAGATGTCCACGCTGTACAAACAGCCTATACTGTACGGTATGATGGCTGACAACAAGCTGTGGGTTTCCGAAAACCTCTACACCGTGGCGGTTGCCCCTATCAACTACAATACCTGCTTAGTTGTTACTTCCTACGGTGACGTGGGGAGACAGTATGCGGCTAAGCTGATGGGGGATGCGGCATGAAAGGGAAAAAGCTCTTCTCGTTTATCGCAGTAGACGATGATACTCCTATTCAGAAGCTGACATTCTCCGAGCAGCTGCGTGTGCTGATTCAGCGTCTGACCAATGAAAGCAAAGAGCAACTTAAGGCAGACGATGCAGAGACTGTATATCAGCTTCAGCTCAAAGCTAACCTACTGGAGTTCCTACACAAGGCTACGGAGAAGGTACGACAGGGTGAGCATCATTCTGTTACCGTCTCTGTCAGCTCAAGGTTCAAGCCTGTACTGGAGGATGTGCTTCAGTCAACAAGTATTTCCACATACTACACGTACACGGTGGATGAGCCGGAGATCGACTATGACGTCGAGTACTACATTCAAATCACTTTGGAGGTGAAGTCCTATTAAACGCATACTGGCATTGCTTCTGGCGCTTTGCCTCCTCCCTATTCCTGTGGCCTACGCAGATGAGGGAGGAGGTGGCGGCGGAGGAGACAGTGGTGGAGGTGGCGGTTCCACTACTAACTACTATGTGACTGTGAACGGTGGTCAGAACTCGCTGGAGCACGCAGATTCGGTTGACGTGTCTACCTCAATCACAAACATCACTGCCGACAATGTCACAGTATATGTTGAGGGGGACTACAACCCAGTCTATCTCTACCATCCTAAGGTCACTGAGCTTCACATGATTAACAATGAGAATGGGGCTTTGTGGAATCCGAAGTTGGCAGAGATTCCGACTACTCTGCATGCCGCCGTTATGAAACAGGCAAAGGTTTCTATTCTCTATGACGGCTGGATTGATCTTGAGCATGTGGGGACGAATAAGCCGTATGGCGCTACCAGAGAGGCAGAAATCCTCGGATATGATATCTATGCCAAGCTCGGGGAGCAGTACGAGCCTATAGAGGAAGTTGTCTCTTACGATAAGAATGGCGACGAAATTAAAGTTCCAGTTGGCTACATTTACTCTAACGGTGGTATTTATGGTTCCAGTGACATCGTTAACTATATGTGGGCAATCATGCAGCTTTACCGCGCTATGGGGGTTGAGCAGGTACAATACTATGTGTACACAGAAGGGCGAGAGCCTGACGAGTATAACATAAATGAATCACCGTTGGCGCAGTTCCTCACTATGTCCACTAACGGCCCTGATTTGTCGGCGGTAATTTCGCACGTAGCTGCGACAAGAACAGATCCAGACATGTATCTGAACATGGCTCAGCAGGACGGTCTCCTTTCTGGTATGAAGCCAATCGAGGATGCAGAAACACAAGGGCTCACGGTAGGTGAATTTTGCGTATTGGCGTACACCCTGATGCACTTGTACGGGGAGCCAGTTATCACTGACCAGGAGACCTACATGTTGTTGGAAGCCTACGGGCGTGAGCTCCCATACGGGTTGCCCTCTATCCAGCTTGAGGCCGTTAAGTATCTGCTTGTACGTGGGATCATCGAGACAGATTTAGATTGGCGTGCTGACCTGGACTTCTCTACTGCCGCCACCATCCTTATGCGTATCAAGGATGAGGATTCACGCCTTACCTTCAAAGAAATCCAGTTGACAGCTCCTGTGGACCTACTGGCGGCCGGCTACTATCCTACAGCCGTGGCGTCTTACCAGGCGCCGGTTGAGGTGCTTGAGGATCGTCAGGACTACACCGCCTATACGACATATGACTATTTCGTAGAGGTTGTAGATTCCATCCAATTCAAGTCTGAGGTTGGTGGGGTGTCGATACCGTTTATGTGCAACGGCGTTGACAACGTTGAGGGTGTGCTGGATGGAACCGCCTACATGGGGCGTGTAAATATAGATGGACACAGCTTCTACCATTTCCAGGTTGAGCAGGACAGCGTGGATTTTGGCGGAACGGTCAATATAAATACAGCTGTGAGCGACGACCTGCCTTATAGGTATGCCCTGCCTGCACCAGCAGGCGGCAACGTAGGGGGTTTCTGGCTCTATACTGGGGACCGCGAAAATCCAGGGACTGAGACGATTAGTGAGTGGCAGTGGTACCCGCTCGATCATGGTGATGGGTCTCTAAATCTGGTATTCCCAAGTGAGTATGCGGACAAGGCCAGAAAAGAGCAGGCGATTGCCGATGCAGATACCCAGCTCGCTTTGTTCACAAAGTCTACTTACGGCTTCACTATTCGTGCCGATCCAAACGACCTTGACAAGGTCAAATTCAAAGGGCTGGAGAGTGGCAAAGAGGTAGAAATGACACTGGGGTCATTGACGAGGCCTGGCGATAAAGTTTCCATGCCCAATGACATGAGTATTGAACGGAGCGCATCATCTCTCGCGGACAAGGAGAGATACGTGTACTTTACCGTCACTGGGTGTGATAACAAGAATACGCTCACGGAGCTCTTCACTTGCGAGGATTCGTCAGCGTACCAATCCTTCCCCGCATTTTCCAAGAACAATGACCAATATCTAGTGGCTGTGGATTACCTGAAGTCCATTGGCGTTATTTGGGAGTTTACTACTACCGGTGACCACAGGTATTACATTGGTGTTAAGACAGACGATCTGCGGGCTAAACGGAATGGGAAAGACACACCTCCGGTATATACTGATGTCTACATAGGTGCGGCGAATGATGCAACTTATGTTATCAGAGGGTCTCAGCTGACGCTGTACCCAGGTGATCACGCAATTGTGTGGGAATCTGATAACACGTACTATGTGGACTATGCCGCCATACTAGGCATCCAGAAAGCGGTGTCTTTTAAGAATAGTGATGGCACTATAGCGCTGACCCCTGGCTCACAGATTGACTTCCTCTCTATGCGCGGTATATCGACTCCAAATAACAATCTGAAAGACGCAGGTTCAAAGACGGAGTGGCTTCCTACTGTTTCGGTTGAGACAGGTGAGGGGACCATTCCTTATATCTATGCACCAGTCACATATGCCTTAGCAAATTGGATTGTTGTCGATAACAAGATTGATATGCGTACAGGTATCTTCTCGTTCTTTGCTAACCCAGACGCGGATGCAGAGAGTGAGGGCGCAAAGGGCTTAGAGAGCATGCTTGGCGTATCTACAAACTCCGTACAGTGGGACGTCTATTACACAAGTGTGCCTCCGTTGGGGAGCTGTACAGTGACTATCAGTGAAGACGGGAAGAGTGTGTCACATGGTGCCGCCAGCGATATACTGTACATGGCCGACGTGGACGCCTATCTGATTAAGCCTACTGTGCTGGGGAGCGAAACATATGGTCAATTCTCAAACCCGAACGATGGAGTAATGGATGGCGCTAAACGGACGTCCATTGTTTATCGTGCGTCGGACGGCTTCCTAGCTGATTGGAATTATAACCTCTATTCTCAGGAAACAGATTCTGAAGGCAATCGTGTATGGAGCTACGGGTATGCCGTACATCAGAGAGCGGAGGGAGACTCAGTAAAGAGCTACCTGTGTGATGTCTCTGGATGGACTGGAGACTCCACTCTGCACGAAGGAACCTGTGGGACAAAGTTTATAGAAAACAGGTGGATACCGGCACCTGTTGGAATCCCGGGGTTATTGGGGTATCCTGCGTCGCTGTCATTCCAGTCAGTGAAAAACTCATCTGTTGACTCGTATAGCGGTGTGGCGCTCACCATACGTGGGGGTAAGGGCAACTATATTTCGGCAGCAAACCTCAATGGAGAGGTAGATAGATCCACGCGGGTTCAATTCTCTATCATACACGCCACGCCAAGCAAAACCTGGGTGCAGACGTGTGGGTTTACATTTGAGTTCCTCGCCGGGTCTCCTTTAGGGGAGCCAGCTCCTACTAAGCCGCGCTTAGATGCTGGGGGTGCGTCTGCCGGTTTCGACTGGGAGCAGTTCTTCCATGATATTGGGATACAGAACGCAGACGATTGGCTTACCATTGCCATCATTGCGGTACTCAATATCCTTCCTCGCATCTTCATGTTCGCATTCATCATTTTGATGGGACTCTCCTTAATTGCGAATGTGAAGCCGTGGCAAGCATTCTGTGATTCGGTGTTCGATCCGTACAAGCTGTTAACCTTCGGGCGACAGGATGTGCATACGATAAAGCTAAAAATGGTGATTCTGTACTCGATTATAGCTCTAGCCCTCTTTGGCCTTTTCCAGAATGGCATCATACTGGAGGTCATAGCTTGGGTCGCTAGAGCTGTGACGGGAATCTTAAGTAGATAAGGAGTGAGCATATGAACTATTCGCAGGTTACAGTTGACATACTTCAAAACCCGAAGTATGCCGGCGCTATTGACAGCGTGAGTTGGCTCACGAACTGGATCGACTCAGGATTCGGTATGGCCATCACCCTAGTGGCCTTTCTGATCATCCTGGTCGCTATGTTCAAGAATGTACTCGCAGCTGCCTACTGCGCCTACCCTAAGTTCTGGGACAGGGTGGACGCGGCTCATAAGGAAGTTGAAAGCATTGGGTGGATCCAGCAGTTCAAAGATACCTTCATGACGAAGGATATCAACTCTGGCTCTTTCTCTAATGCAATCATGCGCATACTTCCCAACATCAAAACCCTCACAGACTTCGAGGGTGACACAGTGCGCCCAAAGACGTACTTTATTCGCGCTATTCCACAGATGCTCTTGTGTGTCATTATCGGCGCATTCATCTACAACGGGTATTACCGTGATACCGCGGCCAAGGTTGTTGACTTTGGCTCTGAAATGGTAAGTCGTGTGCTGTTGGAGGTGGACCCTATCGCGGTCTTTGACCAGTTCACTGGTTCCGCCGGCCGTCCTGTGTTCGCCTCAGATGGCTCTGAGCTGCCTCAGCAGAAGCTGGTCAATCGTATTGCTACCGAGGTGTATGGCGCCATTATCGGTGAGTACAACGACATTGAGAACCTCAATGATAAGCGTGCGATTGCAAATACCATCGAAGAGCTGGTCAACAGTTGGGTTGCGGGGCTGGAAGCTATCGACTCCACTTACACTGATGGGAAGTCCTGGAAGTCCATACTCCAGGTGTCATTGGTCAACGGGGCGGTGTCTACCGACCATATCAATGGGGTTTCTGCCAATAATGGCAACACAATGCAGTATGCCAACCAGTTCGCAGTCTCTACATTGAACCTGCCATCTACCATCAACGTAGGTGAGGATATGTATGTCCGTATTCGCCTCAATTTTGAGAAGCAGGCTGTCTCTAATGGCAAACATGCTGTTGACGACCTGACGCTGCATCTGGCGAGTACGTCTCTTGAGACACAGTGTCAAGCTAGAAGTAATCTGTTGCTCAGTGCCACAGCCGGTAGTATCACCGGTACAAGCACATCCGGCAATGGTGCTATCACAGTTACAGTAACTGAGGACACGGAAAAGAACAGAAATCTCAAGGTTACGATTAGTAAGGGGAGCCAGTCTGGTACATATGAGCTGGCGGGTTCCGGTTTGAAGGTTATAGACAGCAAGAACGGGTCCACACACTTCATTAAGTACATCTCCTTTGATGGCGCAGGGGTACTCTCCTCCGAAAAGGAGAATCGTACGGACATCACTTGGAATACCACAGACCTTGGCGTTGTCGTATCCTCTGAGGCACCTGCTCCTTCTGCTTCCACTAGTAAGGATGGAGCAGAGGTCGAATAACAAACATTGTGGCAGGGAGAGGGGTTCGCCCCTCTCCCTGATTTTAAGGGAGGTTAGCCTTTCATAATGAAACGAGTTGTGTCAGCATTCCTGCTTGTGGTGGTGATCTTAGGTCTCCTCCCTATCCAGGCCAATGCCGCCGAAGATATACCAGAACCGGCACTACTAGAAGAGATTGACGGATATTATATTTCCGACAGCTTTGCACTGCCTAATACCCATTCGCATATAAGTAATACAGGGCTAGCTGATGCCGGGGACGATTGGAGCCCGATGTTCAGGAACGAGGGTAGTAACGTACAGTGTGTATGGGTGTATAAACCAGGCACTCATCAGGTGTACATTGGATGGAAAAAGGGAGAAGGATTATCTTTTAATAAGATCGATGGTCACGCCCCTGGATGGAGCTGGCAACATATAAATAATACCACTAATTCGTGGTATATAAATATGAAAGCGCCAGAATCAAGAGGGTATGCGGGGGCGAACAAAGTCCTTGCTTCTTTTGTATCGTTTATGTCGTCATTACATTATCAGCTTTGTGATAAACATGACAGTTTACGGGAAGTGATTACAGAGACTTCCGCCTGTAGCTGGTATGACGATATCATGTATTACTCTGCCTACGATAAGGGGTTTACTGGAAATGAGGGTATGGATACTTATAGCACTGAGGCGACTCATAGTGATGTATATGGAGCTATAAGTAAACTGCTTACAGCTTGGGACTATAAGATTGATAGTACCAACTATGCTGCTAAGACAGGATCCATGAACGCTGACAGTACTGAGACTGTGACAACTTTACTGTCGGCGCAGTTCCTTAAATACGTTGCAGGGTGTATAGTACCAGATAGAGATGATGGGTCTGCTTTCATAAATGATTTGAAACGTGAGGTAGATTTTTATTATGGCAAGTCGGATGGTGAGCAACAAGCGGAAGCTTTAAAGGACGCTGCAGCATCACTGGGGAAATACCCATCAACAGGGTCGTTTTTCGAGCGTGCTGAGTGGTCAGCCAGATACTACATTTTGCAGAAGCAGAGTGGTATAGCAACACCAGATATGGGTGGCATGGTGACGCTAGAGGAGGTTAACTCCGCATCCGAAGACCAGTTTGGGGATCCACACGCTGCATTAAAGAAGGCGTATGTGCAATCGTTGTTCACGATGCTAGATTCACCGCCATTTAAAGCAGAGGACACAGTTACAGGGCCTACGGAGGGCGGCCGACTTGTGGACTCTGCAACAGCATTAACTTCTTTGCGCACGTATTTAAATTTGGAGCAGACAGGCCAGCTTGAGACCGCAGCACAACGGATGGCAGCGTGGAAGTATAAACTTCAGGCAACGATGGGTTTAGCCTCTGGCACGTTGAGGGTTGCGGTTGGTGATGAGACAGGAACAGCTTTGTCTAAAGACGAGTTGAATTCCTTTATCAGTGTGGCATATGGGAGTGCTCTTGCGAATGACATTAACAAGATATATGGTAGGGTAGGTTACCCGAGGAGTGCATCGCATTTAGGCGAAACTGTACTAAGCAGTTATTACTATTATCTTGTTTTGTGTTATCAAGAGTTCGGGTATTATGCGACAACGCTCATTGATTCCTTAGGACCGTCATTGATCAGAGGATTGTCGTCTTTTGCTGGGCTAGGGGACAAGATAGCTTCTGTAAAGTCCATGTATGATGCTCTAAGTTGGGCAAACGACGATGCGCTGTGGGAGTTCTGGGATGCTGATTATTCAGGCGCAGCATTTGATGGCGATGATTTTAAAAGCATGAAAAGCATATATGATTATCTGCTGTCTATGAATGCGTTTGAAGGAATATCGGAGTACAACCCTGGGGATGTAGATAGCCCGTTGCGGTACTTCTTCGGCTCCAGCCAGGGTGCGGATGATGCTACTTCCAAGTTTAGTCTGTCTGAGGATATGAAAACAGGTATACTGGCATCAGCATCTTTCCTGCCCGTGAAAACTAACCTTTACGACCCATATACGTACTCCGATATTGTTGACACAGAGTGGTTGCTTAATTTCCATTCTAAGTTTGGGTACAACCGGAAGGCCCTCTACATCGATACGAATGTCGACTCTGCGGTCAACTTCCAGCGTACGGGGACTCGTGGGGAGCTTAAGGTTTGTACACTAGAGGATCTGCTGTACGCCGACAAGGACATTGTCCTCTATTTGGATGATAACCTCTACAACGTCAAGGAACTGGCCGAGCTGACAGATAAAGCATTCGACAGGCTTGACAATGTCGATGCTGCATCTAAGGAAGATCCTAGTCTATGGGGTAAGCTCAGTGACTTTGTCACCGGGTTTTTTGATGTATCCATGGAGAATATCGCCAAGACAGCAGAGGTGACGACTTATTCGCAGAAGGTAAGGGACTCGGTGGCAAACTCGGACAAGCTGTTCGGGTCGACTACATGGGTCGACTACTTCTACACGAACGAGGAGGCGGGTAAGTACCTAGAGCCTGATGAGCTGTGGGTAGATGGGGTAGTGGATCAAGAGGCCGTAGCCAGTTCTTACACGCCTCTAACTGCTTTTGCAGTTCTATCAGCAGTATATAATGATGCGGCGTTGTTCTATAGGTTAAATACAGTGCTAAATCAGAACACTCCTGTGTTCATTTCCTCACCGACAGTCCCATACTTGGAGGAGGCAAATGACTTCGAGCGTAACCAGATTTACAACTATTTGCTCCTCAAGAATCTGGACTCACAGATGAGCGTGGACTACGCAAATAACCTCGATATGACTTCGCCGGTCTACATGGATATCTATGGCAACATCGTCACAGAGTCGGGCATTGTGGTTGTTCCTTCGGCTGCAAATGCCACGCTGTGGAGATCTGGTTACACACCATACAATGCAGCCTTCTACTCCACCTATGGTGATGACTTCGTGTTGGAGTACAACAAGGATGCCACGGAGTTGAACAATGTACTATCGAATGTACTTACACCTGTTGACGAGACGGAGTGGCAACTGACGTCGGTGGCTGTAAACGGTGGTAGCATCGACCTTTCCAAGCTCTCTACAGCAGACAAAGACTCACTGGCAGCTGTGACTGAGGTATTTGCATATGACCTTAGCGTTGGTGGGATTTACGATCAGGCGAAGTGGGAAATGATCATCACCGAGGTTCTGCGTGGTGCTCCAATCGAGCATATCGACAAGGACTTCGAGGGTCTTAACCTGTCCCACCGTGTTACCAAGAACGGGCTGGTCGTTGCCGAGAAGCTGGAGTTCTTGGTTGATGCTCTTTCCTCTAAGGGAACCAACACCACACTCTCCATCCCTAATCCGGCCTACATGGATGGCATCGAGTATGTTGTGTTCTTTGCCTTCAAAATCCTCATTCTGGCCATTCTAGTAATCTGGATGGTCACAATCTATGTGGATGCAGTTGGTGGCGGAGTAAACTTACGGACTGGCCTGAAGTGCATTGGAGCAGTGGTACTGGTGCTCTCACTAATTGTGGGTGTGCCGGCGGCATTCGAGGTGTCGTACTATCAATCGAACAAACTCTTACTTCAGAACGAGACAGAGTACCTGATGATGCTCAATCTGGAAAAGCGGGAGTCTGGTCAGGAAATTGGCATCACGAGTGTCCATGAACCGGATACCAACACCACTCTCTACCTCAAGCTGGCGGATATCGACATACCGTGGTACGACCTGTTGCCGAAGATTATCACAAGCTCTACGGCAAATAACCTTGAGGCCCTATACGCTGATTACGAGGGCCAGCACCCGGTCGCAAGCGCGGAGGGAGTTACAGTCATCAACGACGCTGTCTACATCTCTACAGACCAGCTCTTTGACAGCTCCTCTATCTCCTTCTCTCCCACACTGCAGAAGATATGGCAGCAGTCCTCAGGGGATACGCCGGCTTCCTATTACACGCCTTACTACTATTTCCTTGAGAACCTCATTTTCAAGGCAAACAAGTATTCGTCCGATAACGAGTACTACTCCTACACCACCAAGGTGCAGCGTGGTGGCAAGCTGAAGACACTTGGGTATGTGCAGCCATATTTCACGTCTGAGCAGTTCATGGAGGAGGGTATGGACTACTTTGGTCTGTATACTCTCTACGATGTAACGCCACCGATGCTCTACACCGATGAGGCCCTAATGTCGGATGCGGAGATAGAGGCCGCCAGGGGCTCTCAGTGGTGCAACATGAACCTCAGTGAGAAGGCGAAGCAGCAGCGCATTGAGAAGCTGAACGAGTATGCCCGTAAGTGGGTGGCTGACCACAAGGAGCTGCTGGGAAAGGTGACGGACGAGACGTTCTTGAAGTGCTTCGCCCTCTCCTGTGCCATGGAGCACAACCGGCTGTTTAACACTCTGCGTGCTGACAACCTGGAGATCTACGAGCTGTCCAACGAGGACTTGATGCGCCTCTCTATCGCTGACCACGACACTGTGATGAAGGACTCCACGATGTCCTATGCCCGGTTTGTGTTCAGTGTGGGTGGCACGCCTGCGGTCTATGCGGCCGCCCTGCTTACCCTTGTGAACTTTGTAAGCTCTTGGGTCAAGCCGATTGCTACGCTGATTGTATTCTGCATTACCTGCATCAGCATTTTCGTGTTTAAGCTGATACTCAGGAAGAGCAACAACTCCATCTACGGGTACATCTGTACGATTTTGCTGATGTGCTCTATCAACGTCCTCGGTTCCGTATTCCTGAAGCTGTCAATGTATATACCGAGCACTGGGATGTCACCTACTGTCTGCATACTGATTCAGATACTGGTTCAGTGTGCTTACATCTTCGCTCTCTTCGCGGTGATCAAGACGGCTCTGAAGGATTGGCGGAATGTCGGCTTCGAGCGTTATAACCTGAGCTTCAACAAGCTCACAAGTCGTCACCAGCACTCTGTTGAGGTCGATACGCCTAAGCAGAAGAATGGCTGGGACTATTACAATGCACTGGTCGAGCGCCAGAGAAGGAGGCATAGAAGCCTGTGAATGACGATAGAAAGGTAAGCATGCTCCTCGATATTGACAACTTCTACGGGGAGCACGAGGGGCGCCTCGGCCCTACGCTGAAGTTCCTGCTCATCGGAGGAGCACCGCTTTTGCTTTGGGTCTACACAGGCTTCCTCATTCCTGCATTCCTATTCTTCCCCCTGTGGGTAGTGTGGCTGGTGAGAGTCGGCCTCATTACCCTGGGGCGGGAGAAGGATCGCCTGGTGCAGTTCCGCAAGCAAATTAACGATGATTACGCCTCTATTTATGAGCTGCTGCACATCAAGACCATCCACCCTGATGGATGTATTGAGTACGTGAACGGGATGGTCGCCTATGCTGTTATTGCGGTGAATGGTACCACCTATGACCCTACATCACGTGCGCAGCAGATACATGACTTCATGTCACTGTTTGGTAACGACTATGACGTGGACGTCTACGTGCAGAATATCACGGATATGAAGAGTCTGGAGGAGCGTTACAATAACGTAAAACTCTTCGTAGACTCAGATGCTGCGAAGGACTTCATTGATATCATCGACCATAACCGGAAGGTCGTGTACTCACAGAGCCGCCTTACGCGCATCGTGTTCGTGGTGAAGGGGCGCAAGAGCTACTGGACAGATATCCGGGACAACTGCAAAATGGCCATCTACTCTGGGCCGGCTAAGGCGTTTAAAGAGGTCAAGATCGGCCTGCGTGACGATATCCAGGAGGTTCTGAACACAGACATTCGTGGTGTGGTTGACCTGGATTCTCTGTTGCAGAAGAAGTATTCTACACACCAGTACTTCGGCTCTAAGGTGCTATATTTTGATGAGAAACCCGAGGAAGATGAAGGACAGGTAGTAAGTGAGGAAAGGGGATTTATGGTAAGCGATGGCTAGAACAATCATTGTTGTGTCCGCTCTGGTGGATGCAACTATTCGTGAGGGGCAGGCTGACACTACCTTCATCCTTAAGCACACAATGGAGGAGCTGGCGGAGCACATTGAGTCAACTCCCGTGCGCGCTGACTACCTGTACTTTACACAGGAGACCATCCCCCACACAAACACAACTCTTAACTATCTGGTTAAGATGCTTGAGAATCCATTCCTTAAGGTGGACAAAGTCTGCTATGTGACGGAGAAGGGCGCTAAAGAGCTCCCTTCCATCCGTTACATCATTGAGGAGAAGGGGTTCGATAACTGGGAGGTTGTCGAGGGCTACCTCACCCGCGAGTATGTGACCGGTGTTATCACGGGCGCTATGCGCACCGACAGCTTTAACAAGAAGCGCAAAGCTCTCTACCGTGTGCCTAGGGCTGCCTACCTCCAGGATCGAATCAAGAATCGTGAGAGCCTTGAGGAGCCTTACGAGGATGATGAACGGAAGCTGAGCAATGTCCCTCCTGTTGAGGTTCCGGAGCCTACTATCTCCGACTCTGAGGAGATCGCTCCTATTATCCATGTTGCTGGGTTGGAATCCGAGGAAAGGACTGCGCTGGCCTTCTTGCTGGCGCAGTACCTATCCCTGGATGGCAAGACTGTAATCCTGGACAAGGACAGCAGTTACCACACGCTGAGTGAGTATGTCACCAAGTCTGGCGTTGAGTGCCGGCAGATTACGGTATCGGAGTTTCTTGATGACCCTTCCAAGGCTCTGGACCTCATCAAGACCTGCAGCGAGAAGCTCATCTGCATCACTGCGGTGGAGCGCATCGCCTACTCCTATGCGTTTCTGTGTAATGTCATCTACAACAACCTGAGCACGAAGATCTCCTATTTCGTGCGGGAAGATGACTTCGACGAGGCGCCACTTACCCAGCACTACATTGTCTGTGTCCCATCCTCTGTCATCGGTATACTCAAAACCTGTGAGCAACTGGATAACAATTACGTCAAACTGATGCGGTTTGTCGGCGTGAACTTACAGTCTTTGCCGGAAACCAGAATCCTGAACGGCAACACTATGTCCACTATCCTGTCCGATGTGCTTGAGACGGACGTGGATGACACTGTAATTCTAAACATCCGTTCACTGAAGATTGGAGGTGAGTCTGGCTATGATTTACGAAGCATTGTTAAACTATGACAACGATGTGGTCATCAAGGGCAACAGGTGCATCACTACCCCCCAGGAGCTCTACCAGGCTCTTGTCTACAAGGATACCTCTGAGATTCGGATGCACAGGGATTTTGCAGAGACCTTCTTTACTCCGTCCGGGCTGAGTGACTTCGTGCAGAATGCCCAGACAGTCAATCCGCACTGCACTATTGTTGTCGATACGGATGTGCGCGATTTCCGTTTGCGGGCCATCAAGGCGCTGGAGTCCTACACCTCTATTGAGGAGGTCATTTTCCAGCTCCAGGCGCATCCACGTGAGATGATGGAGGTCATCAAAATTCTCTGCGAGAACTACACAGACACCTACTCTGAGACTCTGGTAGCGAATAACAAGGTCTCCGCTCTGCAGCTCCAGAACTCAGAACTGATCCGGAAGCTGGAGGATGCCCGTGAGGACAACCAGCGGATCCTGCAGGACAAGTCTATGGTCGAGGCGCAGCTCGGTATGCTGGTGGGCCGTATCAACTACTCTTACGAGAAGGACATCGACCCTACCCAGTTCATCCAGATTGAGGGGAAGAGCCGCTTTACGCGCATCCTCTACATCAAAGAGCGTACGCGCGTTCGCTATGTGGACACGCTCCTCTATTACCTCAAAGAGATTCTGAAGACGCTCTATGGAGTGCCGGCGCGAGAGGTTGTCATCGGGCCTTACTACTCATACGGCGGCATCAAGCTGTACGAGGGTATGCAGCCATCCTTTGACCTCTCCTACTCCCAGCTCTACCAGTCCGACATTTACATGCCTGGCTTCCAGCCCGGGGTGATGGCCGACATCCTCAAGAACCCGTCCAATGTCGAATACCTCATTGTGCTTGACCGGTGTGGGTTCGAGGTGCCGCACATCATTGGTGACGAGGTGGAGTACGTGTACACCATGTCGGACCTGAACGACAACTACGACAGGATCGATGCCAGACGCATCATCTCATACTCTCACAACTCTCTCTATATCCCTTACATTGAGGGGTTTGAGAGTCTGAGTGTGGAAGACAGGATGGTGCGCTATTCTTCTACAAAAATCATTAAGCACCTGATTGAGTTGCTTGAGCACAGATAGGAGGGAAATCATGCCTAAAAAGCAGCAGGAGCACACTGTTGCTTCTCAGCTGAAGATCATAAGCAAACAGAAGCAGAAGAAGGAGCGCTTCATCCGCACACGGATGTGGTTCTCTACTCTTATCGCTGCAATGTACCACGACCGTGGTTCCATCCCGGCAAACATTGGCAACAACCTGCTTATTGGTAATAATATCTATATTACCAAGAACGCGTTGAATGCCGTGATTATGATTAGAGAGATGTCCACAGACACTCCGGTCGCCTTTATCTCTGAGCTCATCAATGCGGTGAAGAGCAAGGTGCCGGATGTGACTGTGGACTTCACTATGAAGAATCAGCGTCACCATTTTGATGTGAACTCCAATGACCTGAAGTCGCGCATCAACAACTGGACGGCCACGCTGGAGGCCCCTATGGTTCCGGACGTCCACAAGAGACGCGCGGCCCGTCTTCTCTATACTGTGGATATCGCCCGGTCCGGGGAGCAGCTCTATCGCTCACAGCTCTATATCATTGTTCGCGCAAAAACCGGCAGCCAGTTAAACAAGGGTGTGGAGCAGGCCTGTGCGTACCTCGGCTCTATCGGCGCTGTCTATAAGGTAGTCAAGAATGACATGCGCACACATCTGGACCTGATGCTGCTCATGTCTGACCACCGCAGCGCTACCCACAAAGACTTCGCTACTAATGTGATGTCGAGGCAGACGATTGCTGAGATCCTACCGGACACGCAGGGCATGAATGACGACCGGGGTACCTTCCTTGGTATCGACCAGAAGATGATGGGCCCTTACTTCATCAACTTCCGCTCTACAGCTAAAGCAAAGAACATCATCTGCGCCGCCGGCTCTGGTGTGGGTAAAACATTCCTGGTTCAGAACTGGTTCATGGATATGCACGCCACTGGCTTCAATATGTGCATCATGGACATTAAGGGCACTGAGTTCACAGCATTCACTAGGGCTACAGGTGGCGTCATTCTCTCGATGCGCCCATCCTCCACCTACTACGTGAATACATGGAAGCTGGACAAAACGGAGGTCGGCTCGGATCCACGTGTCTACTTCGATGAGCGTTTCAACTTGTCCAAGGAGACGATGATGATCCTCGCCGACTTGCCCGATGCGATGCACGCGCAAGGTGAGGCGCTGATTGAGGAGTTCCTGCAGGCCCTCTATCTTCAGATGGGCATTACCGGTGAGAATGTGAACACGTGGTACCGCTCTGAGGCTATAACTCCCTATGATGTCTTCGACAGGTTTGAGAGTTTCTGTTCGTCCGATGTTCGTTCTAAGTACGCGGGTGTGGCAGATCGGATGCTTACACGTCTGCGCATTTACATGAGCAGAAACGGCTCTAACTCTCACATGTTCAGGGACGCTTTTGACTACAAGGATATCTTGGAGACGAAAGTACTGACGTTCGATTTTGGTATGCTGGAGGCCGGCACCTCTACTGACCAGGCGATGTTCAAGGTGCGTGTGCTCTACATGAACCTGCTCAACGACCAGTATGTCTCCTATAAGTACAGGCATGGAGAGTGGACGGGCAAGGTGCTTGAGGAGTCTGGCATTGCAGCCGATTACCTCATCCGCCTCTATGCAAAGGACTTCATGCTTCGGCGTGCACAGAACCAGGTGACCATTCTTCTCGGTAACTCCATTAGCTCTCTGGCGAGCAATCCAAATGCAAAAGGCATCTTGGAGAATGCCAATATTCTGGTACTTGGTGCGCTGAACAAGTCAAGCCGTGAGTACCTCACAGAAGAGTTCGGGTTGGACAAGGAGTGTGATGAGTTGGAGGCCTTGTTCTCTAATCCTGATTACACCAACACGTTCCTGCTGGTCAACAAGATGCAGAAGGATGCGACTACGGCCCTGCTCAAGGCTCATGTGCCTCAGCGGGTGGTTGAAGGGAAGCTGTTCAAGGTTGTCGATACGGAAGATACTTAGTATCTTTCTGGTGTGCTGCTTTCCAGTCATAACGACAATACTTGTGTGGACGGTGTACCTGGATGACTCGACAGAGAGCTCCAGGTATACCGGCTACCAAGTAGTTCTGCCGTCTGTGAGTTATACGGACCTCATGCGTAGCTTCTCTACGGCGCATAAGCCCTACTCTCCTGATGCCGGGGGCGACGTTGGGGAGGGATCAGCAGAGCAGCTGGTTTCGACGGACATGAAGATAAACCCAGTGTATAGTGAGCTGTCGCAGGAGCTGAATACCTACCTATATGACGTGTGCCAGAAGTATGCGGGCAATATGTTCTGCAATGGTATACAGCTCTCTCCCTTACTTCCACTGGCTGAAGCCAATCTGGAGGGCGGACGGGTAGATAGGAGTCAAACATTTTCTGCAATGGCAAGCACTTCTGTCTATACCTACTCCAGTGTGGAGGAGTTGAAGGAGTTCGATGTGACTCGGGTACTTGACAGTCGCGACACCTGGTTAAAGATGTCGAGCGAGTACTACACACGAGACCGTGGCGCCCTGCAGTGTAATCCAAATTATGGGGGGAATGATCCTAGTTATGGGCCGTCTGAGCGTTCCTTGCTAGATGCGTACGTAGCGGAACACGGGATGCCTGACTATGGGACCAACACAGATAGCCGGGGCAACACATTCACAGTAGCAGACTGGATAGAGTATTCCAGAACGAAGTTTGGTGACAGATTCAATGTTGAATCGATGGTACGCATGTTTGCTGATGAGAAGGCATCAGTAGAGATTCCTGGGATAGAACGGAATTTCTCGAATATTCAAAACGAGTACCATGTGTACGCTATCATGGCCTACAACCATTGGATAGGTTCAGGCTTCATGACGATGGATGAGGATATTGCCTATGCGGGGTTCAAAACCATCGGGCGTGCCTATGAGTACTGCGAAGCAATCAGTTCTCCGAGAGCCATAGAGATTATTTACTCCCAGTGTTTGCAGGATATCCAATCGGCCAGGAATAGCGGTGGGTACCCTCCTAGGTGCCTAGATACCAAGGGTGGTTACCGCGTATTCAATCTTCTGGTAGATGAGGGTGTCTGCAAGGACTGGGATTACTATTTCCGCCATAAGAGGACCAACGGGTGGGATCAAGGAGACACGGCATGCACCTACGCTTTAGGTGTCATCTATGGCGTCATGCAGATGAATTTGCTGTATTCGGGGTACTAGTCTACACCGGAGGATTACATACAATGCATTACTACAAGAATCGGTACGTTGGTAAGCGGCTGATGAGGAAACCGGAAAAGCTGATTATCAAGCGTGCCGCTCTACCTACCACATTGGCGGCTGCATGCCTGCTTACCTCTGTTTTGGCTCTGCGCGTAAATGCACAGCCTAAGCCAGATGCAATTAAGGCAGAAGCGAGGTCTGCGGGTACTGCACCGCCATTGGTCCTAAGCTATACGCAGAACCTGACCAGAGATACTGTTGAGGTGGACATGCCTCCTCCGGTAGTGTTTGATGTGGTGGAAGAGGAGCCTGACATTCCGGAGCCTGTCGCCCAGCCTACTACCTGGTGGGTGACGGAAGATGATGCATCAGACGTACGTGGCAATGCTTGTACGATCTTTAACTTCGTCTCTTCGCAATGGGATGATGCCTACGCATGGTTACAGGAGCACTACACTGAGGGGTGGCCCTTCGGCAGGGTAAAAAGTGACAGGGCTCCAGTTGAACTTGGACCTACAATTGCCATGGGGATTGTGGCGAATGCGATGCGTGAGAGCAGCTGCGTAGCAAACACACAGCAGGGTAAGGGGCCAGTAAGCTCCTCCCTATCTGCCGGCGACGCTATAAGTTCCCTCCTATCGATTGGCTCCTCAGGGGGATGTGCGTACGGGATCATACAGTGGGATGGTGGCCGCAGGGGGAACTTCCTGCGGTTTTGTCGTGCTTCTGGCTTTGACCCGAGGAGCTTGGAAACACAGCTTTACTATATGGCCTACGAGTACTACGCAAGCAATGAGTACAGCAGTTACAGTGCTCTCGTAAAGCAGTATGTGGCGGCTGCTCCTACACTGCAGAACGTGGAGGGCGCCGCAGAGCTTTTTCGCAAAAAAGTCGAGCGTGGGGGTTCGGCTTACAGTGCATCACCTATTCTGGAGTCCTGGGGAAACAAGTGGCATTCAAGCTGGGGAACAAAGCCTAGTGGTGGCCTGTTCTCTTATTTAACAAATTACATGAGCACCGGGGTGGTGGCTCGCTGATTGGAGGTGTGAGTGTGCAGGCAGTACATACAATTGGCTCGACGCATGTGCAGCGTACTGCACGCAAACGAAACTACCTAGCCATGTCAGTTGCCAAGAAATTGGCTATACCTGCCTTACTGATATTCGCATTCATCTTTGTTGTGTTCATCCCTACCGGGGCTGATACATTGGACAATTTTGTCATGTCTGTTGGCATATCATCTAGTACATCGCAATCCGCGGCACACACGCTATTCACATCAGCTGCTGCAGAAAGAGACCCAAACGACGGGGGTAAAACCAGCGTGGATCTATCTGAGGCGTACGTGGACGCGAGCGGTCATGTTGCCTCTTATTCCAAAGGTCTAGTAGAGAGTAAGAATGGGCTGGTGGTCGGGACGAACTCACCGACAAGAGAATTTGACGCAGAGCATGCCTACGTGGTCAACATCTCGGAGCTGCTCACTGCCGAGGCTCAAGACATTATAACATTCGAGCAGAATACATTAGGCCTAACAGGTCATGCTTCGGCTGAGGAGTACGCTCTACAAAAACTTCCCATAGAGAACTCTATTACTAACCACTATGGTGGGGGTAGCAAGAATCTGTGGTATGGAGCGGTCGGGCCAGCCATCACTATACGGAACTTCTATGCTGAAGGGAAGTACAAGGGTTATCCGACAGGAGCTAGCGAGTACTTCGGTTGCTTTGGTGGTGCAGATAATGCCTACCTCGATGCTATGTTGGTGAAGAACGACGACGTTGAGAAGTACTTGAGCGGTGAGGATGTCCCAGTAGTGTATGTACAGTTCAGGATGTTTGGGGGTAATGCGAAAGCCCATAGCGCGCCATGGGGAGTCACACAAACGTATTTTCAGATGAACTCGGGTGGAACAATGCAACCTAACACAACGTCTGGTGACTTCACTCCTACATCGTACGGTGTCACAGACATTACAGGAAATGCTTCTGAGGATATGGCTAGGCTGCTGACGTTGGCTAGGGATTATGCCTCAAAGGGTAGGCCGGTGTATTGGTGGCCTACAATTGAGGCTACTAGGGAAGACTTGGGCATTTCTACCCTACAAAGCTTTACTAGTTTTACGTCCGGTACAGCTAACATCTTTGAGTCGTTCGATACAGATCAGTACGCGACACTCCAGCAAGAGTATGCAGGGTACTCACTGGTTGGCATTTTAGTGTATGCGGTAAAGTAAGGGAGGGAGGTAACGGTGTTCAAACGGTCACTTTGGATAGCATTAGGACTGGTGGCGCTGGTTGTATTTTTCACTGTGATGCCTACTGGCACTAACGCCTCCGATGTTCTGGACGGATATCAGAACACATTGTCTCTCACTCGGAGTGGCACCCTCCCTTACCAGTTCATGGACGTCATTGAGGCAAAGGACCCCCTCCTCGTGGAGGTGGAAAATAAAGCCGGCAGCCACGTTGATTATCTGTGGGTTACAGATGATGGTACTCCAATTACGATGGAGCAGACTAAGGTGTCATCAACTTTCCCATATCGAGGGGGAGATGTGACGAAGGGCGACTACACAGGTAGTGGGACGTGGCATAATGGAACCGACTTTACTACGAGCGCAGGAAATGACCAGCGCATATGGCAGGTAGCCATCTGGGGTGGCACAGTCGTAGAAGCTGAGATGAATGGGACAGACCGCTCCTACGGTTATACCGTAGTAATCGATCATGGGAATGGCTTCTATACACGCTATGCCCATATGGGGTACGGTATTGGCTATTACCCGGAGGGCAATCGTCCAACTCCTAAATCTTGGGAGAATCAGTATGCTCCAGGAGCTACAACAACTGGTTACGAGAAGCTAGGTGTGTCCTCTTTATGCGTAAAGGAAGGGGATGTCGTGCAGGCGGGTGATAGGTTAGGTACCTACGGCACAACAGGGCACTCCTCTAATCCGCATGCCCACGTCGAGATGTTCCTCACAACTTCTGGGGCACATAACCAGGGGACGCGCTGGCGCGCTGGCGTAAGCAATATCCTTCTGCTGGGTAAGGACATCAGTGAGATTAACTGGTATAAGACGAAGACACGTGATGGGGCTCTGTGGGAAGATATCACCGATGCGGAAATCCCAGTTGGAGAGGAACAGTCGTCATGAAGAAGATTGCCATTATCGCCTTCATTCCCGTATTACTTATGGTGATATTCTCCATGATGCCAACGGGAGCTACCTCTGATGAGGTAATAGACGGGTACATGTCTACGACTTCATTTTCCAGTTCAAGCAGTTCCTACTTGCTGTATATGATGCAGTTCTCGCTGGCCGACGAGGGTGGGTTTGATGCGAAGTATGCTGGTAGCACTGGTGAGAAGATAGCGCAGCTTGCCATTGATTTGTGTGAGAAGCTTGGCAACGGCGGTAATGAGTCGTACAGCGACACGTCTGGCCGCAAGCCCGGGCAGTTCAGGTACAGCCAAAGCTCTACTTCTGATTATAACAGTGCAGAGGCGCTGCGCCAGAGTATCAATGAGATGCTAGCAGATTCATCGCAAACACGTTCAATATCGTGCTGTGCGTTTGCTACGTTCTGCTGGCACACAATGCTCACAGGAAGTTCGCCATTCGGCACGCAGTGTACGCGAACAGTAGAGACAAACTTCCAAGATATCATCGAGGGGGATGGGACAGCGGAGTACATCATAGAGCACGCAAAGCCAGGTGACCTACTCTTCTACACCAAGGACGGCAGCACTTCGCCGCCTAAGGCAAGTAATGGCAACTACAGGCATGCAGAGGTGTACATAGGTCCATATTCTGGCACTGATGCCCATGGCAATAGCTATACGCTTGAGCATGCCTGTGCTGGTTCTAATGAGCCAGGGGTCAACAGAGACGCCTGTATAAAATCTTTGGAAAGCTCCGTCTCTACTGGCCGGCGTGTCTATTTGGTATCTCTGGAGAAGTGGGTTGCTTCTGGGCATGCGCCTGTGGACAACTCTGATCAGGTGGAGAGTCTTGACGACATCTTGTAACAGGAGGAAGGCTGTGTGAAGACTAAGTTTGGCATTATCGCAGTAGTTGCGATAATCGTAATCGTAAGTATTGGCGCAGTCCTCATCAACTACAATCTTCATAGCACTATGAAGACGATGCAGTTTATTGAGGGGCGCATCAGGCCGGGTGGGACTATCGTTGATTACGATCAGTCCATCTGCGTCGAGTCAGCAGAGGACCTAGGCTGGTGGAAGAAGGACGGCAACTGGTACGTAATGTACGGCAAGTTGCAGTTGGAGTTCACTCCTAAGCAGCTTGAGGACCAGAAGTTCCTTGAGCAGGTTGGCCGTATTGGTCTCGACATTCGTGGAGATCTTGAGGAGGGCAATCTGCGCTTCTACTGGTACGGGACGGAGTTGGAAGAATGGGTGCCAAGGTAACAGCGTGCCTCACCCTACTGTGTATGCTGTGTGGCTGCTCCCGTGTTGTGGAGCAGCCATACACCTACATAGCAGATGGCGTATATGCCTGTGGAGATACTGTATGGGAAAACGGAGTGGCCAGAAGCAGGGCCGCAACAGATACACAGGCGCTGCAGTACGTGACCGATGCTAGCGGGATCTCTCTATCTTCTGGAGAGCTTGCCTACTACACAGGCACTCTTTACTCACTCTCTAATTATCGCGAGCTGCTTTTAGAGAATGGGTATCGGATTGAGAGTGAAGTGAGAACATCTGACGTTCTCGATACAACCCTTTCAAGTGGCTCCGATAGGGTCCGACTTATCTATCAACCGAGCGGGAGTATTAGAATCTTGTTCGAGAATTTAGGGGGCGCAGCCCATATACTCTTGGAGGGGGTACAGCAATGACAAAAGAAGATGTTCTTGATTTCTTTTTCAAAACTGTTGAGGATGTCATAGGTTGCGTGACGCTTCCCACTGGCGACAGCCTCATCCCTACCTTTATTTATTCGCTTGTAATCACTGGGGCATCAGCCATCTCGGAGTTTGCTTTTCACTGGTCATTTTTTGACTTTCGTGGTGCGCTCATCGCCACTGTGCTATTACTTGGCTTGGCTATTATAGAGAGGAAGGGAGTAAATGAAATATCTCGATTGTGTAGAGCTGTTAAATCTGGCGCTTCAACTCTTAAAAAGCGGGCAACGCGACCAGGTTCCACTCTCGAAGCTGTCAGAGGTACAAACCCTGGTGATGAGGTGCATGAAGAGGTCGGAGGACCTTCCGATGTTGCAGGCGAGGGGTAGCGACCTGCTTATGGGCATCAGCGTTGCACAGGGCAATCAGGCCGTTCTCTATCTTCCGCAGTCTATGCGGGATGTTCTGGTTCAGGGTGTGCAGAACTGCCTGGCTGATGTTTGTGACGCTGCTTGGGACTATTACTCTAACAGGGATGTCCCAATTACCGACCAGACTGTGCCGCTGCTCCGTATCGTGGTCGGATATCATTTTGACAAAAGGGAGTGATAACTGAATGCTCGCTGATATGTTTACCCTGCAACAGGTGCTCCTGTCTTTCGAGAATACCTTGCGTATCGAGTACACGGAGACTGATGTTTCTCGCATCATCAAGTTGTCCAAGCAGAAGCTGGAGAATGCCTATCAGTGCCGGCTGGATCAGCCTGTCTATACCGTGCAGGCGCAGAACGAGCTGGTGTCTGAGAACCTGAACGTGTTCCTGCAGGAGCTGGCCGAGTGCCTTAAGCAGCTCACTGCACTTACCTCTATCTCAATGTTCACCAAGAAACCGCCTATCAACCTTGCGGATGTGAACTACCTGGGTTTCACCTCTGAGACCCTGACCACGGCGCTCAAGTACCTTCAGGACCGTGTGTGCTATGAGAAGCGGAGTACGATTGTTCCCGCTCTGGTAGGTGCGCTCAACAACGTGGAGATGTCGCAGATTAAGCGTCTGTTCATCGTCATGCTGGTCATGGAGAAGCTTGGCATCTACGAAGGTGTTGCCGCGTGCGCACAGCTTCTCTACATTGGAGGGTTGGTGCTGTGAAGCTCTACATCACCGATAGAGAGCTTCCACCTCTGTGTGGAATTGTTATCAAGCCTCAGTTTATGGGGCTTAAAGTAACGCACCTTACATTGGCCAGCCAGACATGGGACACGCTCTTCATCGACGTGGATGAGAGCATTCAGGAGGGATCTCTGCGGTTCCTGCACAAGAAATGCAAGCGTATTAGCGTCTGTTGCCCAGAACACCCTACCATGCATCAGCTACATCTGCTGGTTGAGCTCTACCCGGAGTTGGATGGTAAGCTCAGAAAAGCATTTCTGAAGGGAGGGAGTATTCGTGGCATACTGCCCGAAATGTGGGAACACGGGAGTGAGGCTGGACGGGACACCGTGTGACTGCCAGCTCCCTACCGACACTATCTACTCAGACTTAGTAGGTCTTGACATTCCTGACCAGTACCAAGGGGTGCGTTTCTCTAGGGCTCTGGTGCCACTGGACTGCGGTGACTTCTATGGCAAGACCATGGAGGAACTACATCAGCAGATAACGACGCTGCAGTTGTCTAACCAGAACCTCTGCATATGCGCACCGCCCATGCATGGTAAGACCATATGGGCTTACTCCTGCATTCAGAATCTATTCCGACAACGTGTACAGGTTGTTCCTCTATGGGACGTACTAGAGCTCCGGCGTATGATGTACGACTACGATATGGGTCGGTCTAATAGCGCTGATTACTACGATGTGAAGTACCTCTTCCTAAAGATCCCTGCCGAGGTAACACATCAGGTAAGGACGACTATTGCCACCATTATCGACAGGCGTGTACGTAAGGGGCATAGTACGTTCTTTATCTACAATGGGACGTGGAGCAACCTGACGTTTGGGGATGATCAAGGTATCCTGAAAGGGCTTCAGGGTGATGGGTCGTTCTCTTCTATCAAGGTCTACAGCTTCTACAAGAAGGAGTGAAAAGCATGCATGATGTGTGGGTGTCTGGCGCCTACGATGCGCGTGATTCTAAGCCTGCGAGGGGCGCTTGGTTATGCCCATCGTTAGGCGTGTATTCTCTGACCAAGAGAGCCAAGGCTGTCGACATGAATGATGGCCTACGCATTGGGTGCGCGATGGCTGTGCTGTCGGCCCTTAATTCCCTCGGGGAAGGGCTCATTATCCACATGCCCAAATACCCGGCCCCGAGGTGGGTAGCAAACCCGAAGCGGCCCGTCCCGCTCCCTAATCTGATGTACCGGATTCTTTACAAGACAGAGGTTCATCCCCGCATTGAGGACCACTCTATTGTAATGGTGCAATCGGATGGCGGGTATTATGACGGGCAACTTTCGGCCCTGCTGACTCGTGGGGAGGTGCCTAAGGCGTGTACATTGTAAGTCTGAAGTACTTTGACAGCAGCGGACATTTCCTGGGGGATGGCGAGATGCTGTCACCTGGCAAGAGTCAGAGGGCTCTTATGGAGTATGTGAGGGAGCAGGACAGTAGGGAGTTCTGTGGGTTCAGGCCGGCCTATATTTACGCCTGTCCAGAGACGGGGTCCCCTGTTCTTATTAAAGTGGGAGGTTAACACATGAAAGCAAAGGCTTATGTCGATGGGTCCTATAACGCCAGCACGAAGGTCTATGGTGCTGGTGCAGTTCTCTTCCTCGGTGAGGGTGCAGACCCTATTCCCCTGTCGCAACCTGGGAACCATCCGGCCTTTATCGGTTCCAGGAATGTTGCCGGCGAGGTGATGGCCGCTACTCTGGTCATCGAGGCCTGCAAGAAGGTCCCTGATCTGGAGGAGCTCACCCTCTATTACGATTACGCCGGTATTGAGTGCTGGGCCAAGGGGAGCTGGCGAGCCAATACGACGCTGTCCCGGGGATACCGGGATGCTGTGAAGGATTTGCCGTTCAAGCTTTCCTTCCGTAAGGTGAAGGCACATACCGGCGATGAGTACAACGAAGCGGCTGATAAGCTCGCTAAGCAGGCTTGCGGGCTGTAGGCTACTTGTTTCCTAAACCAAGACGTCACTAATGTGGCGCAGGGCCCGAGCGGCCCTCTACAATTTACTGACAAGGGGACAAGCGCATGCTTCACAGTATCTTTAGTTACTTCATTTCGCGTGGCGATGCTGCTGATGCAAAAAGGCTTGGCTATCTCTCCTGGTTTGTTCTCCAGTTCCCCGCCGATGAGTTTCGCAGGGAGGAAGCGATTTTTCGTGACTTCATGGGCTACTGCAATAAGCTGTCCGTACCGCTTAAGCAGAAGTACCTAGAGGTCTACCTGTCTACGGAGCTTAAGAAGTTCCTTGTCGAGAGCAAGGTCAAAATCGATGGTACAGAGAACCTGTCTTACGATGACCCCAACTCCTTGGAGACAGCAATTGCTACGACCAAGGATGTGATGCTGTCTAGTTATCGTCAGCTGGAAGGGACTCACATTCCGTTCGAGGATTTCCCTGTGGACGTTGATAAGTTCATGAAGGAACGCCTCGATGAGAGGACTACTGAGATTCTTTCTCGTACCTATGATCTTATCTCTCAGAAGGGTGACCCAGGTGGGGCGACCGGGTGGCTTAGAGAGCAGATAGCTGCGCTGGCTGACATCTATGATGAATCGGCTGTTGAGGAGATCACGGATGGCACGGCTACATCGCAGTCTATGGATCCTCTAGTTGATACAGGCATCCCAGCTATCGACAATGATCTTGTGTCGCTATGCAGGACTCAGCTTCTCGATATCTCAGCTCCTCCCGGCGCTGGTAAGACGAGGTTCGCCCTAGGTGTGTTTGCTCACAGGGCCATGCTGAAGGGATTGAACGTCCTCTACTTCACGTTGGAGCAGAGCAGGTCGGAGGCGGAGGCCATGCTGGTTGCACGGCATACGCTGCAGATGTTTGGTGACATCATCTCCGACAAGATGATTACAACGCGCAGCGTGCCGCCGGAGTTACAGCCGAAAGTCGAGGCTGCACGGATTGACCTGTTCGAGAGCGGCAAGTACGGGAAAATCGGCATCCAGGAAACCGACCTCTATCTTGAGGACTTCATTGAGAAGATTAAAACCCAGGACAGAATCAACGGGCCTTACGATATCATTATCATCGACCATATGTCACTGCTACAGTCTAATCCGCCTAAATATGGCCGAGCACTGGATGACTATAAGATTGTGGCAAAGGGGTACCGCCTGTTCAAGCGCTACGTGCGCAAACACAAGAAGGGCGGTATTAGTGTGAACCAGTTTAACAGAGAGGGTATTGCAGCCTCGAAAGCGGATAAGGAAATTGACGCCACGATGGGTGCCGGCGGTATTGAGGCTTACCGCTCTACCGATGCAAACATTACTATCACCTACACTGAAACAATGGCAGCGCAGGGTCTTAGAAAAATTTCTCTGCCTAAGTCGCGTTCGTCGGCGGGGTTTGGCTCTATTATGCTGACTACACGATTGGGATGTTGTTATTGGGAACAGGTACGGAAGAAGCAGGTTTAAGCAGGAGGCCTTTATGAAAAGAAAGTTAGAATTTCCTTTGTTCTACCTCGTGTGGGTAGCAACTGTTGGGGAACTGGTGTTCTCCGTGGGTAAGGATAATATGCTCAAGATCGTCATCACGGGAGTTCTGGCTCTTGCCAGCACTCTTATGTTTGTGCGTGTCAATTCGGGTACGGATGACTTTATCGGCGCGTTACTCAAGCCGGTACTGGTCTGTATGGCGGTAGCCATTATCGTATCTACTGTAGTGAGCAGAAATCCTCTCATGCTCTGTGTTCTCGGGCCGGAGCTCCTAATTCTGTGGCGGGTCGAAAGGGGATACGCGTATGAGCGCACCTACGAATCTTGAGGCAATTCAGGCTGTACTCTCCTCTGAGAGGTTTCTCGATAGTCCGGTGACCGAGTACCGCCCTAAGTCCATTGGGGCAAAGTTTGACCTTGGGACCGCCTCCACGCTCTGCGAGTACTATAAGAAGAACCTCCTGGACGTTCCTGGTCGGATCGTGGTCGGGAATACCGAGATCACAACGACGCCGGAAGTTATGGCAGTCCTACGGGCAGTCCTCTACACTGGCTGCTGCCGCATTGAAGAGCGCAGCGTGGCGTGCCGAGAGGTGTTCACGCGGGCATGTCAGGTTGGCACCAACATCGGTGCGGAGGAGCTCCTCTCTACCTTCGTGTCTGAGAGTGACAATCCTTTTGTGAAAGTCATCCAGGATACGATTAAGGAGCTGCTGGAGGCGCACTGATGGCGAGCTCGTTAATTAGTATACCTGAGTATTTCACGCGGTTCATCGACAGGAGCATAGACCTCACCAAGACACCTAAAATCTGCTGTCCATTCCATGAAGAGGATACACCGTCCTTTTCCTACTCATCTGAGAAGGGGCTGTGGCGGTGCTTCGGCGCGTGCAAGGTCGGCGGGGATGTCATTGCTCTACATCAGAAGAACTACAGGCTGAGGTCTCGCCGGGAGGCCGAGGACTCACTATACAAGCTGCTTGGCTTACGTACGGAGGGGTTCCGACGGCAGGTGGAGCGTGGTGTGGCAGATGAACACGCAGCTGCATTCAAGGCGGCATACGCAAAAGCAGTAATGGTGGCGTGTACGGTCGAGGATTGGGACGAGCTGGACTACATCATGAGCCAGTACCCTCCCGAGGCGAGCAGGTTGGAGGCCTTCTACAACTGCAGGAGGCTTTAAAATGACCGTCACTGTACATTCACATGGTAAATGGGTTGTCCTATCCAGAGATGGTGTGGATAACCTACGGCATGAGGTGCCAAGAAAGAATAAGTTCTTCAAAGAGGAGCTGCGGCTCTTTAGAGAGGAAATCGTGTCTTGGCTACGGGGAGAGCAGTGTGACCACCTAATCGTGTACAAGCCTATGAGGATGTCCTTCTACAGAAAGGCTGTACTGTACGCGGTGGTTAAAGCCACAAGGAGGTCAGACTGCTTGTGCCTAATCACAACCTATGAGGAGAGTGCCAATGTTACAAGATGAGTTGCAAACGGGGGTTGGGTGATGCAGGTACAGATCAACCTTAACGCCCCGTTTGAGTACAAAGCTGGGCAAAAGATTAAGCCCTTTGATTTCTGTGGCGACATCGTACTCGCTACTGACCCTGGCAAAACAAATATGGCTATGGCGGTTGGCACTCCGTTCGGTACGCAGCTGTGTATCCTACAGTTCAGGGCCCCTGGGTCTGCCTACGATACCTCCGACTACTGCCATGATTTCAAGGATTTCCTGACACGCTATTTTGCTGGGTGCAAGTTCTCCTACTTTGGCATCGAGCAGGCTATTTCAAAGCGCGGCATGAATCACCATCACTCCTCTATGGTGCTGACGGAGATACGGGCAAACCTGATTGACCTGGCCTACTCGCTGACAGGGAGTAAACCGCTTGAAATCAACAACTGGGCGTGGAAGTATGCGATCCTCCCAGACGGTATGCGGTCCCAGTCAGAGAAGGGCTCTATTCGGTTTTTGCCGGAGATATACAAGAAGTATGGCAATGCAGATGTTACCGATGCAATCTGTATGTACAGATACATCATCGAGAAGCATTGCGGTCCCTATGTCATTTTCCCTAATCGTTCGGAGAAAGCGCTGGCACCGTACAAGGTGCTGATTGTCCCTCCTGGTAGTAAGGTGGCCTCTACAGCCAGAAGGTTCCAGTATGAGAAGAGTCTGTCCCTAGCAGAGAATTGCACATTCTTCGCTAATCGGACTTGGGAGAAAGGTGTTGCTACCGTCGATGTAGACGCACTATCGCTTGACGACATTTACAGCCACGCCATTGGGTTCGTCCCGGGAAATAGTGGCAAGGCAGTTGAGGTGGTGGTAGTACGGTCACAGTGTTAGTATGCTGGGCCATTTTGAAGGATGCCTTTCTGGTGGCCCTGATATCGATTACGCTGGCAGATTACAAACGGCGGAACGGTATAAATCTCTCTCGCATGGCTCTTATATGCATCCTACTCGTCATGGGTTTGGTGACAAACATATGGGGGTAGGTACCACTCTAGTAGGAGGTTCAATCCATTGAAGAAGGTACTGATAATCGTTGGGCTGGTCTTAGGATTTGCCCTATGTGCGGTGGCCACATTCTTCGTCACCAATTATTTCCACAACAAGGAGACAGAGCAGCTGACCAGCCAGATCGCTACACTGAACTCCAACCTTGAGGCTATCGGCCCGGTCGTGCCCTGCTATACGGTGCAGTCGGCCACATTCCCCGGGCAGGAGCTCACCGAGGACAACATCATCGAGCAGAGCATCCCGCAGAATCTGAAGAACGATACCTTCGCTACCAAGGAAGATATCATCGGTCTGTATAGCAAGATCGCCATCACTCCTGGTACTCCTATTACGAAGGACATGGTGATGGAAACTGAAATCATCGATTCTCTGCGTGAGGTTGATATCTCCGGTAACCGCTGGCCCATCGGCCTTAAAGAGGGCGACTACGTGGACCTGCGTATCACCTACCCTCGCGGTGAGGACTTCATCGTCCTAAGCCACAAGCGGGTCATGTCTATCACTGACCAGACACTGAAGGTGTATCTGACCGAAGAGGAGCAGCAGCTCTATCAGGCTGCCCTGGTTGACTTCTACCTCTCCCGCAGCTATGGTTCTGACCTCTATCTGACCAAGTACGTCGAGCCTGGCATTCAGCAGGAGGCTGGCGTCTTCTACAGTGTGCCCAGCAATATCGAGGCTGTCTGCCGCAAGGATCCCAACATCATTGATCTGGCTCAGGTTACTGTGGAGTCCACTATGCGTGCTCTTATTGACGCTGCTCGCGCTGAGTTCCCCGATGGTGACAATAGTGGTGGCAACATTAAGGGTGGCCGCGATGAGCTGAACAGCAAGGTCAACTCCGACTTCTCCGTTTATGAGGTTGAGGAGGAGAAACGTGAGCAGGAAGCTGCCAATGCGGAGAACGGCGGCAACAGCTCCCTAATCACTGACGTTACTACGGGGGTGCAATAATGCAGATTAGCGTTTTTGGGCGCACTGACAAGCGTGCCTGTATCTATACGCTGATGAAGATTCTCCAGCCTCTGGGTGATGTGGCGGTTATCACAAGTAACCGCCACTTCATGAGGCTCACGGAGGATGGAGCTCCTTTCGGGTTCTATCAGAATATCTCAATCTTCGTCACGGACGCTACAGCCGATGAGATGTGGCAGACCATCGATCACAAGCCAGGAGACTTCGACCATATCATTATGGACAATCTCTACAATGAGAGCACCGATCTCATCATCTACGTGCAGGGTGCCGGCGTTGAGGCGAGTGACGAGTACCTGTTTGATACCTTTGAGGATATGCAGCTTATCTGCATGGGCAAGGGCAAGAATGCGGTACCCTACTCCAAGGAGCTCATGGAGAACCTGGAGAAGATTGAGTACTACCGTCAGCTCATTGTGCCCTCCCCTGGCATGGTGAATGTTCTGGCCAAGATGTTGGCAGAGCCTCTGAAGATGCCTATTAAAAACATTGTAAAGGTGGCGAATAAGAAGTGAAGATTGCTGTCGTTTCCCCTGCTGACAGATGCGGCGCTACGGTAGCCACCTTGATGATGGGGTATACCATGGCCTACACTCAGGGCCGTACGGTGCGGCTGTGCTACACCGGTGAGAACAGGGCAATCAAGCGGTATGTCGGCCGGGACTCCACGGACCGCGATGTGACGCGGACCATCTCACAGGTTTCCAAACTGCTTGAAGCCCATGCTATTCCTCCTGAGGACCTGGGCGATTACTGCCTCAAGATGGGCACCAATATCGACCTGATGGACTCGTGGGACAGTTCGCTGACCGAGGAGGAGGTCACCTCCCTGCTGGTCTTTACCTTCTCCAGGAACGTGGCGGACTACATCTTCTGTGACTTGGCCTACGGGATTGAGGATGATACCTCCCAGGCCGTACTTCAGGAGTCCGACGCTGTGGTCATCGTCTCCGAGCCGTCCAAGAGCTGCCTGGACCGCATCCGCATCATGCAGGAGTCCGAGTACTGGCCCAAGGACAAGAAGTGCATGCTTCTTATCGCCAAGTACGACAAGGATATCGATTCCGTGGACAACCTGGCCAAGATGGCACAGTTCACGAAGCGCACGACCTGTAAGATCCACTACAGCCCGCTTATCACCAAGTACTGCAATAGCGGGCAGCTGGATACGGTCATTCCTTACATCATCCAGCACGACCCTCGTGTCATCGAGTTCAATATGGACATGAAGGAGTGCATCCAGTTCTTCCTTTCTATCCAGAACGCCAAGATTAAATGGGAGGGGTAATATATGTCCTTGGAGGTAATACTCACTCTCATTGCTCTACTCGCGGGCGTTGCCTTCGTGGTCCTTCTCTACAGGAAACGGAAGAACGAGCGGCCTGATGCTGTGGTTATCGAGAAGCTTACAATGGATAAGCTTCTCAATGATGTCAAGGTTGAGCTGGCCGACATTATCAAGGAAGAGACATCCTTCGGTAAGGACGACGAGGAGTGGGAAGCCGCCTATAAGCGTAAGAAACGCCTTAAGGCTGCTATGAAGAACTGTATCTACGGTATCGAGGCGGACAAGATTATCGTCAAGGACCTTATTCGTGACGTTGTCAAAACCCGCCTCCCTACCGAGGAAGCAATCGCGGAGCTCATCGACTTCAACGGTGTCTACGTAGAGCCTATGGTCAAGTGGGAGATCCTCATGTACTTCCTCAAGAAGAAGTACAAAAAGGATGCCATGTCCTACATCATCAAGACGTACGGGTGGGACCGCGTCCGGTATGACATTGAGGACCACACCACGCCTCATCACCTCGTTACAGTTGAGGACCTTGAGGAGGTTTACAAGGCTGAGATTAACCGGCCACTCACCTACTATGAGCAGCTGGATATCATGGCTACCATCCTGTTTACCAAGTACAAGGGCTTCGGGTGCATCGACACGTTACGTGAGCAGAATGTCGATGGTATCAACATCGGTACGAGTGGCTCTATCATCAGCTCCTTTCTGGATGTGGATTCGGACCTTCCTAAGGCCCCGCGGTCTATCTGGATTTACTATGATGGTAAGTACATCCACCTGGACTTCCTGACCACGTACACCGAGGAGGAGATGCGGCGCATCATCCTGCTCATCTGCATGTACAACAACCCTGGCTCTCTGACCGAGAAGCGCGGCTACATGGTCAACACGATGTACGATAAGACCCGTGTTCTCGCTATCCGTCCGGGCGCCGGCGAGTACTGGGCAGTGTTCCTGCGTAAGTTCAACATCAAGAATGTTACGCTGGAGAAGCTATACTGCAAGCCCGGCATTGATCCCCCTACCGCCAACATTCCTATCGAGCTGATTAAGTGGTTCATGATTGGGCGTGTTACCTGCGCGTTCACCGGGCGACAAGGTACTGGTAAGACCACGGCTATGATTGCAGCAATCGCCGCTATCGACGCTCGACTGACCATCCGTATCCTTGAGATGGCTCCCGAGATGTACCTGCGTGAGCGCTACCCGGACCGCAACATCTACTCTGTTTCTGAGACACAGTATGTAACAGCAGCCGAGCTGCAGGATGCCCTGAAGAAGTCAGATGCTGCCGTGTCCATCGTCGGCGAGGTTGCTACTGATGCAATCGCTGCGCGTATGATTCAGATGGGCCAGGTGGCCTCCCTGTTCACTATCTTCTCCCACCACGCCAACCGGGCCAAGGACCTCATCAATGCCATTACGAACTCCATCGTTGCCTCTAATGGTGGGGGCGCTACGACGGCTACTATTCAGCCTCAGGTTATCGACGTCATCAAAATCGATATCCACATGGACTTCGATGTGACTGGCTTCCGTTACTTTGAGCGCATCACGGAGATCATTCCGGTGGACCGTGAGATCGAGCCGTACAACCCGAAGGACCCGGACAGCCTCGCCAAGATCATGCGCGCGTACTTCGAGATCACCGCAGTTGGTGAGCTGTTCACAACGCAGGACATTATCCGGTTTGACCGTGAGACCAGGTCCTATGTTCCTGTTAAGTGGTGCTCTGAGAGACTCACGGAGTACATGCTCAAGAACATCCCTAAGGAGCAGGTGGAGGCGTTCACGGAGTTTGTTACGTCGAACTGGAAGGAGTGATAAGGTGTGAAGCAGAGGCTGTCTACAGCAGCATGGCGCTACGTCTTTTGGAGGGCGCAGAATGACTTTAGCATAGGCCTTCTAAAGCGTGTTTTACCTGGACTCCTTCTAATCTTGTTCTTCATTCATGCCCTATTCCAAGTGCTGCCTCATACCGAGGAGTTCAAGATATTGTCTATGGCCACAGCACTACTTGCTACGTTTATCTATGATGAAACGTATGGCGAATATGTGTACCGACGCTATAGAACAACTTACACTCCGAAGTATAAGGTTCGGCTGCACCCATATGTGTGTGCGCAAATGAGTAGGGGGGCTGATGAATGAGCATGGCCCTCCCTATTATCTTCATCATTGGCAGCATGTTTGCCTGTGCAATTGCTCTCTATGCAATTTTGATGCATGAGCAAAAGCGCAAGCAACGTGCTAGCCAGGGCGACTTGGCCAAGAAGGCTAAGGCGTACACCTTTCTGAGTGAGAACTTCCTTACCCGGAAGACCTTCAGAAAGTTGGTTGAGCAGTTGGCCAGTCTCTCCATCTACAATCTGCTGGAGATTCGGACGCTGGCAATACAGTATTACACACAGACGCTCGGGTTAAGCCTAGTGCTTGTTTTTGTCGGTATCATTGTGTTTCGCGACGTGACGGCCGTTCTGTTGTGTATCGTGTTCGCCCTGGTCATATACCAGTCGCTCATTACGAAGAAAGTCGATACCACACACTTCCTCGTTCTGAAGGAGTTCTCCGCCACACTGTCCTCTATCCGCGAGTCCTATACCCTCATGGGTAACATCCCGGACGCTATCAATGAATGCACCAAGGGGAAGTTCCTGCAGAAGTCGATGGACAAGATTTACCTCATCCTGACCGCTACGGACTCAGAGGAGCGTCTGGAGGAGTTCTACAGGACAGTCCCCTTCCCTATGCTCCAGACATTGGCCGGTGTGTGCTACCTATTGAACGACGCTGGTGACGAGCGGGATGACCGTGGTGTATCGGCCTTCAAGTCAGCAATCACTCTGCTGAAGCATGAGTGTGATTTGGAGATTCGGAAGCTGACAAAGCAGCGGATGATGTTCTCTATGCTGGAGTATCTGCCTCTGGCGCCACTGCCCTTCATCGGTGTCCTCAAGTGGTTCTTTACCACCTATATGCCCGGCACGAGTGTCATCTACAACGGCATGATTGGCTACATCTCTCAGACGCTCATCATCCTCATAGCCATCTTTGCCTACTGGTACATTACAAGCACGAACTCTCCTACGGCTATCAGAAGAAACGACCGTAGCGACTTTGTAGACGCGTTTTTGTACTGGCCTCCCTTCCAGCGCATCCTGCCTAACATCCTTCCGAAGAAGGCACGGACGAAGCTGAAGATTGAGAAGGAGCTCAAAGGGGCACTGTCTAGTAAGGATATCAAGTACATCTACGCATCAAAGGTGCTTGCTGCAGGTATCGCTTTCGTGATGACGCTTACAGCTCTTACGGCGTTCACGTTCTTGGCCAAGGAGTTCACCTACGACAACATCAAGACAGCGTCCTTCCTGGGCGGTTCTGATATGTCGGTCGAGGATGCGCAAAAGTGGCATGAACTCGATAACTCGCTACTGGCGCAGCCGAAGGCGCCTCGTGAGCGTGACTTGCAGGATATCATACCTTCCTACTTCCCCGACATCTCCGCGATGGACTTGAAGGATCAGTGCAACCGTATCATCCAGAAGTACAATAACTATCATGCCCTAAGCTTTCATTGGTGGTATGTGCTGATTGCCTATGGCCTTGGGGTGTTCGGGTGGTTTGCGCCTGGCATTATGCTGGACCTGCGGAAGAAGATGGTTCGTGCGGAGGAAGAGGAGGATGTGCTGCAGCTTCAGACGATGCTCGCTATTCTCCGTTTTACGCACCTGGATACCATGGAGGCTCTCTACTGGCTGGCACGGCAGAGCCGCATCTACCAGACAGCAATTTACTTCGCCTATCACGAGTACCCATCAGACCCCGAGCTTGCTCTCAACCGTTTGAAGGACAAGTCCTCGTTGCCTGAGTTCCAGCAGATATGCGAGCGGCTCCTCTCTACCATTTCTCAGGTCACCATAAGAGAAGCATTCTCTGACCTTGAGTCTGAGAGAGACCAGATGCTCAGTATCCGCGAGATGGTTCAAAACAACGCTCTGGAGCGGAAGCGTCGGCAGTGCTCTCCTATCAGCCGGGCACCGCTAATGGCGATGGTTGTCGGACATGTACTCGCGCCAATCGGAATTTTGGCATTCAACGAGATCACCAATATGATGGGACAGTTGGGAGTTATGTAATATGAAGCTAGTTGGCACTGTCAGTGAGTGCAGGAACGATAAGGGACTGTACACACTAACAATCCGTGGGCTCCCTATTCCCATCAGCGGGATCTCGGATGCCCATGCCGGACTGCGAACCTGTGTGGTTGGAAAGCCGCGCTGGTCCTCAGATAAAGGTTCCTATTTCAAGGTGGCCAAGTGCTGGACCACCGATAAGCCGGACAAGAATTCTGTCGAGGTAGAAGGTACGATTATTGCCATTTACCCTGAGCGGAAGAATGAGAGGAATCGGCGCTCCGCTTGCCTCCTTGTTAGGCAGAGTAGGGCGCCGTCCTCTACTGTCCTGGTTACTGCGTTGTCATCCAATATCGATGATCTGCATCCCGATAACCTGTCTATTGGGATGCAGATCAGGATTGGTGGCTATATATCATTTCACGGAAAGGGCCTTCATGTTCTCTACATGAGGACTCTACGGGAAGGGGGTATTGAAGATGCTGGATAAGTTCAAGAGCCTCAAGGGCTCCACTAAGGCGCTCATCATTGTTTGTGGCGTCATGGCCGTGGTGGCTATCGGCCTCATTATTGCCGTGCTGGCCACAGGTGGCTTCTCCAATCCAGTCGGTTAAGCAAGGAGGGCACACATGAACAATAAACAGTCAGATAAGGAGAAGGAAATCTCCACTCTGAAGCGGATCCGTTTTCACCTTGGAGTCTGTTCCGCTTTATGTCTTGTGCCTGTGGCACTTTGCCTGGTCGCTCTGCTGCTCGAGGCGGGCATCATCTGAGTGGCACGCAAAATTTATTAAACGAAAAGAGGTAATATCTCATGGGAGACGATCTCAGCACTGGCGCCAAGATTGGCATTGGCCTGGTTATCCTTTGCTTCCTCATCGCCATCGTTCTGTCGCTGCTGATGGTGGTCAAGAACATCACCAACAGCGGTGCCAACCAGCTTGAGTCCGGCCTCGGCCAGATGATGGCTACCACCTACGACGATTACGACCAGAAGATCGTGACCGGCACCAAGGTCACTTCCGCCATCAAGCTGTTCTCCGGCGAGCCCATCGGCATCGTTGTTGTTACTGGGCTGTGCCAGGATGCCGGCACTAACGGCGGCTACTGCTACGGTGCGCTGCTTGAGGGGTACCAGCAGGAAGGTCAGAATGGCAACTACTCTTACAAGAGTAGTACCGCACTCACTCGTAACACGGGAGACACGTTCTTTACTGCGTCGCCAGTTACCCCGGTTACGTACAATCTGAACACCAAGCCGATGACTGTAAGTGGGAGTGCGCAGTATGTCCGGGACAACGGCAAGTACCTGGCTGAGCTCATCAAGGACAGTACTGGCACCATCATCGGTATCAGCTTCACCCAGCAGGCCACCTAATGCGCTCTGCAGGGTCCTCTAGTTCTGAGGGCCCTGTAGATTTGAAACACCGGTTGCACATCACGATATGACAACTATGTGTTTTGAATCTACTGAAAGAGGGTGATTACATGCAGGAATGGACTGACGGTGTAAAACTTGCCGTAGACGTCCTGGTGGCGTGCATTATCGTGGTGGCACTGATTGTATGTACGCAGCTATCAAGAACGATCATGCTGACTATGGATAAGGAGCGTGCAGCTTCTGCGGATGTTCTGGAGTACAGGGTTGCCCGTATGTACGACAATGAGGAGTGCTACCCGCAGGATATTGTCTCTCTGGTTCTTGAGTACCAGGGCTCCCCAGCAGTCAATGTGACCACTCGTGGTGGAAGCACAATGTCTTGGAGCTCTTCTTCCTACCATACTGAGCTGACTTCCGCCAGCATCAGCGCTGTGCTCAATCAGGCCTCTACTTATCTTTGCACTCTCACGTACGATGCTAATGGCTCCCTATCGAGCTACAACTTCAGGGAGGTGTAACGGATGGGAGAAGATCTAAGCACTGCGTATAAGATTGCGGCCGGTGCATGTATCATGGCCTTTATCCTAAGCATTGGTTTGAGTCTCATGATGATTGGCCGGAATTTCTGGAACAAAACTGCCGACCAGGTCACTACGTCAGTAACCTCTATGCAGGATACGGACGCATTCTTTCTAGCCTCCTATGAGAAGCCGGTTCCGGTTGCAGACATTTGGAAGATGGTCATGCGCATCAACTATGGTGCCAGTAGTACGGACGCCAATGGTAATATCAGCAAGTTCTCCATCAAGGAGCGCAACCCGTCTAATCCGAATGACTGGATGCTCATTTCCACCTCAGTAGACGACCTGGACGACTACATGGCGAGAAAGGCCTACATGTCCTGGGAAGTCGATGAGGTGACCGGGCTCTACACGATGGAGGTGTCCTTGGCCGAATGAAAGAGGTTAGTGATGGGTTTGACATTCTGGTCGCTGTAATTGCACTTCTCTTTATTCTCACAGTCGGCATATGGTCTATCGCCTCTGTGCGGAGCAACATGGATGTCCAAGTTGATGAGAAGATGGTAGCCCACAATACGTTTGGCCAGGAAATCGTGCGTCCGGTGCAGACCGCCAAGGATGCGCTTATGTCGCTGGTGGTGAATGACGCCTATGTACCAGACCCAGTAACGGTAGTCTTCCAGTATGGGCGTGAGACATATACGGTGGCCTTCGATAACGCCTATTTTAAGGACAAGGAGGAGTCCATCAACAAAGCCTGGGATTCCTTCTTCAAGGACAAGATGGATCTCAGGGTAGAGTCAGTAACACTAGACCCCTCTGGAACCAGGTGGGTTGTAAAACTGATTCCATAAGGAGGGAGATTAGTGTACGGCTTTATAAACAAAATCCTTGGAGTCGTTTTGTGCTTCATTATGATTGTTCTCATGTTGGCCAACGTAATGGTGTCGGACCAGCTTCAGGCCAGACGCTCTATCGTGGCTGAAGTAACGAACTTCGTGGATGAGGTGACTGACACGGCGGTGTTGGATGAGAAACACGTGGCTGACTTATATCTGGCCTGCTCTGCATATGGGCCTCTTGTAGATGTACAGATCCTCAGGTATGCTAAGGTCGTTAACCCAGACCCGAAGAGTCCGGGCGACACCTATATGACATATGTTGGGTCTGATGACATCTACCATTGGAACCAAGGTGACCTGCTAAAAGTGAAGGTTACAGAGGTGGGTCCTACTGGGCTGGCGAGTTTCCTCTATAGTGTCTTTGGTCTGAACATGGCTCCGGTTGACTTCACGCTGGCTGGGAGGATTCGGTCATGAATAGAGGGTTTGGGTTTATCCTATCTGTCCCCATACTCTTCATTGCAATCCTCCTAATGCTTCTTGTGCATAATGTGCAGCAGGAACAGATGCAGCTTGAGGAGTATGTCCTGAAGTTTGCCATCGACTACTCCACGGATGCGGCTGTGGAGGAAATGTTGAGTATGTCACACCTCGGGCAGGACTACGCAGATCAGGGGCGTACAAATGCTGACCCCGAGGTGGCGCTTACAACCTTCATCAATCTTATGTGCATGAACTATGACCTCCCGCTGACAGAGAAGTCGAAGATGCAGATTGAGAGTGGGTACATACCTGTGTTCTGTGTTGCAGCCTACAACGGGTACTATATGTACACGCCGACTGAGGATTCTGAGGGTGGCTGGTATCTCCAGGGGTCGCAGAAGATCCCTTATGCCTATGAGGTTGGGGATAAATACTACGCCCTTAACACAGGTGGGGACAGTGTCCATCTGCTGCAAGACGGGCATCTGACAAAGGAGACTATACAGAGTCAGGGTATCAGCAAAGATGAGATTTATCGTCAGATTAACTCAATCGTAAGTGATGCCCTTATGTATCAGTTTCAGGAGACCACCGGCAGGAGCGGTGAGTTTATCTACATCCCCAGTGACTTGACTACTTTTAAGCAGGTCAATCCGATTACAGGCCCTACCGTCATATCCTTTATTGACGGGTGGGACTTTAAGTCTGGTCATGCGATATCCGCATTCTCTGTTGGCGGCGCGCAGCTGGAGACTGCCAGAATGGTTGCCGGCTACGAGGGCATTAACAGCGATGGAACTACGACGAAGTTGTATGCGTATGCCGATCTTCTACCGGAAGGGACACATATCATTGATATGTTTACTTCAGTTGAAGAGGCTGCGAGAAACGGCTACTATTACGACCCCGTATACATGGGATAAGGAAAGAGGGTAGGGTGCTATCGGTCAGCCCCTACCCTCTTCTTTACTTGTATGTTAATCCATATTTCTTATCTATGTCGGAATTCTCTACATCTACCATGCGGGTTAATGCGTTGAATGCTAGTGCCAGTGCAATATCTGGGTCAGCAATGAGTTTGCGGCTAAAGGAGTAGGCATTTATGTAACCGTCTCCTAGGCGTAGGATGTTAATTGATGCTAGCCTCCATACGTCATAAGAGACTCCACGGAGCACCTCTTCACCCATCACTGATAGTTTCTCCTTAATGTAGTTTTGGGCAGTGGTTGTAGATGAGATGGGAAGTGGGTCTGCATAGCACCTTGGCGTGCATCTAAACCACCATGCATCAACGAATTCGGCTCCATAAATTGACTTCTGGTGTTCGAGTAGCACACCATCCTGCAGTATGTCTTTTGAGAGCTCCCACCATCTGCTAAAGGCGTTTCTATCTACTAAGGTTGATTTATCAGTCTGCTGGAGTTCAATGTACTTTGGCATAGCAGCACCGAGTCGTTCGACATCGCTACGATTCCAGGTAGGAGAAACTCTGTTCAGGGTCGGTGTGATCGGAACATGTACAGTGGTCGAACTTAGTTCTGCATCTAGGTATATGGTCCTATCATCTTTAAATGCATGTCGAAGATTTAAGCATGTAGCCTTTAACACAATGCCTCAGAGCTCCTTTCCATAAGTAAGTCCGTATTCAAGGTCTATGTCATCCGGGATGTTGTCTATGCGATTCAGCTCGTTATATGCAAGCGCTGCAGCCACGTGGGGTTCGGTGAGGAATTCAAAGTCCTTAGCATACAGGTTAGCATATGTAAAGCCCGTAGCAAGCAACTGGTTCATCGCCTTGGCAATATACTTGTCAACTTCGACATCGATCTTCTTACCGTCTCCGTATCGTCCTATCTTCTGTGAAAGATAGTCCCTGGCTTGCTTCTCGGTTGTAATTGGCACAGTTTCTCGCACATTCAATGCTGGTACAGAGAGCATCCTCTTAATCTCTCTGGGCAATCTTTGTATCTCTCTATCGCTTGGATGGTAAAGCACTTTGTCACCTCCCTAGCTGTTATGTGCAGAAGTTTACAGCAGTTAGCGCAAATTGTCAATAAGGTACGGAGAAGTGGTTCACATATATTATTGAAGGAGAATTTGACTTTTGTATTTATTCGGGATATACTGTCAATAAAACAGGCAGCCTCAACCTAGTATACAGGGGTATGGCCAAGTGGTTAAGGCACCGGCCTTTGACGCCGGTATCGTTGGTTCGAGTCCAACTACCCCCGCCATATATCTATGTGAGACGACACACTCTAGCAGTGTGTCGTTCTTTTTATGCCTGAAGGAGGTTGCCATGTTACCTGAAGTGCTTGGGTATCTGACTGGTATTGCTACCTACATTCTACTCGGTCCATGGGTAGTTATGTGGGAGCTAATTAAAAAGATTAGGGGTTGTGTTAAATGAGAGAGATGCCAATGTTCGTGCTGGTTGGACCTTCTGCATCTGGCAAGTCAACGGTAGCCCAGATGCTCGTGGAGCAGTTTGGAATGAAGCGAGCTGTGACAACCACAACGCGCAAGCGTAGACGGGGAGAGCCGGCTGATGCCTACCATTTTGTCAGCAAGGAGAGCTTTAGCGCTGACGATATGGTGGAGTCGCAAGAGTATGCCAGTAATTACTACGGCCTCTCTAAAGCAGAAGCAGATGGCTCTAATTTGGTGATACTGGAGCCTAAGGGCGCCATGGCTCTCCGTTCCTACTGTGGGGCGCGTGGATGCTACGTAGTTGGGATCCAGGTGTCCAGGAAAGCTCAAGCAGAGCGTATGGTAATGCGAGGTGATTCTGCTAAGGTGATCAACGAAAGGATTGCTTTCGACGCCGTAGCTTTCCAGAACTTCGAGAGAGTCTGCGATACAGTATGTTCCGCAGATACAGTAGAGGAGCTGTGTGCGATTATCAAAGAGTATATCAACGCACACATGCTAACGTAGTGAGCGCCTACTGGGTATAAGCTACATGATAAAGAGGCAGCCAGCGGTGTGCCAGCTGCCTCCTATTTTCACTTATTCTTTGCTTCAGCTGCCGCAAGGAGCTTCGCCCTCATCTCGTTGGCATCTTTAAATCCGAGAGCCTTTGCTGCCTCATCGTCAGTGAGTTTGCCCTCGGTGAGGATCCTGCGCATACCTTTGCTTCTGGTAGGGGTCTTGGGATTGTCAATGTCGTGAATCTTCTGCTCTAGGGTTTTGATACAGTCTTTGTGGAACTGTATCTTCTTCTCGATTTCAGCTTTGCGCTCTTCTTTACTTCTTACTACTCGTTGTTCAGCCATTTGGGTTACTCCTTTCATATTTGCTGATATCGGGATTATACCACACATACTTAGAAAATAAAAGTGGGGTTAGTACTGTGGGATACGCATTACGTGATTGGCGCCTTTCAAAATATGGTGCCAGCTGGGTTGCCAGGGGCGCTGTTTATAACGATCATAGGTTCTTTGATGGCCAGCGCATTCGCACATCGGTGGTGGCGTCTATTACACCAGGAGATGCCTCCATAGAGGTGTCTACCAAGAACTCTGCCTACATATGCCCGTATGCCGAGTGTTCTGATAGCACACTGGATTTCGTTAACGATGTAGCGCTTATTGGTGCAGCCGATGCTGATGCCATTCGTCAGAACATACAGCGACATGTTTCTGCGAGACTTGCAATGGAAGAGGCCACAGCTTTCTCGGCTATTCCGAGAGACGCAGACTGTCTGGTGCTTGTGCTCACAAATTGTAGGGAGCACTATTTTAAACAGTGCTTTAGTAGGCACGGAGGCGCGGTATCGCAAATTGCAGGCTCACAGCATCTTGGTATGTTCCAGGATTCAGTGTTGGTCGTGGATCACAATTCAGGGGTTGACCTAAGATACATGCCTATGGGTGGAGGCCTCCTAGACTTCTATTCCGTAAAGGCTGCTGGCGCAAGTGTGTATTCATATAATGACGGCAGCTTACCGCTGAGGCTGAGAGTGGGAGGTAGCATGCATACATTGCAGCCCAAATCTTCACTTATTTTGATTACGGCTGACTGATGCGCGCATCAGCAAACTAAATACAAGAAAGATAGAGAGGGTAATTATGAGTAAAAACAAATATGATGCCCTGGGCACTAGAATGAAGGGCTATGAGAGTGTGAGCAGAAACTTTCTCACTAGGCGTGTCCCTGCTATCATCCGTATTGATGGGAAAGCCTTTCACACATTTACCCGTGGGATGGAGAAGCCGTTCGATAAACGCCTGATGGAGGCAATGCAGGGTACGATGCAGTTTCTCTGTAAGAACATCCAGGGGTGCGTCTTTGGTTACACGCAGTCTGACGAGATCACGCTGGTGCTCACGGATTACGCATCTGTCTCTACTTCTGCGTGGTTTGACTATAATGTCCAGAAGATGTGCAGTCTCGCTGCTTCTATGGCAACGCTGGAGTTCAACAGAAGAATTAGGGAATATCCTGAACTGGCGGAGAAGTTCGATCTGGCTATGTTCGATGCGCGGGCCTTCTCTCTTCCGAAGGAGGAGGTATGCAATTGCCTTATTTGGCGGCAGAAGGATGCCACACGTAACAGCATCGAGTCGGTTGGGCAGGCTCACTTCTCCCACAAAGAGCTTCAGCGGAAGACATGCAATGAGGTACAGGAGATGCTGTGGTCGCAGAGAGATATCAACTGGAACGACCTTCCTATTGAGTGTAAGCGCGGTGTGTGCTGCTATCACATCTCCAGGTCCACGACTATGCAGGATCCGAGAAACCCTGGGAACACCATCGAGGTTGAGCGCAGGGTCTGGGTCATTGACAAAGAGCCGCCTATCTTCACGCAGGATCGGCTCTACGTTGAGAAGTGGCTTTAACAGAAGAAATGTAGAGTTTGTGCCCATATACTTATGAAGGGGATATAGGTAGATGAGAATCAACATTGATGGTGTCTCTCTGCTAGAGGCCAAGGCCTCTGTTGCCGGCAATTATAATTACTATATGGATATTACCGAATATGCCTCTAAGCTGTTTGGCACTGGTATCGTAGAGAGGGCGCTCCTCGAAGTGGTCAGTTGTGTGAATGTGGCAGAGGATGGGGCAGCGTACATTACCAAGGTTGCCGCGGAGAATGTAGGGGACGCACTACGACAAATTCGTAAAGGTACCTCTTTACTGTATGATGACCGTGATTTGATTATCAAGTTCACCTCAGGGAAAGTTGTCCGCTTCTGTAGTGCTGAAAGCAGCGCAGTCAGCGAGGCCGGGATACCGAATATTTAACTGGAAACACAGGAGTCTACGGGCTTCGGTGTTTTGTATATCCTAATCAAATATATGAAGGGCGGGTGTATCTGTGCCGGTTTTATCGTATTTCACGCTGCCGTTTGGGCAGCCGATAGATGACCGAGTACGGGTCGTCCCAGAAGGTAGTGAGCTACTGTGTGACGTGCTGAGCGCGGTGGACACCGATGGTGCCTATCAACTGTACCAATGTGTAGAGGAAGCTGGGCAGATCTACTGTGTCGTACCTGTCTGTAGAGTGAGTAAGCCGCTGATGCCTGCGCCTCTAAAAGTATACTTAGACACTTCAGCCATAAGCTATTTACAGCAAGATGACTCTGAGGAGAAGACCACTATCACCAGAGTGTTTTGGGAAGCAGCCAAAAGCGAGCAATTTCAAGTTTACTTATCTGACATAACCCTAGAGGAACTTTCAAGGTGCCCTGAGCCAAAACGCAGTACTTTGTTTGACTTTTTGCAGGAAGTACCGTATACTGAGGTTACCTCTTCTAGGTGTGTTGGATTCGATGAGCTTGTGCTAGCAGTCAATAATTTGGGCATCCTACCTAAGCGAAGTATTGCTGATATCTCTCACATTGCTACGGCTATATGCATGGAGTGTGATGTGATAGCCTCGTGGAACTTTAAGCATATGTCGAATCCAAAGACAGTAGCTGGGGTGCGAACGGTCACACTGGAGAGTAATCGTAAACCGGTCAACATTATGACCCCTGCACAGATTTTGGAGGTGTATTTATGATTAGTCCTAATTTTACGGTGGAGGATATTCATGAGGTACGCCAGCAGTTGTACGAGGAGACAAAGGGCATGACTCTGCAGCAGTTTTTGAAGTATGTACACGATGGCGCTGCTGAGTGCAAACGTCTTATGGAGGAACGGCGGCTGGCGCGAGAGAGGGCCGGTGGTAAGGGTGGCGAATAAGGTCATACCATCTAACTACCCCTCTATTTCACATTTGCCTGGTTCAAAACTCCGGGACAAGTCGGACAGGACGATTGGCGAGCAGGAAACCAGGTGGCTTACAGTCCAAACAAGGCGCCCAGACGATTTGGTTGTCGTTACGGAAAAGGTGGACGGGTGCAACGTCGGAGTCCTGCGGCGTGGTGACGACCTATATCCCATTATCAGAAAGGGGTACGACGTAAGGACCAATCCGTACAAGTGGATACGCGATTTTGCACTATTCGTAGACGAGAACAGAGATCGCTTCCTACGCCTGCTCTCGAATGGGGAGAGAGTCTGTGGTGAGTGGATGGTCAAGACACATACCATCAGATACAATATGCCTCATGAGCCGTTTGTGTGCTTTGATATCATCAATGGCGCTGGGCGCGTTCGTTATGCGGAGTTGCAAGAACGCCTTAATCCCCTAGCCTTTACGTCAGCTGCTGTGGTGCATTCTGGCGGTGCTATAAGTACCTCTGATGCTGTATCGCTTCTTGGGAGTGGGCACCATGGGGCCGTTGGAGCTCCTGAGGGTGTTGTGTACAGATACGAGAGCAAAGAGCATGGCTGGCTGTTCAGCGCGAAGTTCGTCTCTAATCCACTTGTTGGTGATCAGGAGCTGTTGGATAGGAATATCGAAAGCGGGTTGATGAATACCTGGCCGGGTGGCACATTCAACCTGGACAGCCTCGGCAGGTGATTGCGCGCAGGGTGGTCTACTTCCAGGAGCTCACGAAATTCAGTACCCCCAGTTATGGCTGGGTCGGCAGATAGTCACTAAAACGCAGTGCATGCGCCGTAGTGGTCAGGTATAAGGATTCTAGGAGGAGAGGGCGGTAATATGTTACAGCTGTTAGTGAAGGGTGTAGACGATGCACCTGAGGGAATGGATTTAGACGTAGAGAGAGTCTTTGCTGGCGTGAGCTTGACGGGCAGTGAAAGTGAAAAGCAGGTAATTGAGTTCATTGAGGAGGGAAAGTATTTAGATAACTTGTCATTTATAGATAGGTTTGGGTACAGGCTTTCACGCGAGCTCCTTAGCTCAGGAACTAAGGCGGTGCTATCTGTGTTGCATTTTCCCACCATTCCTGTAAATTGTGAGGAGGTTGGGTATAATGCATTCAGTGCTCTTGTCAGGTTTTGTCATAATGGCATCGCATACGTCAACAACTTTCCTTACCCTTTAATAACGGAGGGCATTAGTGAGATAGATGTCATGTATAGGGGCATGCGCTTTAAAAATCCGCAAAATTTTGCAGAGTACTTGAAGTCTGGGTGGCCATATGCTCCTGATGCGGAGGATGTCTGATGTACCGTTCTGATAAGTACTACATGAAAGTGCATATTGATCTGGAGCCGGGTGTTTATGTTTTTCCACACACCTCCGCATCTGGTAAGACATATCTTGCACACACCTTAGAAAAATATAGGAGGTATGGGGAACCAGTTAGGGCATACAGCTACTCAGACTTTTGTGATGGAGTGTCGATAGAAAGCGTGCTGGACAGTGAGAAGTACCGTGTCGTAATACTTGATAGGTATGATCTTTACTATGGAGCGGGAGCTGGCGCAATTGAGACTTTCGCGCAGAAGTCTATACTCTTGGTGGACTGCAAACAGGTCTTCGATATTTGTAGGCATAGGACATGCCTCCTATATAGAACCGAGTCGCTGTTGGAGGTAAGTCTATGATGTATTTGTTTGAGGATGCCAGTGATGCAGATCTCTCAAAGTTTTTCCTGGTATCCTATGCATCTGAAGCCGCACAGAGTATATTTTTCTCTGGTGGAAATGGAAACCTCTGCAGTGTAGCTAAGAAGCTCCTGAATGCTCATAAGAGCGAGTCATTAGTTGTATACATGGATCTCGTACCAAATAACCAGAATGTTACGACAGTCTATGACTCCTTGCGTGTGCTTTGTAAGAACTACCTGGATCGGATGGTTATAATACCTCTAGTGTGCGCGGAATATTACTATTTACGCTCCTTGCCTTGTAGCTCGCTGGCACTAGATATGGAGTTGTATAAACACTGTGTGGATAAACTCCCTTACTGGGATCTTCCGCAGTTAAAGAATGGCGTGCACAAACAGAAAAGCTACGCATCTTTTGAAAAACTATGTAAGCTTATATGTGACTCGTATTTATCCAAGTGCTGCCAGATACCACGGAGGGGACGAATCAAGGAAAGTCATATTTATACCGTCAAGCAGTGTAAATGTGACGCGGCCCTTAAGGAGTGCAGACCTATGAGCGTGCTTGAAAAGTCGCGGAGACTTTTGTCCCAGTATCCGTGTGTACCCTTAGACTCGAAACATACAGTAAGTAAAACATTCTCGTTTGAGGATGCCAAGAAGCTGCACGTAAAGCTAATCAGAGAGTTCAATGCATGGGCGCTGCTGTACCACACCAGCTCGGGTCTCGATGCGTCCTCATTTCAGGAGATATACCCTGTGGATTACTTAGAACGGAATTGATTTGAAATGAAAACACGTCGTCTCTTGGTGGGTGTGGTGAGCATTGCTCTGGCGGTCACCTCTCGCGACTATAGTATGTTCTTCAGATAAGTCACCCTGATACGACCTTGGCCTTGGCTCCAGGGAGGAAGTCTTTCAGCTTTAGGCTAGTTGAGCAGTGCATTACATATGCACGCATTGTTTTCTTGTCGTAGTAGCATTCAACGGCTCTACGACCTTTCGCATATCCATCCCATATCAGTTGCGAGCACACATTCTTGTAGAGTGCTTCCTCTCGATCAATCTTCTTGTGATAACAGGCGTCAAAGAAAACCGATTCGGCCTTCAACGCGGCACTCCAGTCCCGCAGATCGTCGTACCCTATATAGGCAAGGTACCTACGCGTGAGAATAGTGTATGGAGCTGCGCGGCCTTTGTGTGAGAATATGAGTTTGACCGGCGCTCCAGTGGCCCCTAGGGTCCAGATGTCCAACGGCGTAAAAGCTGATTTACCGTAGGCGTCCAGCAAAGCGCGGCCCCAGGACTGTCTTAGTGCCTCTTCCACCTTTAGCAGGGTCTCAGGTGGAGTCAGTCCATAAAGTTTAACTACGGGTACATTGTGAAGAAAGTCCTTCCAACTCCTAGGAGCCGGTTTCACGGAGTAGAGGAGGTCAATTCCACACGCATCGAGTACGTCCGTGGCCCACTTGTATAGATTAAGCAGTTCTTCGCCCGTCTTCCCATGTGCTGGCGTGGAGATGCTTGAACTGTTCTTGTATGCTTCAATCAGTGTGCGGGCTTCTTCGTTTGTCCCGCCCACGTCTGGGTGGACTTCCTTCATAAGTTTTCGGTACATTGCCCTACGTTCCTCGTCAGATCTGAGATTGGTGAATATCTCTTCGTATTTGTTCACGCCACCAACTCCTTACTCATTAGCCAGAGTATCACACTTTATCGCAGGCTGTCAATACAGAGCATGCAGAGCTCATCTTTCACCATCTCGCAGTTGTTGGAAGAGTGTATGCTTTTGAAGGATAGAGACCTACTATATACACCGTGCTCGTGTGTTTACACATGGTACATTTTGAAGTATAATCACAACATATAAGCAGAAAGGAATTGATTTGAAATGAAAACTCGTCGTCTTGCCGCCGGTGCCATGAGCATCGCTTTGGCGGTCACCATGTTCTCCACCACTGCCTTTGCGGCCTCCGTGAAGTTCACCGATGTGCCTGACAGTCATTGGGCTTCTTCCTCCATCACCGAGATGGCCGACAAGGGCATCATGTCCGGCATTGGCAACAACCTGTTCGCCCCCTCCCAGCAGCTCTCCAATGCCGAGTTCATCACTATGCTGGTGAGGCAGTTCTACTCGGATAAGCTGGGCGCCGAAGGCGGCACATGGTACGCCCCCTTCATGGCAGCTGCTAAGAGCGCCAACATCCTGACAGGCACCAACGTCGGCTCCAACGAGAACCTGGCCACCTCCACCATCAACCGCTATGACATGGCCCAGCTGATGTACAACGTCCTCAAGGCTGAGGGCATCACTACATCCTCCCTTTCTGACACCTCCAAGGTGGCCGACTGGTCTTCTGTCCCCTCTACCTACCAGGACGCCGTGTCCGTCTGCTACAACATGGGCATGCTGACCGGTGTGGACAATAAGGGCACTTTCAATGGTACCGGGGTCATGGACCGTGCCCAGGCCGCTGTTGTCATGGACAGACTGTTGGAGGTCTGCTCTGGCGGCACCCCATCTACTCCTAAACCTACTGGCTCCACCTCCATCACTAAGCTCGATCAGACTATGGGCGGCCATGGTGCCGTGGAGACGGACGGTGGTTTCTTCTTTGATTCTTCCAAGGTGGCTATGGGGTGTAGTAGCCTCAGCCTGGAGACTGTTGGATATACGAGAATCACATTCACTGTCAAGGCGATTGATATTGATGTACAGGTAAGCGCGGGTCATGCAAGGGAGGGAGTGAGCATTGCAGATCCGAATAAGCAGTACAGAGAGCTGCTTGGTGTTGTCCCTGCAGGATCCTCTAAGTCGTTTACAATCGATTGCAGTGCTGATGAAAGCGTAAGTATTGCAGTTGCGGATAACAATCACATCAACGAGTATGGATTCTCCGACATCTTCGTAGAGTGCTATCTCCTCGATCTCACCATCAGCTAACCACACAAAGCCCTCCGGGCAACTCGTGTCCGGAGGGCTCTCTAAAAAGCGGAGGATGGTTGAATGGAATTGGGTTATTTCACACTGCCTGCTGGAGAGAAACTGGCAGAGCGTCATAGTGTTAGGGTGTGTGGTGACATCCCAGAACTGACACCTGGGCTGGATGTGTACCAGTGTGTATGGGAGCCGACGGAGACAGGGGTTGTTGAGGTTGGCGCACTTGAATCCGTTATTCTCATTTCCTCTGTGCCGGCGCCCACTACTCTGACACTATACCATGGGAGCCCTGTAAGGGATTTCACACCTACGTATGGGTTTGGACAGGATAAGCACGATTATGGTCGTGGCTTCTATCTTACGGCGAGCAAGGGGCTCGCGTGTGAGTGGGCTGTGTGCCAGTCTGGCTCAGTGGAGGGGTGGCTTCATAAGTACTCGTTGGATATTGGGAATCTCAAAATTTTTGACTTCCAGGATGCAGGAGTACTGTCTTGGTTAGCAGAATTGATGAAACATAGAGTGGCTGATACCTCAAGACGATACTCTATGTATGCGCCAAAATTCATCGAGAAGTATGGTGTAGACACCTCTGGTTATGATATAATTAAAGGCTGGCGTGCGGATGCATCCTACTTCTACATTGCTAAAGCGTTTGTGCGCGATGAGGTGGACGTGAGCATTCTTGAAGAGCTGTTAAAATACGGTGACCTGGGTATTCAGTACTGCTGTAAGACGAGTGAGGCGTTCGCAGCGTTGCAGGAAGTACAGAGTCCAGAGATGGTTCCGCACGATGAATTCACCCCTCTTTATGTGCAGAGGGACACGTCTGCCAGAGAGAAAATGCGCGCCTTAATCAATTCAGACCGAAACTCGCTTACAACGGTATTTAGCGATCTGATTGGGAGGTGAGTGCGTGGGCGCTTACAGTGTTGCATATTTGGATGAGATTGTGGAGACGCAGGGCTTGCTTTTTGATGTGGCAAACGAGACGTTTGGCTCCACGCTGGATACCTTAGACTTTATTACAAGATACATGAGGAGCAAAACACGATCACGTATTGATCGTGCGGATCCATATGTGTGCACAAAAGATGCCTATGAGCTGCTGGAGTGGTTTATACAGACAGAGGGATTTGTGCCTAATACGGGGGAGCAGATAGGCGGCTTTATCCCTAACTGGATCGGCCAGTTTTACGCTTACTTTCAGTGGTATTACAGCATCAGCAGTGCTGAGCTGGTGGAAATGCTCCCAGCAGCCAATTTGGTGAGAATGTACTTTGGTCTGCATGACCTGGATCTGGAGCTCGCTGTAACTAAAATCGGTACATCCATGGGTTTGGGGTAATCAGGTGACGCTGGCTAGAAAGGGTGTGAAGTTGTTGGTATTCTTTCATAACCCAGACGAGGAGAACGGAGTGTTCAGCAATTGGTACCTCTCGGACTTTACTGTCGATGGTATCAAGTACTCTTCGATGGAGCAGTATATGATGTATGAGAAAGCAGTTATATTCAACGACGGTGATGCAGCACGCAAAATCCTCGCTACGTCTAACGTGGCAGCCATAAAGGCACTGGGTCGGGCCGTGAAGGATTATAACGACCATGTGTGGAGTGGCGTACGCCAGCTTGTTGTCTACAGGGGGCTGGTCGAGAAATTCAGGCAGAATGACGATCTGCGCAGAGCACTACTGTCTACCGGAAATCAGGTGTTAGCCGAGTGTGCTGTGAAGGACAGAATCTGGGGCATTGGGCTCTCTATGCGTGATGAGCGCAGGTTTGCTATGAGCAAGTGGCAGGGCCAGAATCTATTAGGCTACTCGCTCATGGTTGCCAGAGCCGCTCTAGCCAGGTAGTGTGGCCTTTATTTGTTCGTGGGGTATACTTGGTACGATAGTATATCTGTCTGTTTAGAAACTCACAGCACACATTAGAAGCAATATGTCCATCCGCCTCAGTGCATAAAATCCCTTCATCCGCACATCATATATTATTGAAAGAGGTAAAGCGCCTGCAGTTTATTGCTGTGGGCGCTCTTTCTATGGTTGCAGGCGCTGGGGAGCACGGCTTCCCTGCTCCGCCTTTACCGCGTCATCCAACGCAGCACACACGGCACTGTGAGTCCGCCGATAATGTAGACTACAGCAAGCAGAATGTAAACTACAGCTGCAGAAGCCATACTTCTTACACCTCCTTATTTGAATTTACACAGCTACGCCGGAGCGGGGTTGGGCTTGCCATCCGGTCGCGCTGAGTGTATTCAAGGGAGGTAGCCGTGCTCCCCAGCACCTGTAACCTTATTGCCAAAAACAGCGTCCTATTTCGTATCTTATGCTTGTACAGATCAGCAGCCGGCCTTGAGGTTACTCACTGAGCCACTTGTGTATCTGGCGCATCAGCCATGCAGCATACGCAACTGTAATACCGCTAAACACTTTCGCCAGCACAGTGAGTGTCAAGATCAGACGGATGGTAGTTTCGTCCATCAGGTTAGCCTCCTTTCAGCAAACTCCGCCTAATCGCTAGCGATCCGTAACCTTCTAACGTTAGAGCGGTGTTTATTGACTGGCCGGCTGCTGATCTGTACGAGCATTATATCACATCGAAGGAGGGATTGCTATGAACAATCTCAAATCTAGGAAAGGAGGTGCCTCATTGAGGAACTTGAAGCGCTTGTTGTGCCTGCTGTTGGTGCTCACGATGCTTCCTATCAATGCCTTTGCCGCAAGTGGCGCAGGCACTGGTACAGATCCGGTCAGGCCAGGCACAGGTAGCAGCACTGGGTTTGGCTGGAAACAACGTTCTGATGCCATGGGCTTTGCGCTGGGGATACAGCAGATGCAGGGTTCGGATTACACAATTAAACCGCAGACAAAAGAGGATGCGGAAAAGACAAAGAACAGTATCGTAAAGAGCCAAGGCATGGCCAACGCGATACAGCACTTCACACGCTCCTACCCGCACCCATATGAGCCTAGTGGTGGACAGGGACTCCTGTTCATGGTGCCTGCCGGTACTTCAGGAACGCAGTATATAACACGTGTAGATCCTGGAGGCTCACGCTCCAGAGAGGTGCTTGTTCCTTCATTGAAGGCTGGCAGTTACACTCCTAACAACAACTTATCTGATACGCTTTTCAAGCTTGCTATTAGCAGAATAAGTAATGCAAATCCCAACCCAACTCTCTATGCAAGTGACTTTTCAGGTATTCTTAAAACGATTTCTGAAAGTGACGCCAAAAATCTGATTGGCTATATTTTCAGCTCAAGTGACTACGGCTCAGCAGGACTGGCTACGGAAATCAACACTAAGTTCAAAGAACGCGCAGATTTGCAGCCTGAAAATTACACTGAGGACCAGAATCCGACATTTTATAACGCTCGACGGGTTTGCAACTACGCAGCCATCATCCTGTCTCTCGCAAAGCTCCTGCCGCAGGAGAACTGGTCGGTGTACGAAAGTTACGTCAGCGATTATGTCTGCAACGTGCTGGCTGGCAGTGCGTACCAGCCGATAGTCATTACAGGAGAGGTTGCCATTGCTACGATGTGGGGCTCGGTATCCTCCTCGATGGTGCATTGGAGAACCGCAACTGACCATATGGCGTTGAAGGCAGGAGTTGGTGTGGAGGTGTTCAAAGACGCCGACACCTACTTCTCCGAGCTTAAGGACCCTGTGGACTCAAATGCGGAAGTAACGCGAATCATCATGCGGCGTGCTTCCAGCCAGGTTGCTAGTAATCCTGGTACTCCTGGTTCCGAGTCCTTCATGGGAGTTGGGCGCAACGGCGAGGATAACAATTATGGCACCTTTGGTCGGAACATAACTTCAGTAGAGTCAGCTTACATTAACGCCATAACAGATGACAATGGACCTTGGAAGCTGAATGCCTTCTCTGCTGGTCCTTGGGGCTGCGCTATATTTGGCGCTGAGATGGCTGTTATTCCAAACGACCCCGTGCCTCCTACACCCGTGGATCTTGCAGCTATGGGTGAGATTGGAATTACCGTGGAGGACAAGAAGTATGAGAAGGAGGTTGGGGGTTACAGCCAAGTCTTCAATGTCACTGTCACTGTTAGCCTTGGAGCCGACTTCGGTGTTGGTGAGGGTGACAATGCTGCCACGAGTGAGGAGCAGATGAAGTCTCAAGGCGCCGGTATTGCCAACACACTGCGTTGGTTGCAGTCGCGTAGAGACGAGGGCCAGAACATTCCAGACCCATCTATCTCTATTTGGCTGGCACAAGCAGAGCCTATTGATGCCTTGTCAGATTCTGCATCTACTAGCCTCATCAACGATACCTACGGCTACTTCGGTGATGGTAATGAAATAACCTTCAACGACGCTGGCAATAAGGTAGCATCTAATCAGATCGAGTCTAGTTTGGGTACTGGATTTACATGGACGCAAGTACCGGCCTCGTCGCTGGTGTTTAAAGACGGAAATATTCCCGGCATGACTGTTGGGCCCGGTGAGGGTGGGTCCCTGCAGATCACATTTACAGATTTGAATAAGTGCGCGGAGTATTTTACTACGCACGATGATACGCTGGTGTTCGTAGGTGAGTATACGGGTAATGGAACGCTGGAAGATGATACATCCAAGATTCAGCACTGGTTCAAGGTTGGTGCCCGTGTACAATATTATGGGCCTGTCTCGTTGGAGGACATGAAAACTGTCACTCTGACAAATGTCGGATTGTATTCACGCCCTAAGTACGATTACTCCACTATCACAGCAACGCCAGAGGACGACCCGTACTATTACTCCAAGTACCAGCGTCCATACTCTGAGCTCAAGCAGGGCACTGTTCCTGTGTCTGGCGGCGGCTCAGATGAGAAGTTCAACTCCATGACCGGCACACCTACCTTCACGGAGACCAGTGGCCGGACAGATTTCGAGGGCACCGTGTACGAGAATGCTGGTCACTATTACCAGTACTTCGCTTCTGGCGGCTCTGAGTTCGTGGTACAGTTCGATGGCAAGTACCACTACAATGAAAGCGCCACTCGAACCTTTACCTTCAACTTCTCCGGTGTGAACTGTGACCAAAGCACTGGGTCCTACAAATGCCCTGGCCATCCTCAGCCGGAGGGACCTCCCAGTTACTGTGATGACTCGTGCGTGCATGCAGTACACTGCGCAAACCACCCACATGTGCTCTCATCATCATGTTCGTTCTCCGTCACCTACAATGGGCTGTCCTATGTAGAGATTACCAACCTGAAGGTGTGGAAGCTCTCTGAAGCTAAGCTGGATGGAACTCGTGAGCTCCTTGACACGAGCGAAGTCTACGCAGAAGTCAAGTCCACGGCTCCAGGTATCTCCTACAACATAGCCGCCTCTAACACAGCGGAGCAGGGACGCATGGTCTATGAGTTTATGCCCAAGGGTACAGGCGAGGGTGGAGACCGAGACAACTTGGTTTGGAATCGCACTTCCTCTAGCTCCTGTTCTGGCGCCGCCAAAGAGAACATGGAAGTCGTCAAGGGCATCCTGTCAGGCGCCAATGCTGGAGCCACGATGCTGTCTGACTTCATCGTTCTGCACACCACCAACGGAGACCAGTCCATCCTCTATTTCGAGACTGATTCCGACTCCATGGGCGTGCCTATCATGTCCTCTATTGACACTTCCTCCCACTCCCCTACATTCGGTTCTGACAACGCTACCATCACCGTCACTGTGACCTCTTCTGTGGCCGATGGCTGCGAGTTTCCTGAACTGAAGAACAAGGACAACGAGACTCTGCAGAACCTGCTGTGGAAGGGCAACAGCCTGACCTCTGAAGGTTGTGGTCTGCCTGAGGATGGCATCACCTATGGTGGTTATAACGGCAACTACTCGAGCATGAGCACCAAGTACAAGTCCTCCGGCCACGCGGCTAACATGACCAACTGGTCTTCGACCGCTGCCTACAAGAATGCTTCCGGAGTCTTTGGCTCTAAGTCTAACTCCGAGCTCTATAAGGCGACGGTAACAAAGAAGCTGCGGCTGTTGAATGATGAGCTGGTTATTCCGGATACCAAGCAGAACGGTGAGTACATCGTAGGAAACTCTTCTGTCTTCTATGAGAACATCGTTGACTTTGGCAATGAGACCCCTAACTTCCCAATTGTCCCTCAGAAGGACTTTGGCAGCAGAAAGGGCTTTGTTGTTAAGACTACCTACAGCCCATCGCATGATAAGATCAATGACGTGGTCGTGTATAACCCGGTCTCCAACCAGAACGCCATTGTTGTGTCTCTGCCTAAGGATCGGGATCAGCGTGTCTCAACACACGTAACTACGGAGGTGGATAAGTCAACACAGTGTCCTGGAGACTCGTCCTGCCCCTACCTGCAGAACGTGTGCACGGTGACGCAGCACGTCCACACAGAGGCGTGCTATCAGCAGATCTCCTATGAAGTACACGGGCCTAACAATGTACACGAGCATACAGCTGAGTGCCAATATATCCCAGCGACATGCGACTGTTCTCATTGTGGAAATCCAAGCTGTCCGAACTACTGTTCCAACCACAGATATGCGTGCTCCTCTACGTGCGGTATCGCTAACGGTACTGGCGGGACATACACGTGTGGAAATCTGCCTCTAAACAAGCACGTATGCGGAGCAAACAGTCAGCAGGCGCAGAATGAGACCATCAACAGGCGTGTGAGCTACTCCGCATCTGGAACTGATGTATACACATTCACAGCCCGTGATTCCGGCACCGTGCGGTTCTTCTCTACCTGGAACGATAACGATCCAAGGGGACGGGTTTACATCAACGGGACTCTTAAGGTGGACAACGACGACGGGTATGGCAGTCTGAACTTTGACTGCGGTACAATTCGTTTTAACGCCGGGGATAGTGTACGCCTAAACATTTATCAGTATGGAAGCAGAGGCTCCGGTAGCTGTGACATTACGATTCAGATAAGCTACGATTCCCCACCGACACCGACAGTCCAGTGCTATACGATGTACAAATCCATCCTTTCATGCAACGACCCACACCACGCCTACTCCTACAACTGGAAGCTGTACACCTACGGACTTAAGCATGAGTCTGGTGCTATCTGCTCCGGTCGTGGATGTGCGGACAATACTAACCTAATCTTCCCCACCCAGGAGAAGTATACGGTGGCTCAATGTGCCGCGGGTTATATCGTCAAGCACGCTAATGGGGATGTACATCTGACGACTCAGCAGGGTATCTGCACTTACTGTGGCAATACCTATAAGGAGTTGCTCTCTAGCGCGCAGAATACGGATCGTGAACCAGATCCGAGCGAGTATGAGTGCTACACCTATGGTGACACTCGCTGCTGGGCTCCGTGCAATAATCCAGAGAACCACAACAAGTACACTACCACCATCACCGACAATGGGACGACCTATGAGATGGGTGACTTCATCAATCTTGATTGGCCGTTCACCATCTACTTCCCCAACACAGGCGACTTCTACGGCACTGGGGCGAAGTGGTCTTCTACCACCTCTGCAGAGCGTGGGTGGGGCTACACCGACGGGATGGATGCCACGGAGTGGACAAAGTGCAAGTGGGTAGAGTTCCCATTCGCCGTAGTTTACAATGACCAGACCTATCTGCCCTATGAGCGTATCTATCTCTCTGTACCAGAAACGGTGTTTGAGTTTTATGTTCCGCTCCACGATTCAGAGATGGCGAATGCAGAGGTGAAGTTCGGTTCAGTGGCGATTAACGCCCAGAACGGTGAGGAGCTTGAGTGCGGCGCTAATGCAAACCACAACATCTCCAACATTACCTACAAGGGCAAGCCGAAGGCCCATCACCACAATGCGGATAAGCGCACCTATATCGATGTGGTCGGACGTATCGGTAACCTCGCTCTGAACGACACGGGTGACTTCCGCTTCTCTAATCTGTTCAAGACACCGCTGTCTGAGTGGTTGGTGCAGAACATTGTCAAGAAGGTGGATCCCACCAAGCAGAACTACATCATGCTCGATGGCGTGGATGTGCGCAAGGTGCCTATTACAGACACCGGGGTTGCCGGTAACACGCACAATACCAGGCCAGAGCGTGGCAGCCTCAGCAAGATACTGAACTTCCCACTTACGCCGGCCAAGAATAACATCGAGCCGCTGCAGCGTCAGCCGATTCGGATAGGATACGATTCCTACTTCGACTTGACGACGTTGGGTAACTACTACGGTAATCAGTTCTTCGATGAGGAGGGCAACGTGGCCGGCACGAACCTTGTCCTAATCAAGCCGCACTATTATCGGCTTGACCTGGATACAGGGGAGTATAAGCCTGTTGATGTCTATATGGATGTCAATGGCAACTACGTGCTGATCAATGACAACGACAGCAATACGGTGTCCTACAACGGCAGCGATGCCAATGTGAGTTTGAACTGGGTCGAGGAGAAGGATCGGCGCAATTACTCTGGCTCGGAGGTCACGAACTCCGAAGCTGTGGCGCAGGCCAACAACTGGGTACAGTTGCCTAAGGGCTCCAGTTGGGTGTACGGCAACTACAACATCCTTAACCTGACTCAGCGTAACCGAACCTTTGTCGGAAGCGAGTATACTTACAACGACAAGGATGGGTGGAACTCGCATAAGGACCCGAGCGACAGACTGCCTAATGTACAGGCGGCCATGCAGGGACAGCGCTGGCATTTCAATGTCGGCCTCCCCTCTAGTGCGGTCTTCGTCTACAGCGGGCAGCAGCCTACGCAGGCTAACATCGATGCCTGCTCTTCTGGTAATGCGGTAGTCTTCTGTGCCCTTGAGATCTACGCTCAGGGTGAGGTGTGGACACTGGCTTACGATGGGAGCAATGTCAATGTGCCGTTCACGGTCACACCTGGCGGCAAAACATACGACCCTGTCGTCCCCTACCCTGATTCTAGCAAGAACCCGAAGGGTGAGGAAATGCCAATTGTCTCTATCATCTCTATCAACCATTCCAGCAAGGAAGACATGAACGTTATCGGAACACAGTAACAATGGGCAGGGGCGCCCTTCTCTAATGAGTTGGGCGCCCTCCATCTTATACGTGAAGGAGGTGTGTATTTATGTGGATGCGTCTTGGTGTCACTCTTAATGTCACTGACAGCGAGCGTGAAGCATTGCTTGATGGCGATGAAGATACGCTTCTTAAAGTGCTTAAGGAACATCGCTTCTCAGTCGACGGCAATTCCTATATCCCTGGGTGTGTTGCTGAGGAGTTCAGGCCTGGCTCTGATGATGTAGACTTCGAGTTGCCACCTACTCCTATAAAGTATTAGGAAGGTGCTGCCATATAAAAGTGAAGGAGGTTACTGCTTTGGATTATCTGGTATCACACTACTCAGAGATACTGGAGAACGAGGTCGGGAAAGTTCTGGACAGCCACTTTGCAAAGAATGAATTCTATGCTAGAGGAGGTAAGCAGTATGTGCAGTGTTAATCTCAACGGATGCACAGTCGGTGAAGCTGTGGCGCTGCTCCAACAGATGCCGCAGGAGGAGGTGCTCCAGCAATGCAACAATAAGTTGTCCAAGTCCCAGTTTATCAGCGGTGTAGCCGAGATCCTTATGAACGCGTTGCGTGGTGACTGCTCGGGCGATGACTTGGCTGACCAGCTCGGTTCGTTCTACGGAAAGCTCACCAACTAACGGGGAGGTTATATGTGAGGTATAAACTGCAACAACGATGGAACCAGCATTCCCCACCTATTTGGGATTCCCAGTAGGATGAGGGTGCTGGTTCTATAATTTAGATGGCCCCAACAGGGTGCCTAAGGAGGTATGTTGATTGAAGCGCTGCCTTTCCTGGTGCTTAGCAACGTTGGCCTTGCTTGTCCTTACTGCCTGCTCTACGCCTACTGCTGTTGCTGATACCGATGATTTTCGGTGGATGGGCACAGTAGTCGCAGGCTTGAGCGAAACAGGCGAGCAGGCCGAGGAGCTTGTAATCCCTGCTTCAGCCACAGAGGTATCGTTGGACCTGACAGGGAACACCGTTCTGCGTCGTCTGTCCTTCGAGAGTGATGACACGGTTATACGTAATCTTATTCTTGAAGATTGCACGGCGCTGGAAGAAGTCGTATTCCCGGCTAGTATTGAGGAGATCGGAAACTGCTCAGGATGCACGTCGCTTACGCAGATTACAATTCCGGAGGGCGTCACTACAATCAGTGGCTCTGCGTTCTACGGTTGTACATCTCTAAAAACTGTAGTCATGCCAGAGAGTGTACGAGAAATTGGCGTGTATGCATTTTCTGGCTGCTCTGGGCCAGAGTCGGTCACCTTGTCCCCTAATCTTACCCAGATTCCGGACGGTGCCTTCTACCAGTGTTCTTCCTTGGGTGAGGTTCAGGTGCCAGAGGGTGTGACGAGCATCGGGTCTTCGGCCTTCGATAGGTGTGCTTCCCTAAGTGCTGTCTCTTTGCCAGAGTCACTCAATGTACTCAAAGGCGCTGCCTTTATGGATTGCACAGCTCTGACCACTATCACTATCCCAGCGAATGTGTCGGAGATCGACCACACTGTCTTTATGAAGAGTGAGGGCGAGCAGGTGGCCTTCTATGTGCGCGAAGGTTCGTGGGCTGACTTGAACTCTGTGAAGTATTGTCTATCTGGAGATGTAACAACCTACTAATCGCGGACTACGGCACTGCCTATTTCTGAATAGGCTTAGGCAGTGCCGTTCTCATATATTATTGAAGGAGGAGGTTTCGTGCGATATAAACTGCAACAACGTCTGTACATGTAGTTACTGACATTTTACAGAACCTGCACTCCTCCCCTATTCGGGACTCCCGGTAGGGTGAGGATGTGGGTTCCAGAAAGGAACGTGTATGGACAAGATACTTTTGGGGGCTCAGCTTCTTAAGCGGCTCAACTATATCCAGGATGGAATTGATAAGTACAATCGTGGACAGCTACTCTACTCGGAGGAGCCTTACGGGATCTTGTATGACCTGACGGATGAGATGCAGTCAGTAGTCAGTAAGCTCAAATCCGAGGGCTGGGTAGTTTATGCTGTCATCTCTGGTGCATACCGTATGAACGCTGGGGATATCATGCGTGCCAACACTTACCTGTGTCTTCAATGACGAGGATGAGAATTGCGACGATCCGCTGCCGTTTGATGCACACAGCGTCACCTACACAGCTATGGCCTATGTGACCGGATTTGAGAATGAGTTCGGTTATGTGGGCGTACGCCCGTGCAACGGTGGCCTTACCCGTGTTTATTGAGGTAGGGCTATGGAAAAGTACATCTTACTGTCTACCTTTGCCACACTTACTCAGGAAGAGTTGGAGCTAACGAAGGATTGGGAGGAAACACCTCTCGCTGTTGTGGCTATTGCGCAGGAGTATATCGAGCGTTGGGTGTTGTGCTCAGACTACAAGTCTTTGGAGGATTTCCTTAACACGTCTACCTACGATGTGGTCGAAATCCTTGCGGCGGAGGCGGAGCGTGCCGGCTTCTTAGCTTTTACTTATCGTCCGTCCTTAGAGCCCAATTTCAAATTCCCCGAGTTTTGTCGTGGAGGCGCTCTGGCAGCTTTTGCAGATTACCTATCTTCTCTCCTAAACGAGAATGGGCACATGGAGGCTTCCAAGTACCTAGACGCCTTGCTGGAGATGTAGGTATGGGGAATATTTTCATGATAGTTATCCGTCGGCAACAACAGACTGTTCTTGTTGCCGAATACATATACAGAGAAAGGATAACAGATTATGGAACAGTCTATTCAGGATATTCTTTTTAAGGACGTAGTCAGTGTTCTAGCTAAGTACGATGTGGATTACACAGAGGATTCGGTGATGCGACTCGTGCGTGATTGGTGTCTTCAATAAGGCATCCCTGCTCTCTTTACTGCGGAAGCATCCTAACTGGAACGAGGATACGCTTTCAGTCAAATTCGATGTATCTGCTGTTCGCAATCTTGACGTTGGGGTAATCAGAGGCAAAGCGCGTGCGCTACTTTTAGCTGCACATGACAGTGTAGAGGTTTGTAGGTATGATGACTTCTACTCAGCTGTGCTTCTACTGGCAGATACATCCGAGCAGTTTCTGCCAGCTTGGTTTAACGACGAGGCTTTTTACAAGACCTATGGTGTGGAGGTCAAGAAAGGGCAGAAGACCAGCAGGGCGCTCAACAAAGTATGCCGTGAGTTTGGTGCAACGTCAGCTGAGTCTTTTAACCACAGGTTCGCTGAGTTGGCCGATGCTCTTAACCCAATAAATATTCCGCGCACAGCATCGCTCTCTATACACCCCTGCGACTACCTCGAGATGTCCAATGTGGATAACAGTTGGTCATCATGTCACAATCTGGATGACGGGTGTTATCGTGCAGGCACTCTCTCCTATTTGTTGGACTCAGTCTCTATGATTTTCTCCACAGTAGAAAAGGAGCATATACAGCCACTGTATAAAGCACCTAAGGTGACCCGTGAGGTCTTCTGCTATGGTGACGGGGTTCTGCTGCAGTCCCGCCTTTATCCTGATTATACAGACAGGGATACTATCAAGCAGTATCGTGCGTTAGTGCAGTCTATAATTGCCTCGTGCGAAGGAGTGCCCAACCTGTGGCATACAACGCATGATGTTAACAACTTTTACGGGAAAATCGAGACCTGTTGTGGCTCGTTGCATTACACAGACTACACATACCCTGATTACAACCCCTCGCTGTCTACTCTGGATTCAATGGATACAACCAGCAGTTACATCAGCATTGGCGCGGTGCCAAAATGTCTATACTGCTCTCAGGACATAACAGAGTCTGGGCAGTTACTGTGCGATGCATGCCACGGTGGCTACATATGTGCTGAATGTGGCTGCTCTCTAAGTGAGGATGATGGGCACTATGTGGATGGATATCTGTATTGTGATGATTGCGTCTCTTACTGTGATTGGTGCAATGAGTACACTCGGGAGGAGCTGTGTACGGTTTACACCAGTACCGGTAACGCTAGGTACTGGTGTCCGGAATGCGCGAATGAGCATGCTTCGTGCTGTGACGAGTGTGGCGATTATTATCTACTTGACGCTCTGACGGAGCACGAGGGTATGTGGCTATGCCCAGAGTGTCTTAAGGATGCCACCTCAGCAGAGGAGGTAGCATCATGACCTTCGAGAATATCCTGGTGAAGTCCCAGAAGGAGCTCAAGCGAACTCTGAAAAAAGAGCTCCAGGAACTCCGCTACTCCCCTATATCCAGTAAGGGATTCCTCTATGCGAAGGGCACTGTGCCTGTGCTCCTAGTGGCACACCTAGATACCGTACATCGCGAGGGGGTAAAGATCATCTGCTACTCCAAAGGTGGTAAGATCCTCATGTCTCCCCAGGGCATAGGCGGGGACGATAGGGCTGGGGTCTACATGATTCTACAGCTTCTCAAATCACATCGGTGTCATGTCCTATTTTGTGAGGATGAGGAGCACGGTGGGGTTGGGGCTCATCATTTTGCTGAGAGCAATATCAAGCCTGCTGTAAATTACATCATCGAGTTTGATCGCAGAGGTTCCAATGATGCAGTATTCTACGACTGTGCCAATGAAGAGTTCACGCAGTTTGTTTGTGGCTTCGGGTTTGAGGAGAGTATCGGGTCTTTCAGCGATATCTCTATTGTTGCTCCGGCTCTAGGTGTGGCAGCTGTTAACCTGAGTTCAGGTTACTACAACGAACACACTGCACATGAGTACATCAATATGTTGGACATTCACAACAACCTTGACAGAGCCCGCCGAATGATAGCCACGAGGACTGGAAAGTTTGAGTATGTCGAAGCCTACGGCTGGAGCAGGTGGTCCCTAGACGGGTACGACGACTTTACAAGCCTGTTGATGCCTTTGCGGGAGGGTGACTATATCGTAGATGAGGATGGGAGAATGCACGAGGCTGGTGATGACGTGCTCATAGACCGGCGGGGAGTCCCACACCTACTCGATCCGAACTACGGGTGCGCTACGCCTCTAATTGGCGCGCAGGCCTACACCAAGGAGTCTATGCCTGTGCGGTTCAAAGAGGAATTAGCTGACGTATACGAAGTAATCATCTAATCGAAGTCCTGCTCCTAGCTTCAGGGGCAGGACTATTTTATATGCCTAAAAGGAGAATCGTAGGATGGAAAACGTTGGGTCGCAGTGGCTAGAGGCTGCGCAGCTCAAGCAACAGGACAGTGCCATTAAGATGTGTGCTTTGGCTGCTCTTGAGCTTGCACTCTCTACGCCGATATGCACTAAAGAGATCTGGGCTGGAAATATTGCCGGGGACTACGTAGCGATACAGGCCATAAGGAGGAGCCTAATCCGTAGTATGTCTATGGAGGCGCTGCTTGAGGCCGCTGGGGTCGATGCGGTAGTCCTCGCAGACTTCATACAATCTTTAAGAAAAGAGGGTTAGCATGCAATCGGACTATCTACCTGAGTTGGGAGAGGAGTTTGCCGCAATATCCAGTGGGGTGTGTGGCATCTCTCCTCTCATGGCAAAACTCATCCTCTACACAGAACTGGATGATGGGTATGGACGGTACTTCAGGAGCATCTTCAGCGAGGAGGACAGAAAGTCCCCCTACTTCGTTCAGGACGTTGGCACTCCTATGCCACGGAGGCTTAACAGTGTCTCACAGAAGTGTGTCGAGATGGCAAGGGAGTGCATCAAGGCGCGTCATCTGGCAGTAGGTGAGTGGCGTTCTACATGGGAAACCATAGCCATGAGTGGCAATCTCAGTACGAAGCTCAACCGTTACGCAAACGGAGCGCTGGGTGCAGAGTTCATCAGCTACCTGGGACGGCCGACATCTTTCGTAGATGCGCTTGTGGCGAAGCGCGCTCTACTGGATACGCTGGCGTGCAGTGGTGCAGAGGACAAGCTGTTTACGAATCGTGACATGGGATCCTTCATGTATCGCACTCTGCTCCTTGACAATGACTGGCAGCCGGGCAATGTGTGCTCTCCGGAGTTCCTGGAGTTCGTTACTCAGAAGGCAGTGGAGTTCACCTCTACGCATCTGGGGCTTTTTGATGTCCGTGCCCCGTTTGTTGGAGTCACGTTCGGCTGGCAGGCAAAGGACAAGAAGGAGTGGCATCTCTACGGAGATTTGCTGACAACAGATTTGTTCAGGTGCAGCAAGAAGGATCTGCGCCATCTCTTCGATATGGTCTCGCTTGACGTTGCAGCTGACATGGTACAGAAGTTGTACGACTCCACCTACCTGTGCGTCGTGGCCGTGGATGCCTCAAAGCGTAGTCTGCCTGATAAGGTGGACAATGCCTTCATCTACAATTTCCCCATGGGAGAGATCGTCTCCTGTAAGTGGGCCGATACACTTCCTAATCTCTGTGGCCAGTACCATCCTATTGGTTCTGTAAAGTTTAAGAAAGAGGGTGCCTATAATGCCTAGTATGGGTGAGAAGTACGTATGCGGTGGTCGTGAGTTCTGGTGCGTTGGCTTTATCGGGAGTGAGGTTGTCCTCATGAGAAGCGGCGCTGTCGTTACAGAGGTCCAGGCTGCGTCGTTTGACAAGTCTTTCCGCTATGTTGGCTCCATGGAGGTCGGAGGTGATCTCGTGGCCAAGGAGACTTTCGCTGGCGTCACCGCTGGTGAGAAGTACACTGTCACCGGCATCGATAAGGGCATTATCTCGCTCTCTAATGGTGTCACGATGGATCTGAACGTGTTCACAGCTGTCTTCTGAGATGGGGTTGCTATGAATACAATCGGTCATGAATGGCTCACCTATCTGGGCAAAGAGTCAGCTACAGAGGAAGTAAAGGTGATGTGCCTGTGCGCTCTCTATTCCGCGCTCCGCAATGCTGAAACGATGGACAGTGTATTCCACGACTGTCTGGACACGAGTTCCAAGGATGTACAGCTCCTACTTAACACATTCCCGCAGGTGCAAAGCCCTGGGCTTTGGCTGGAGTGTGTAGGGGTCTCAGACGGTGATGAGGAGCTGGATAATTTCCTGCGGGATAAGGGCTATCGGGAGAAAGCCTATAGCAACGGCTACGCCCTGCTTAAAACAGGTGAGAGCTTCCCTCCTACCCTCACCGTTTATTGCGGGCAGGACATCCGGCAGCTTAGGAACACGCTCGCTGATGGGGAGAACTTGTTGGATTATTCAGTGCATCAGGTTTTCTTCAACAAGGCTAGCTGTGCAGATAGCTCCTGTCTTGTCTCGCTATCTTCAGACTGTGTTCTTACAAGTGTCTGGGTAGGTAGGGCTGAAGACATCTTCCTGTAACACCATGTGTCGCATGAAGCGCATATTAGTCTTACTTATGGCTCTCTCATTGCTCTTACTTACTGGATGCGCTAAGGAGGCTGTGGGAGTGCCTTATAACTACGTACTCCCATTTGCCTCATTGAGGGTGTATGTTGGCTGTCAGTCAGAGGTGTATATTGATGGTACCATTTATGGAACAACACCATCGGGAATACTCACGCAGAATAGTGGGTCCTCAGCCATATACATTACGGATGAATTCGTTCCGTGCAAGTCACAGGTGGGCTGGACTTTCTGTGGCCGCTCTAACTACGATGAGGTTATGCGGGGTTTTCTGCAATACAATGGAAAGCCAGTTGTAGATACAGCACCGTTACTCCCCTATGTTCTGGCTGCAGATAGGTACGTAAATATCTACGTGACAGAGCTGATGTGCGAACACGTCATAGAGCCATCACCAAGCTGTACACTCGCCTATGGCTTCACGCTTGAATATTCTGATGAGCCGGCAACGCTATCACCACCGGACCCAGTTTCAGTGGATGGGACAGCTGTGGTGTATTTAGGGTATGGGTTCATAGAGTAGTTGACTGGAGCGGGACCGAAAACATGGTCCCGCTCCTCTCTTTGGCTAAAGTATGCCAACATCCCTAGCATATATAATTGAAGGAAAATATTCATGGGGGCGTACTGGTTTCGACGGGGTACGCAGAGTCAGATAAGCATGGGGCAGAAGCCGGTTACTGCCTATCAATCCGGCGCAACAATTAAGTGCCAACAACACTTTCACTCGGGAGGCCGTTGCGGCTTAACTCCCTTACCCTAAGAAGTGTGGTAGGCAGGAGTCCTTTAATGTCTATCGCTGGCGCAAGACGCCACAGCATCTTAAGAACGTCTGCACTGAGTGTTTGAAGAAAGCGGAGCTACAACGTCAAACTGCTCGGGAGCGTGTAACAGATATGGACTATTACTTCTAAACAGGAAGGATCTCATGCACATATATTATTGAGAGCTATAGATATAGAAAGAAGGCGGTGCAATGAAGCAGTACGTCATCTCTCACGCTTACATCGGAAACATCGAAGTCAGCATGTACGAGAATGGAGTGCTTATTAACTCAGTCGTTGTGGCAGATTATGATATTTCCGGCTATGTCAGCTGTTTACAGTCGCAGGGTTACGTGGAAGCGTTTGATGTGCAAAAGGCTCTGGAAGAGCTCGATGCAGCAAGAGATGCATACACCGTAGCTATCGAAGCATGGGAAAAAGCCAAGGCCTCTCCCTTGGTTCGGAGAGAGGGGTGAGTCTGTTGGAGTATTTGCTTATTGAATGCGTAGAGCGGGAGGTTGGTGTACCTGTGGCGTTTAGCACTCACGGGGAAGCCCACGCTGAGATGTGTAAGCGGGTGGCCACCGTGCTGGGTGTTGGTGTTGAGGAAGTCACAGAATCTTACCTGGACGGCGTTGAGTGCTCCTCTAATACCTGCGTCTGCAGAGATAGCGCATGGACCGAGCGTCATGGGCAGAATTTCGATTGGAAGATCTTCACACGGAATGATGCCGGTGAATACATCTAAATATCATCCGCCAGCAGACCGGTTAAAGTCTGCTATTTTTTATGCTGTGGTGTCCGAGTGGTTTAAGGAGCCAGTCTTGAAAACTGGTGATACCGAAAGGTACCGTGGGTTCAAATCCCACCCACAGCGCCATAACAATTTACAAGGAGTGTGGAAAGCGTGTATGTGATTAAGCTGCTCTCTGGTGCCTTTCTCGTAAGAGGGAGTGTGACGTGGTCCCCTACTATGCTTCAGCATGAGGCAACGAGATTCAAGACTGAGCGGGAAGCCATGGCAGCTGGCAGGAAGCTGTTGGGTGGCAGACCGTTTTCTGCTGTACACGTATGAGAGTCTGGAAACGCGTATCCTTGTTTCTCTCGGTCCTAGTGGTGCTCGCTGCTCTCTACATGACCCCTCTATTCGGCAATAAGCCAGCGGTGATTGTGAGTGGAAGCATGGAGCCTACGATACAGACAGGGGCGTTTATACTTGTACACTTCTCTGACTTTGAGGATTGTGAAGTGGGCGATGTAATCACCTATTATCATCCGGGGTTTGATGAGTTAGTTACACATCGAATCGTTGAGAAGGGCGAGGACTATTACTGGACCAAGGGAGACGCCAACACCGCAAGGGACGACATCTCGGTCATTGAGGATAACTTTTACGGAAAGGTAATATACACAGCAAACTGGTTAGCGCCGCTTATGGGACGGTGGATAGTGGATCGACAGCTAGATAGGGCAGCTCTCATGTCTGTCCTAATCGTGGTTGGACTCTGTGCAATGATTGCCTGCGTTGTTATATCGTTCGTCTCTACATACCTTTACTCCTTCCTGTTTGTTGTGCGTGGCAAGAGTTATTCAGAGAAAACGTTAGAGTCTTTATCGAGAGTCGATGGCTCTATGGTAAAACTGTGTCATAAACATACAGAGCTGTCAACATGGAAACGAGTAAAGCTAAACTTAACTTATAGGGCGTGGAAACGCACCTTATCCGATGTTGAGGATGAGTTGAGAAAGCTGTAGAAAGCATATTGGAGGTTTTATGTTGAGGAGGCACCTACTTAAATTCCTGGCGGCAGTTTTTTGCCTCAGCCAACTGACTTTGGCAGTCTCTGCTCAAACTCCTACTGGCTCATATTCTGATGTACCTATCGAATCTCCGCATTACGAGGCCATTGAATATCTAACAGATATGGGCGTTACTTCGGGGGTTGGAGGAGGCCGCTTCGCACCGGATAATACCATCAGCTTTGATGAGTTTATTGTTATGCTGATGAAGACACTGCAACCTGAAGCTGTTGCCGAAGAGTACTCTGGCAATCACTGGTGTCGGCAAGCTCTGTGGGCAGCTATTCATTCAGGCGTCCTCAATGGGCCAGAATCAGAGAGATATCAGAAAAATGGAATTACACGTTTGGAAGCCTGGCATTTAATCTGCCGGGCTTCTAATTTTAATCCATACCCGGCGTGGTGCTTTACTCAACAAGCTCCTGTGTTTGATATAGATGCGGATCTGAAATACGCAATGGTATCCACTGGTCTCTACGCCGAGCTGCCAGATGTAAATCAATGCATGACCCGTGGCGAAACCGCTACCCTCTTGTATCGAATTGCTACCGAGGATTATATCCACCAACAAGTACCAGATTTGGCTGTGAAGGTAAATATGCAGATGCTTTCACCTACATGCTGGCGTATGCGTAATGAGGCAATTTACGACCTCGCAATTCTCCCTCAAAAATATGTTGATGAGTTTCAACACCTCGGTTGGTCCATAACCATTGGCCCGGATATGGGCGAATACGAGGAGGAGCATCCGACAGCCATAGGGTTAACCGCAGACAGCCAAATCCTCCTGTCAAACAAGCTTGGGGACCATCTTGGCAACCACACACTCATCCATGAAATGGGACATTTTGTTATGAAGGCTACTGGGGAGACCATCATGATAAATAGCGTCATGGAACTGGAGGAGGATGGATTATCAAAGGTTACGGGGGCTTATTGCAAAACTAATAAGCATGAGTATTTTGCGGAAGCATTCTGTTATGTAGTGCTTAATCGTAGCAACGCAGAAAATTATGCGAAGGTCGTAGGTAACGCACCCCTTACGGTAAAGTTCATTGAACAGGCATATCTCGACGCTGAAGGCCTATATGATTTAGATGCCGTCAATTCTGTATCGCATGAGGCTTTTCGCATCCTACATATGTAGTTTCGGACTGGTGCCTGCTTTACATGCAGTTTGTTAAATGTCCAGTAAGGCTAAGTTTGCCTCGCACGGGTCCCTTCCTATAAAGCGCAGACGTGCGTTAGGATGTCAGAGTATTCACCTTAGTGCCAAAGGCTTACGAAAGAGGAAACAGCCAGTACAGGAGGGGGCGTTCAGTGTACCGCTCCCTCCTGCGCTATTTATATAGAGGTGCTTATGAATTACGAGAATGATACCATGCGGTACCGGAAAAAGAAGAAAAGTAACACAAGCAGTTCTGATGCGAAGTCGGATCACAAGCACAACTATGTGGCTTGTCTTATTCGCTCCTACATATTCGACACCGAGCATCTTGCCCTGGGGAAGCGGTGTTCTGTTTGTGGAAAGCCGAAGGTCACCAGGCACTTCATACTTGATGATGGATTTGTCCTAGGGTCGGAACAGATTCGTGCTAAATTCCCGGGACTCCCTATTCACGAGTCTCAATAATTAGAAAGAGAGTTGCGCTATTATGAGAGATTATATTCCAATCCGCAATGTAGCCAGAACCATTTGTGGTATTCAGAATCAGACCCTTTATCATCACTGCCTTGATGGTAGCATCGAGTGGAGTGGGGAGGGTAACTACCACTCTCCAAAGTGTGCGGTTCAAATTGACTCTTTCCTGAAATGGCTGAAAGAGAATTTTGCTTATCGAGATAGCATGGATTTCTTGTCTGTGGAAGCCTACCTTAAAGCATACCGCGAGGGCAATACAGATGCAGACTATTATGTATTTTGGAGGAATAAGAGAATGGCGCTGCGTGGTTATATCGAGAAGGTTATCGCTGATGCTTGTAAGTCGGAAAATCGTCCAAATGATGTAACCTTTGATGCATTCATTATCGACAACACCGCACTCCTCCTTATCCTGCATTGCAAGTATTTGCGTGTGCAGCGCAGAGTTTACTACCGAATCCTCAACAACGTGCCTAAGCATTTTAGGCTTTCCATTGTAGACGCGTATGGCTTGGTAGATGTAGATAATCCGGACTATACGGACTCTACTGGTCAGTTACAACTCTCTACGACCTGTGGAAGGCATGGCAAAGGATGAGAAGAGGTGGGGCATGAAGCTCTGCACCTCTTATTTTTATAGGATCAGGTTCTTCAGGCCAGATATCGTGCCATTCAGCACTGCCAAGTGGGATCCTAAATGGTACCATAATTTTCAAGGGCAGGCCAACATCTTTCTAGATAGGAATGGTGTGCTTAATGGTCTTCGCTTTCCAGAGTTTGCACCTGGCCCAATGTGCGAAAATGAATGTCGTGGTCTTGTCACTTGTTCTGTACGTAGCCCAGAGGAGTGCGCCTTTCTAAAACACTATCGACAGCAATTAGATCAGTTGAACTTCGATGGGGTGCTTGGAGTCTTCTCGGAACTGGAGCAAATGGTGAAACGAATTCTGGATTTAAAAGTGGAGCCGACCTTCGCCCTTATAGTGCACGAGGCTCCAAATAATCCGTGTAGTGAGCGCACTATTATTCAGCAGTGGTTTGCTGATCACGGATATCCTATTCAGGAGTTGAGTATCTGATGAATAAACAACACAAAGCGTTTCTGGGGCTATGCCTTGCAGGAATGCTTTTCTTATGCACAGGATTCACCACACTGCCTACATTTTCAGACGTTTCAGTCAATAGCCCATACTACCAGGCCGTGGAGTACTTGGCGGATGCCGGTATTGTCTCGGGTTGCGGGAATGGTATATATGCGCCAGACAGAACCTTGACGGGTGGCGAGTATGCCACCATCTTAGCTAGGGCGCTACGCGTAGATACACAGGGTTTTCAGGAAGAATGCGCGCCATGGTTCTCTGGATATGTAACACGCCTATATCAAGAAGACGTATTAACAGTACCGGAGTATAAATTCCTTAGCGAGGGAAAGGTTACGTGGGCTGTGGTGTGGAGAACTCTTCTGCCACGCTTTGGGGTCTATTTTTATCCCGCTGAATACTACTATGACACCTCTACATTACCTTGGTACATCCATAATGAATATAACGATTCCACTGTAGCCGCCATTAAAATAGGATTACATGATCCAGATTCTTCACCTACTGCGATTCCGACTCGAGGAGAGTTAGCTGTAGCGCTGTATAGGCTGATGGTTGAAGATTTTACACCATTACCAGAGCCTCACATCATAGGCAGTCTTTTAGATGAGGAGACTGCAATCACCCCTGTTACCTTCTATAGGCGCAATGCGGTGCTTTCAGCTACAGAAATTTTGCCAGAGAAGGTGATTGAGTCCTTCTTGAGTAACGATTGGAAGATAAAGCTTAGTGGGGTATATGTGGATTTCCCGGAATACAGTTCTAGTTCAATAGCCGGTTTAACTGTCTACGCTAATAAGCGTATATACCTAGAGTGTGATCGGGCTTCTACAGTTCTTCACGAATTTGGGCACTACATGGAATACGATACCAAATCCGACTTAAAAGTAGACAAAGTTTTTCAACAAGAACATGAGCACGCTAAGATTCTACTCGAAGATTACGCACAGACTAATGCACGGGAGTATTTTGCCTGTGCTATTGAAGAATACTTTTTAAACGAGGAAGAGCGCCATATTTTTGAGCAGGAGCTCCCTCTCACCTACGCCTTGGTAGAGGATATTTTGCTTAACTACGCGTAAAGCAATTTATTATCTGCGTCTAAAAGTTCATTCAAAATGCAACAGGTACTTAACATCCCTGTGCAAAGAAGGCTTATCGCCTTCTTATATGATAAGGTGTCTACGTCGGTTGACATCTCATTATTGAGACCGTGGGTTCAAATCCCACCCTTATCTACGTACAGTTAAATAAATTAACTATACCACTCCCAAAACAATAGGCATATGGAAAAACAATGCCGCAATTTTATATCCATATATTTCCTTCCTTGCCAAAGCACACTCCTTGTCCGTAGTAAATGTATTGGAGGCCGTGCAATGGAATGGAGGAAATTAGTTGGATATCAAAGGAGAAGAACACGTAAGGCACATGTTTGACAGTTTCTGCAGAAAGGTACTTCAGAACGCTGCCAGTGACTACTACGACTCTATTAGCAGGCGAAGAAAGCACGAGATACTGCTCGATGATTACTGGAACCTCCCCTATACGTTGGACAAGTATTCCTTAGATCAAGAGGTCTATGAGGTTCTTGGTGAGAGCATCATGTTTACTGATGCTTCTATCATCGCTGCACTCAACTCTTTGTCAGCTGAGGGCAGGACAATCGTGCTTGCTGCTTGTGTGTGCGACCTGCCAGATAGGGAGATCGCGGAGCGCCTCAACATGGTTAGGAGAACGCTTACATACCGTAAGTCAAAGCTCATCAAGGAGTTGAGGGGGTTGCTCATTGATGGATAGGCTCCTCCCTATTTCTGTGATAACGTCTGCGATAACAGGAGATCCAGAATCAGCGACTACTGTACTCAAGCACTATCGCAGGTACATCGCCTTCCTAGCAAGTCGCAATGGCTACTTCGATGTTGAAGCAAGTTGCAGGATGGAATCTGCACTGCTTGAATCGCTCTTTAAGTTCGATATAAACCGGTGAGTTAATGGCACGGCCTCCATAGCACCTTGACAACTTAACATTGGAGGTATCTAGGTGGATATACAGGAAAAGGCCATACTGTCGCTTACCGAATTCTGCTCCTATGTAGGTATTGGGAAAACAAAAGCACGTGAGATACTTAAGAACAGGTACTGCACATACAGCTTCCGCATAGGGAACAGGTTATGCGTGAACAAGAAGAAGTTAGATGATTGGCTAGAGACACATAACGAGTTATAAATTCCTATTGTAAAATCTCCATTGTTGGTATATCATTATCTCGTGGTATATCACAGTGTGTGCCTTTTCCTTAGTTTAACGATGGAGGTTAAACATGGGGAAGGACTTGAAGGGTAAGGAGCTTGGACGCGGCTTATCGCAGCGTGCAGATGGCGCCTACCATGCAAGGTTCACAGATAAATTTGGCAAGCGTCACTCACTGTATAACAAGTCTCTTACTGTCTTGAAGCAGGAGTTGAAGCATGCTAAAGAGGAGGTTGATAGGAAGGCTGTCGCAGAGCCACAGAGGGTGTATACGCTACACGAGTGGTATGGGCAGTGGATGGAAGTGTACAAGTACGAAGTCAGGGATAGTACCAGACTGGCTTATAGTTTGGTTTACGAGAAGCATGTAGGACCTGCACTTGGGAAGTATAAGTTATCTGACATAACCACAGTTGCTGTGCGTAAGTTCCTTAACAGCATGAAGTCTGCCGGCTACAGTTTTGAAATGCGGAACAAAGCGCGCATTATCATCCTAGACTTGTTTGATAAAGCAATCATGGACGATTTCGCCTTCAAGAATCCAGCACGGGGTATAAAGCTGAAGCGGGATGACAAGGAGGAGCCAAGAGTACTCAGCAAAGAAGAGCAGATTGATTTCTTCGATGCGTGTAAGGGAACTTTCTACGATGAGCTGTTCACGGTAGCTGTGCTGACTGGGCTGCGGCCTGGTGAGTTGTTTGCACTGAGGTGGCAGGACATTGACTTGCGAGCGAATACCATCAGTGTAACAAGAACACTTTTATACCAGAAGTTAGAGGGTGACACCAGAAAAGAGTTCCACGTCCACCCTCCTAAGACCGCATCAAGCGTGCGTACAGTGCGCTTCAGCGACAGGTGTGCGCAGGCTCTTAAGAGTCAGTTCAGGAAGAAGAGTAATGTCGCCTTGCGCTCTACATCAGCACCTTTAGAAGGGCTGGAAGACTTGTTGTTTGTCACGAAGTTCAATACGCCGCTATGTAGTCAGATATACTGCGACGCAATAGCTAGGATCGTTGAGCTCATAAATGAAGGGCGCAGTGATATAGATCAGTTCGAGAAGTTCTCAGGACATTGTTTTAGACACACTTATGCGACTCGCTGTTTTGAGGCTGAGGTAGACCCGAAGGTTGTACAGGAGCAGTTAGGCCACGCATCGCTACAGATGACGATGGACCTCTACACACACCTATTCCAGGATAAGAAGGAAGACGAGTTGAACAAGTTCACATCGTATTCGGACCAGTTGTTTGAGGCTTCAGATATTCTGGCTGCTAAGAGGTATAATGAGTGTCTTCATCCTAAGGTTGTGAACCTTGGAAATATGGCGTATAATGGCGTATGACAAGTCTACACAGCATTTATTTCACTATTTTGTGTGCAATAGGAAGGATAACCGTCTAATGTCGCAACTTATTTTGCGTGTATGGTTTTCTTATTATCTGTACCAAACGACTCCATACGACTTGTCAAAGGTGCGCTGAACGGCACGCCGGGAAGGAGCTTCCGCTTCTCCCCGGCGTGCTTTATTAAGATTTCATTCGGATTTTTGCCCGGATTTGACTAATAATCCTCATTTTGCTATACTGATATGGACTACACTGGAAAAAGGGGGCTTCCGCTTTGCTTCGTTTTGAACACGTTTCTCTCTCCTACGGGAGTCAGAAAATTATCGACGACATCTCCTTTGAAATCCAAGAGGGGCAGATGGCGGTCCTGATCGGCTCGTCCGGCTGCGGCAAGACCACCACGCTGAAGATGATCAACCGCCTGATCGAACCCACCAGCGGCAAGATCTATATAAACGGCAAGGATATCGCCGCCCAGGACAGGGTGGAGCTGCGCCGCCACATCGGCTATGTCATCCAGCAGATCGGCCTGTTTCCCAACATGACCGTGGCCCAGAACATCTGCGTGGTGCCCAATCTGCTGAAATACAGCAAGGAGGCGTGCGACAAGATCGTCCATGAGCTGCTGGAGCTGGTCAACCTGCCCTATGAGCAGTACGCCCACAAGTACCCCTCCGAGATGTCCGGCGGGCAGCAGCAGCGCATCGGCATTCTCCGTGCCCTGGCCGCCTCGCCCCCCATCGTGCTGATGGACGAGCCCTTCTCCGCCCTGGACCCCATGACCCGGCGCACCCTCCAGCAGGAGGTGCGCTCCCTCCAGCAGAAGCTGAACAAGACCTTTGTGTTTGTCACCCACGATATGGAGGAGGCGCTGGACCTGGCCGATGTGATCATTTTCATGGATCACGGCAGGATCGTCCAGACGGCCCCGCCAGAGGAGATGCTGGCCCACCCGGCCAGCGGGCTGATTCAGGACTTCCTGGGCAAATTTATCAACACGGCGTCCCATAAGGCGCTGACCGCCGCCGACTTCATGCGCACCGGCGTCTACACCGTCTCCCTCCACCGCGGCACCAATGAGTGTGTGCGCAAGATGCAGCGCTACAACGTGGACACCCTGATCGTGGTGGACGACGCAGGCCGCTACGCGGGCACGGTTTCCATCGCGGACATCCGCCTCAACGGCCACGTGGTTACCGACATCGCTCCCCTGGTGCGCACCGCCACCCCCACCGTCCACTCCGGCGACGACGCCAAGGGCTGCTTTGAGCAGCTCATCTCCAGCGGCGCCAGCTATCTGGTGGTGCTGGGCGAGGCAGAACAGGTGGAGGGCATCATCACCAAGACCAGCATGGCCTCCGCCATGGCGGAACAGCTCTGGGGGTGACGGTATGGGTGAGTTTCTGGCGCGCAACGCCGAGGCCCTGGTCCGAAGCATTGGCGTGCATCTGTTCTACACCCTAGTCTCGGTGGCCATCGGCTTTGTCCTGGGCCTGGGGCTGGGTATCCTCCTCTCCCGCTTTCCCAGGCAGGCCCGGTTCATCCTGCCCCTGCTCTCCCTGTTCAACACCATCCCCGGCGTGGTCTTTATCGGCCTGCTGTTCCTGGTGCTCCACATCCAGCCCGCCACCGTCCTCATCGCCCTGTCCATCTACGCCATGTTCCCGGTGCTGAAAAACACCTTCACTGGGCTGCTGGGGGTGGACGCGCAGTATAAGGAGGCGGCACAGGGCTGCGGCATGAGTCCCGCCCAGCAGCTCCTCCGGGTGGAGCTGCCCCTGGCCATGCCCACCATCATCGGCGGGCTACGCATGTCCATGGTCTACACCGTGAGCTGGGCCGTGCTGGCCGCCATGATCGGCCTGGGCGGCCTGGGCACCTTCATCTACCAGGGCGTGCAGTCCAGCAACAACGCCCTGATCCTGCTGGGCGCCGTCCCGGCCGCCCTGCTGGCCTTCCTCCTGGGCGGGCTCATCGACCTGCTCCAGAAGCATGTGGTGCCCAAGGGACTGCGGAAGGGGGGCGGTGACGCATGACCCTCTCCATGGTGGTGGAACACCTGTCCATGGTGGTGTTCGCCATTGTCATCGCCATTCTCATCGGGGTGCCCCTGGGCCTGCTGTGCTATCTCAGCCGCGCGGCCCGGGGCGTGGTCCTGCGGGTGGTGGACCTCATTCAGACCACCCCCGCCCTGGCCCTGCTGGGCATCATCATGGTCACCCCCCTGGGGGCGGGCAAGCCAACAGTGATTCTGGGGCTGGCCCTCTACTCCCTCCTGCCCATCGTGCGCAACGTCACCCTGGGGCTGAGCCAGGTGTCCCCCGCCGTCAAGGAGGCGGCCAAGGGGATGGGGATGACCCGCGTCTACAGCCTCTTCCACGTGGAACTACCCCTGGCCATGCCCATGCTGTTCACCGGCCTGCGCATCGCCGTGGTCAACGCCATCGGCACGGCGGTATTCGCCTCCTCGGTGGGCGGCGGCGGCCTGGGCAACCTCATCAATACCGGCATCCGCCGCAACGACGTGGCCATGATTCTCTCCGGCACCGCAGCGCTGATGGCCATGGCCCTGCTGCTGGACAACCTGATGGCCTTCTGCGAGCGCCGCATGGGCCGGCGGGACAGCAGCCGCCGCCCCGGCCGGCACGCCGTTCTCCGCCGGCGGCTCACAGCAGGCGCGGCGGCCGTCCTGGTGGCCGCCCTGTGCCTGCCCTCCCTGCTGCCCAAGGACACCTCCAGCACCCTTGTCCTCTACGACGGGGAGTTCTCCGAGGTTCAGTTGGTCAACCGCATGGTGCAGCAGCTTGTGGAGGACCGCACGGGGCTGGAGGTCAACATACTCGACCCCATGACCTCGATCAACAACTTCAAGGAGCTCACCGCGCGGGAGCCGAGCTGTGACCTGATGTATACCTGGGACGGCACCATCCTGACCACCTTCCTGGGGCTGGACACCAGTGACATCCCTGCGGGGCAGAGCCTTTACGACTTCGTCAACGGCCGCATCGGGGAGCAGTACGGCGCCCGTATGCTGGGCAAGATCGGCGTGGACAACACCTACTCCATCGGCGTCACCCAGGCGGTGATGGATACCTACCACCCCGCGGCCATCAGCGATCTGGCCCCCATCGCCGGGGAGCTGCGCTTCGGCGCGGAGCAGGACTTTTACACCGATGCCGGCAGCATGAAGTACGGCCCCTTCGTGGCGTTCTACGGCCTCCAGTTCCAGGAGGCCATTCAGGTGGACATCATGCTGAAGTACACCGCCATCAAGTCGGGCAGCTACGATGTCATGGTGGTGTACGCCACCGACGGTCTGAACAAGGACGCCAACCTGACCATTCTGGAGGACGACAAATCCTTCTTCCCCGAGTACAATGGGGTGCTCACCGTCCGGGATGGTCTCTTCGAGGACTTCGCCGACCGGGCGCCGGAGCTGGAGCAGACCCTAGAGCTGCTCACCGGCCAATTCACCAACGAGGTCATGAGTGAGCTGACCTACCGGGTGGACGTGCTGGGAGAGAACGTGGACCTGGTGGCCGCAGACTACCTGCACACCCTCGGCCTGCTGTAGCACAAAAGCGGCACCGCCCGAAACGGGCGGCGCCGCTTTTGCTTGTCCTTTTTCCTCCGGCGGGATATAATAGGTAGGAAACGACCCAGAGGAAAGGAGTCCCCACCATGAAGATCTGCTATGAAACCGTGCGGAATTCAGAGGAGATCCGCACCTATATCACCCAAGCCGACCAGTCCCTGCTGGCCCGGGGCTTTACCGAGCACAGCTTTGCCCACGTCACCCGCTGCGCCGAGTTTGCCGCCCGCATCCTGGCCCAGCTCGGATATGGAGAGCACGACCAGGAGCTGGCCCGCATCGCCGGCTTTATGCACGACATCGGCAACGTGGTCAACCGCCACGACCACGCCCAGACCGGCGCCGTCATGGCCTTCCGTATTCTGGACAAGATGGGCATGGAGCCCGCTGACGTGGCCGCCGTCATCACCGCCATCGGCCACCACGACGATCCCACCGCCTTCCCCGTCAATCCGGTTGCCGCGGCGTTGATCCTGGCAGACAAGACCGATGTGCGCCGCAGCCGGGTGCGCAACAAGGAGCATCAGAGCTTCGACATCCATGACCGGGTCAACTATGCCGCCGAGCGTTCCGAGCTGACACTGGACCCGGAGCGGCGCACCCTCACCCTCTCCCTGGGCATCAACACCGAATTCTGCGCCGTGATGGACTACTTCGAGATCTTTCTGGAGCGGATGCTCCTCTGCCGCCGTGCGGCGGAATTCCTGGAGCTGACCTTCAAGCTGGATATCAACGGCCTGAGCCTGCTGTAAACGCACAGCCGTGGCCGACGCTCCTCCTGTGCAGCAAAAACTCCAGAGACAGCACAACCCCCCGGCCATCCATCGTGACCGGGGGGCTACCGTTCGATCTGGGGTTCTACCACTACACATTACCTCGCACTTTCTACAGATTTTACCACGCGGTGGAGCAACAGAACGGGAAATTCCTTTGTTTCACTGTCTCCTGCAACAAATCGGCACTTGGTTTCCGTCTTCGGCGAACTTCACCTCGGAGGTCTTCCCTTTGTGCATCTCACTTCATTGAGTCCGTTGGGAACGAGTGCAAGCTTGGAACTTCAGGTATTCGGTCTTCCAATACGCTGTGGTCGGAAAAGAATGAGCTTTCTCAGCCCATGGGGCTCACCTCTTTCTTTTTCTGTCTAGATCATACTACCATCCGTCCCTTTTGTCAAGTGTTTTTGTTTGAATTGCCTCATTTTTTGCAAGCCGGACAGTAAGAGGGAGTGCCGCCTGGGCGGCCCTCCCTCTTCCCGCTCTTTATCCCCGGAAAAAGAGCTGGAGAATCACGCCGTAGAGCACGGAGGCGCTGATGCCGTAGGCCAGCACCGGCCCGGCGATCACAAACATCTTGGCGCCCACGCCCATGACCAGCCCCTCTGGTTGTGTCAAGATAGACATACAGTTTTTTCGGAATTTTTTCAGCCGCCTCCAAAGTGGGGGGCGCTTATTGTTTTAGCTTGCCGTTACAAATTCAAACCCGCTCGAAGTACGCATATCTATCTCAATCTCTCCTGAAGGGTACACACGAACCCGCTCTACAAAATTTCTAATTATTTCCGGATCATAGTCTTTAAGCAGGATGATCTGATCTGCTGTTCTTTTTCCCGCCGCAAGATTACCTCGAGACTCATAGTGCTCTACCAGAAGCCGCTTGATCTCTTCAGCTCTACTTGAGAGTCTTGCCAGCTTCTCTGAATCTGTCTTCTGGATATCAGCAAATTTCTCTCTGCTTATGCGACCCGCTCGGTATTGCTCATATAGTTCAGCCTTTCTACTTTGGAGCCGTCTTGTCATATTGGTGTTAGCATCAAGCTCCGTTTGAATACTTGAAAGCTTTTTGTCAATGCATGCCTGCATCAAACAATGCTGCTCAAGGAAGCTCCTACTTTGTTCCCGCAGCATCTGAAGAACAGCTTGCTCAATTTGGGCCTGATTGACAAAGAGACCCGCACACTCAGCACCCTTAATACTGTCATTTTTCGGGCAAACAAGGTGTGGTTCCTTTGCTGGATTCTTTCGGAGCTTCCTCCCGCAGCAGCCACAAACAAACAGATTGTTGGCTCGGTTTCCGGCAGTATTCTTGTTAACATTCCGAATACGCCCTTGGAGCGCATTCTGTGCCGTTCGGAACAACTCCTCCGAAATGATTGCTTCATGTGTACCTGGCACTATGATCCATTGATCTCGGGGCAATGATCGCATCTTAGGCTTTCCTACTTCTTCTGTCTCTCGAGTATTGGTAATCATCTTACCGGTATAGCGTTCATCAGTCAAAATCTTTCGAACAGCCCCCTTGAGCCAGATTCCAGTCTCTTCCTTGACCACCCCATTATAAAACCCGCCATTTCGCCGTTTATGCTCTAACGGGGATGGAATGCCCATATCATTCAGCATTTGAGCGATCTCGCTCGTGGTCATGCCTGCAACGCAGGACTCGAAAATCATGACAATGATGTCACGAACCTGCTCATCTACGATCAATCTCTTTTTGTTATGAGGATGGACTTGGTAGCCATAGAAGCCGTTTCCTCCCCAGTATTCACCACGCAGATTGCGGGTACGAAAAGCTGAGCGCACCTTGGTTGATAGATCTCGGCTATACATATTATTGATGAGATTGCGGAGGGCTAACTCAAGTCCGCCCGTGACACCTAAGTAGTCATCACTATCAAAGGCATCATTGATAGAGATAAAGCGGACCCCATAAAGAGGCAGGATCAGTTCGAGGTAGTTTCCCATCTCAAGAAAGTTTCTTCCGAAACGAGATAGGTCCTTCACCATAATGCAATGAATTTCCTGATTGCGAGCCATCTCAATTAGCTCATCGAACTTTGGCCTGTCAAAATGTGTTCCCGTGACACCGTCATCGCAGAACACGATCACTTTATAACCATGGAGCGATTCATGTGTATCATAGTAATCCTGGAGTAACCGCCTTTGGTTGAAAACACTGTTACTCTCATTCTTCAATGCATTTGTTTTGAGATCTCGGTCTTCACTCGACAAACGAATATAAAACGCCAGCACCTTATCCGGCATATCTCTCCGCCTCCTTTCCTCGGGTCGCAGCGACATAGAGAACCTGTTCAATCTCATCACGATGGCGGAATGCCACTTCAACATGGCCATCGTTAAACAAGGTAAGCGTCTCAATGAAGGCTGCTGCCATTTCAGCGTCAAGGGACTCCTGATCCTTATACTTTTCAATCAACAGTGCCCACTGCATTTTGCTGCCAAATCCCACTGAGTACTTTTCCTTTTCCTTCTCCAATTCAGCAATAAAGATCCTCAAATCATCCGCCCTCCTAGAGTAGTCCTCGCTCAGATCTGTGTAATCTTGATGGCTCAGAAGCCCATCTGCAAAATCGCCATACAGGGCTGCCTTCAGCTGATTGAACTTTTCAATTTTTCTCTTTGCATCATCAATCTGGGTTTCATATATCTGATAGCGGGTCTGCGAAGAAGGCGTAGCATTCAAGTTGGCAATCAGTCTCTGGGCATCGGAGAATGCTCTTATCTGAGTTTGGATAAGTCGCAGGGCAAGGGACTCTACATCCTCTTGTTTGACCGCTTTCTTGGGACAAATGGTGGCATTGTAATTCTCATGGAGAGTGCAATAATAGTAATAACCGCGATTAGATTTACTGCGCAAGTACATACTGCGACCACATTCTCCGCAACGAAGAATTCCTTTGAACATACTTCTTCGTTTACTCTTGGAATCGTAGATAGTCGCAAGGCCCTGTTCACTTTGCCTAGCCGAGAGGATGTCCTGAACCTTATCAAAAAGCTCTTTGGAAACAATGGGTTCATGCATACCTTTATTGATAATCCATTCCTCTTCGGGCGTTTTAACTGTAGTCTTTGTCCCCCGCTCGCACAGCTGGCTTCTGTACTTTCCGGACACAATCCAACCAAGATAGACCGGATCGACAAGAATTTTCTTGATCGTTTGCAGATACCAGATGGCATTTTTGAACTTCTCCGTCTTCCGCAAACCAATATCGTACAGATAGCGTCCGGGACTGGGCACCCCTTGCTCATTCAGAGTTTTCGCTATGAAGTGGAGAGTATGATTCTCTGCCACCATACGGAAAATGGCAAGAACGATTGGCCCCGTTTGCGGATCAGGAAATAGGTGGTACTTGTCATCCGGATCTAACATATATCCATATGGCGGAGTGCCAGTGGTCCACTTACCAGCAAGCTGCTGCGTCCGTTTCACCGCCCGAATTTTCTTGGAAATGTCTCTCGCATATGCCTCGTTTGCAAAATTTTTCAGTTGGATTGAAATGTCGGCATCATCCCGCAATGAGTCAAAGCGATCGGTAACGGAGATAAAGCGCACACCCATTCTCGGAAAGATCTGCTCAATATATTCACCGCTCTCAATCATATTTCGCCCCAGACGAGACAAGTCTTTGACAATCACACAGGTCACCTTGCCAGCTCGGATGTCATTCATCATTCGAGCGAATTCCGGGCGCACAAAGCTAACTCCCGAGATATCGTCATCACAATAGAGGTCAAAGACAACTAAATCCTGATGCTGGGAAACAAAGTCCTTCAGCAACGCAATCTGATTACCTATGGTGTCTGCTTCTCGCTTTTGTTCGTTCTCAACCGAGATTCTGGCATAGAGCGCTACCTTGTACTGGACGGGGCCTACAACAACTGCGGGTGTGGCTTGGACATTTTTTCTGCTCTTTCTTGCCATGCTTACATCGCCTCCCCTAGTATTCCACGCGCGGCATATTCCTGCAGGCTGCTCACCAAACGGGCATAGTCCTCGGAATGCTCAAAGATGATTTCCAACTTTTCGTCTTTGTGAATAACAACTTTTTCAATGCACTCCAGAACAACTGCCCGCGTGAGTGATTTCAATCCTCGATGTTCGGTAAATGTCTTCATCCAGTTGTTCGGGGACTGTTCGCCCGAGAGATAGATACTGAGTTCTCGGTCGATCTGCTCCTGAGCAATCAGCGCATCGGCAATTCTTGCATCATACTGACCTCTGATGTCACAGAAGTCAGTCTTCGAAATGAGTCCTTCTTTCATATCTTCATAGAGAGATGCCTTCAGATCGCGATAACGAGCGATTTCTGCCGCAAGTTTTTCTCTACGCTGCTCACACTTGGCAACATTGATTTTCTGATATGGCACCTGCTGAATTTCAGATAGACACCGGTCGAGCTCAACCACCGCGCTGATATGCTCTTGCAATAGCTGAAGGACAGCTGCCTCAACCTGTGCCTCTGGTACCTGCTTGAGTTCACAGCGATTCTCTTTCGTGCGCACGCTGCAGCGGAAATAGCTGTATAACTTATATCCGTTGTTAATTGTGCTTCGAGTAACTGCGTTCCCGCATTCTCCGCATTCCAACAAGCCGGATAGCGGATAAACTGTCGTTGCTCGTGGTGCTGCTCGCGTATCTATCAGAAGAGCTTTTTGAGCAAGATAGAATGTCCTCTTCGTGACAACAGGCTCATGGGCGTCGTGGATCACAACCCACTCGTTTTCTTCTGTTGGTATTGATTTCTTGATTTTATAGTTTGGTCTACGGCGAAGGCCTTGGCGGAGGGTTCCAATATAGATCGGGTTGGTGAGTATCCGGGCAACTGCCTGCGCTGTCCATTCGCACCGTTCCTTCATTTTGAAGCCGGAGAATAACGGCTCTCCCTTGTGACGCTTATACTCCAGCGGCGCAAGAATTCCGCTCTCTGCAAGCCGAATTGCTATGCCATTGTTCGTCATGCCTTGAATTTTCCAGTTGAAAATATCCTGGACAACTGTGGCAGCATAGGGATCGGGCTCAATTCGATTGTGGTTTCCCTCGCACTTCTGGTACCCATACGGTGCAAACGGACAAATAAAGTCACCATGTTTCCGCTTCACCTGCAGCTGGCTTCTGACCTTCACTGAGATGTCACGGCTGTAGTTGTCATTCATCAAGTTCTTGAGCGTGATGCTAAACTCGCTACTCTCGTCACGGGTAATCGTGTCGATGTTGTCATTGATAGCGATTAAGCGAACCCCTAAAACAGGAAATAGACGGTGGATATACTTTCCGGAATTGATATACTCTCTTCCGAAACGGGACAGGTCTTTTACGACCACGCAATTGATCCGTCCAGCCTTAATATCGTTCAGCATGCGCTGAAAGGCTGGACGGTCAAAATTCGTCCCTGTATATCCATCGTCTATACGAATGGAGACAATATTAAATTCAGGCTTATCCTTCAGAAAGTCCAGGATAAGCTGCTTCTGGTTGGTAATGCTGTTGCTCTCACGGCCAGATTGCGCCGCAACGATGTCTTCCTTGGAAAGACGCACATAGATGGCGGTATTAAACACAGCCATCTCATTCGCATTATTCTGCATAATCTCACTCCTTTGGCGTGGTCTGTCTGCCTAAGGAGTGAGTATGCTTGATTTAGTCCGAGGCTATTATACCACATCTATGGCCCTTTATCCAGATGAAAAACGGACCTGGCAAGAATTACATCATGCTCTGCTGCTGCAGCAGATGCTTGAACACTTCCTCAAAGGATGGCCCGTCCTCTTTGTATTTCACCTTGACAGCAAAGTTGCCCACTCGGACACAGTATGGATTCTTCACTTGCTTCAGATAACTGAGCACTCTTTCACGCACAGGCAAGGATTCATCAATGTGAACGGTGCTCAAGTCTACAAGCTGAGACTTGTCTACTGTCCGAATATCAACCGCCTTCATCGCTTCCCACTGCTCGGGTGTGATATCTCTTGGATCATCAGGGATTTCAGATGCGATATATGGCACTGTACCAGAAGTAATCTTAGGTTCTTCCATAATACCGATAGCACCTCCTTGGGATATTATCCCTAGTATTATTTGGATTATTCCAGCAGTTCACTCCTCATAATGAATGTAGAAATGAGGGTGTGTTTGACCACCCCCCCTCTACTAAAAATTTGTGATCTGCCCAAAAATCATTCCGGTCTCTCTACGCTGAAAAGAGGGATAATATCATAATTCCCATCTTCTGCAGTTTCGAGCCCCAGCTCTTCCAATACCTGTCTTTGAATGTCAGGCTTCAAGTCATCAATATAGATCTCAACGCTCATTTGTCTTCCTCCTGATAAGACTTTTTCAAATCAATCCACTTGCAGTCCGGATAGTTCCCTCGCTTACAGCCAAGGCAGTTGGTCGTAAGGCACTCCTCGAGCCAACAGGTGTAGCAGGTATCCATCCCAATATAGTCGCTTGAGGCATACCAAAAACCTGCAGGGTGGCGCTTAACAAGCCAACCGCCACAGACATTACAGTTTTTTTCTTCCCAAACGACCTTTGCAGATTTATCCCACTCAATCTCCTGGCCGCACATGGGGCAGAAGTTCCATCTCGGATGGTCATCATCGCCATCAAACAGAGCCTTCTCACAGTTCGAGCAGGTATAGACTGACTTGATGTTCGGTCGCTCTTGGTTTTCAATAGGAACCATATAGATTCTCCTCATACGCAGAGGGCTGCAGCTAAAATGCTGCAGCCCAAGTCATAATCATTTGTTCCGGAAAAGGTGCTTATAGAGATCATCTACGCCTTTCCGCTTTTGTGTCCAGGTAATCGGAGCCACCTCAAAGCCAGCAGCAACCCCCATTTCGATATAGCGATCACGCGCCTTTCGGACCTCTTCTTTGACCTGGTAGTCCGAGTCAACCATAATGTTGATTCGTACCACGCCGATAGAGTTAAGCTCTTCAAGCGCACGCTCGAACTGGGAATAGCTTGGCACTCCGGTAAGGCCGACAAAACCACTTTCATATGAGGTGCCAAGTGCAAAACTGTAGGCAATATCTGCCTTCATCACGCCTTCTGTGAGACAGACTACCTCGTCGCCTTCGTGAACCCCGACATAATGTGGACAGCACTTGGACTGTGTTCCATAGTACTGATCGATGCTCGTTAGGTTATAGAACTTCTGGTTATAAACCTTATCGAGTCGAACCTGAATGGCCTCAATTTGCCCATTAAGATTTCGATCCGGAAGCATGATTCCAGAACCTCTGATGTCGAGCGTCCACTGCCCGGTATCTTTCTGGCAATAGAAACCAGGAACACCATCAAGGACACAACCGCGCTCCAGCAACTCAGTCACGATCCGTCTCAGGCGTGTCGTGGGGGTTGTTCGATAGCCAAGCCAGTCAATCTCATCTCGGGTCAGGCCTCGTTCCTTCAGCGATGCTTGATGTGTGGGGCACAGGGTCAAAAGTGAGAGCAGATTTGAATAGGTGTTATCTCGCACCTCAGCTGAGGCTATCGGCAGTTCCGCTGTCTCAATTATCTTCCGCCTTCTCTTATACTCGCGCGGTTTTTCATTGCTGTCGGGACCGAATATCTTACAAAGCTCCTCATAGGCCGTATGGAGGGTGACTTCGCAAAACTCTGCGTAAAGGTGGAGGATGCCCCCACCTTTGCCGCAGCGGTTGCACCGAAACACATTGTCTCGGATCTTCACATTCATATGAGCTTTTCGATCTGCACAGAATGGACACCTACAATGTAGTTGCGTGCCGGTATCTCTGATTACTTCAATTCCAAGCAAATCAATTACCTGTTCGATGTCACATGGCAGATCTGGTTTTCTGCCCATCATCAATCACCTCCCTCGGTGAGGGGCCCAATCAGCTGGCCATCTGACCAACAGCTTCCAGCAGCTTTGTGGCACCTGCCTTGAGTGCAAGGTTATGGCCAGAATAGTTCTTCACATACCACGCCAAATCTCCGGGGTTCTTCATGGCAATATCGCCCAGGGTCCAACCGTTAAAGCGGCCGAAATCAACCTTAACGGCCTTGGCCTGCTCGATGGTCATGACTCTCATATACTCATCAACCGTCTTGGGCGGTTCAGGCGCAGCTGCTTTCGGCTGCTGTGCGGGTGTCTGAGGCTGCATCTGCTGAGGTGGCTGAGACACCGGAGCACTCTGAGCCGGAACTGCAGGAGGCATCGGCTGCGCAGTAAAGCTGGCCGCTACATTTCCCGGATGTCCGGCGTCTTCATCAGGCGGCATTTTGATGGGAGCGTCAGCGATGATGCTCGCCAGGGTTTCTCCATTCATGCAGAACTGCGTACCATAGCCGGCATCGGCCAGCGCACGCCCTTTTGCCACCGTTTCTGCTATCTCCAGGAAGCGATCTCCAAAACGCTCCTCAGTAGGAAAGCGCTGAGAGTAGGCTTTCCCAATGAACTGGTCAGCAGGGTCAGCCTTGTCTGCGTAGACCTTGCAGCAGACAACAGCGCTCTTCTCGTCTAGATGTACAAGCTCCGGATCAATCTTGCCGTTCGGGCAGTGCAGCCGGAACCAGAGGAGTCGGTACTTGACATCCAAATAGAGATCGTTTTCACCTTCTTCTCCAACGGTGTTACGCACAAAGTCAGCAGGGTTAAATCCTTCAACGGCATTGATGGCCGGGATCGCGTTCGTGTTCAATTCACTCATGTTGAGTCTTCCCTTCATAATAAATGTAGAAACGAGGTGGCTTCTGACCACCCCGGTTCCCAAAAATCAAGTCACTCGCTTGCTGAGCTCGCGGTTGTAGTAAGCCACGATTCGATCAGCGAGGACGGTGTTCCGTTGACCCACATCACATTTGTGGATCGCAATAAATACGGCTTGTTTCTGCCCAATCAGAATGACCTTTGCCTTGGCTCTGGTCACCGCTGTATAGAGCAGGTTTCGCCGCAACATGATATAGTGCTCCTTCAGAAGAGGAACGATGATGACCGGATACTCTTGTCCTTGGCTCTTATGGATGGTCGTACAGTAGGAAAACTCAAGGTCCTCCAACATTTCCTGCGTATAGCTCAGCTCACGCCCATCCAGAAGCTTGACACGCGCAATCGTATCATCATCCTCTGTCTCCACGTCGGTTATGATACCGACATCGCCATTCGACACATTGATCCTGTTTACAGTCTGCATAATGCGATCGCCCACACGGAAGACCCGGCTGCCACACTTCATTTCCTTTTTCAGATTGTTCGGAGGGTTGACGAGTTCCCGTATTGTCTCGTTCAATGCATTGGACGCCACGGCGCCACGCTTCCGAAACGGCGATAGGATCTGAACATTCTCTATGCCATGAATTGCAACTTCGCGCAGATAGTTTTTAATGACCAGCCGCGCTGCCTCTTCCGAGTTTTGCATTTCGAACATCTGGAAGTCATCCCCATACTGTAGATGTGTGTCATTATGATTGATTGCATGGGCGTTGGTGATGATCCGACTATTGGATGCCTGCCGGAATACCGTTTCCAAAACTGCCGTTGGCACCTTCTCGCTACGGATCATCTCCCGTAACACATTGCCGGCACCGACAGATGGAAGCTGGTCAGCATCACCTACGATGATCAGTTGGGCTCCTGGCTTGATTCGCTCCAGCAGCACATACGCAAGGCGCATATCCACCATAGAGAACTCATCCACCACGATAAGATCTGCAGAAAGCATTTCCGTATCGTTGAGTGGACTATCCTCTTCGGTGACCAGACCAAGAGCAGAGTGAAGCGTGGAGGCATATTTCCCTGTTTGCTCCGACATTCGCCGACTGGCTCTACCGGTGGGTGCAGCCAAAAGGATCTCGTTTGACGGGAACGCTGCCTGGTAGATGTCCAAGATAAACCTTAGCGTCGTCGTCTTGCCGCTGCCCGGTCCACCAGTCATGATGGATATGGGATAGGACAAGCATAGCTTCACAGCATTGCGCTGAGAAGGGGCCAGTCTCTGATGCAAGTTTTTCTCCGCCCGATCGATCTTTTCATCCAGGTCACGGATCTCATCGAACCCTTCCTGGAGGAGCATGGACACAATGCGCTTGGCAGCTTTGACTTCGCACATACGCTCGTAGCTCAGGTACACACGAGATCCCTCAACATAGACACGGGACTCAACACGCTCGTTGGTGATGGCCTGTCGGATCTCCTCCTCGGAGACCACCTCTTCTTCACAATCCGAGTTGAGCAGGTCATAGCACTGACCCACGGTCTCATCAACGGTGAGAAAGAGATGCCCGGACACCCTAGCCTCATCCAGCACATAATTGATTGCGCCGGAGTATCGCATAGGATGCTTTAGGCTTACCTTGGTTTTGCGGGCAATCGAGTCCACGGTCATAAAGCCAAACCCTTTGATCTTACAAAGCTGGAAGGGATCCGACTTCACGATCTTCAGGCTGTTGTCGCCGAACTCTTCTTTGATCATCGCAGCCTTCTTCATTGAAACACCAAACGGCGCCAAGTAGATCATAAGGTCGCTCAGGGCCTTTGTCTCCTCATAGGAGGCGATGATGGCCTTGAGCTTCCTCTGGGCGATTCCCTTGATGCTCAGCAGCTTCTGTGGCTCCTTGTCCAGCACCTCCATGGTCTTATCCCCAAACCTTGCAACAATGGCTTTGGCAATCTCCGGGCCAACGCCCTTAATCACACCACTGCTCAGGTATGCGAGGATACCAGCCTGATTTGTAGGAACAATCTCCTTACACATTGAGACCGATAGCTGAAGACCATGTTTCGAGTTCTCCCAGGTGCCATCAAGTTCTACTTCCACGGCATTTGAGGCTACAAGGTGGTAGCCGATTGCCGTGAAGTGGATCTTGTCGTCGTGGTAGAACGATCGGTTATGCGCTTCCTTGGGAACTGACTGATCCTCGGTGCTGTAGGAGAAGATGCAGAAGCCCTTATCCGACTTGAAGATGGTGCGCTCATATCGACATAGCATTCGATCACTCCTTATGCGATGGCCGTCTTGACCACCTTGAAAATTCTCAATTCTGTCTGATCGACGAACTCGTCGTAGATTTCCGGATACTGGGCTCTCAGCGCTGACAGCCTGTCCTTGTTGATCCCTTCCCTGTATTGAGGATTGTAGGTTACTCTGAAGCACTCACTGCCGTGCTCACAGGACGCCTTACAGGCAGTCCCCATTTGCTCGACAATGGGGGCGTAGAGCGACTTGATGCGTGTCTCCAATGCTTTGGACTGCGCATCGATCACCTTCTTTTCCTCCTTCAGGTTCAGAATTTCTTTCAGGCTGCCAAGGAACTTGCGGTCCAAATCAACACTCGGCTCAGACTTATCGGCCGGCCCGAAATAACGACGAAGGGACTCCAGCACTGCATCCGGCTTTTCTACCAGAGGCGGTTCCACACGAGCCAGAACATGATTGCACCAGAACGCCTCCAGCTCCATAATCGTATTCTCCTCCTCATCGAGGTCGCGCTCAATCTTCTGCCATACGAAGTCGTTCTCATTGTTGGAAAACAGGCATGCGATAAAGGCGACATCGATGTTCATGACGGCCATGTAGTGTCGCACCTGCAGCTCATAATGGCGTGGCACAGAGCCATTCGCCCACTTGAACTGCATATCATAGTGCGCGGTTTTGCATTCGAGGATGGCCTTTCGACCATCCGGAAGCATAACGAACCGGTCTACATCGGCAATCAGGAACGGGAAAATAGGATGCTGGTACATCCAGTGGTCTTCAAAGACAGACAGGCCGGTCTTCTTGGCGAAGATCTGAGCCACCACATCCTCGAGCAGATGCCCAATTTGGAAAGTGATGCTCTTATCCGGGCCTTCATCTGCCATGACCACTCCGATCTTGTCATAGTAGAGCTCTCTGGCCGTGCGATACGGAGAGGAATTAAGGGCGACAGCTACATCGCTGCCGCCAATCCCTTTGCGCCGCCAGTCCAACCACTGATCCTCAGTGAGGGTGGTGATATCGACCAGCTTATTGGGTTTGTAATTCAAATTCAGCGCCATAATTCACTCCTCCTCACAACGGTCGAAACCACGTTCACCGCATTCCGAGCACTCAGCATCGTCCAGATCCTCAAAGGATCCGAAGAGGCTGATCTCGCCGCAGTTGCGGCACTTGCAGCGGCTCAGGTCTCGTTCAGCATGGTTGAGATTGCCATCCTCGTCGCAGGTGACATGTTCCTCAAAGCACATTCCGGTCTCCGTAGAGCGGATTTCAACAGCTACATGATCCTCCATACAGGCCTCACTCAGCGTGATGCACTCGGCATCATTTCGCTGGGGGTAACCATCAATCATGCAGGACCAAACAGACCAGGCAAACATGATGAGGAAGGAATGCTCAGCAGTTTCGTTATCTGCTTTCCCTTCGAATTCTTCCATGGCATCCTTGACGCTCTGCTCTCGCTTCTGCTCGGAAAAGCTTCGGGCAAAAAACCGCTTTCCGGGGACAGTTGATTGATCATCGCTGCTGATGAAACGCTCCACAAAGGACTTGACACCCTCGCGAGTACCAGTCACCTTAACAGTTCCAAACGCCCAATTAGGCATAATCGATCCTCCTCATTCTTCAAAATCAGTGTTGTAGTGTTCAACAATCGCTGTTGGCTCGTCCGATGCGCAATCGCCATAGACGACTGTCTGGAGCAAATCTTTGTCCGGATCATACTCCACACAAGCCAGCACGACCGTGGCGCCATCCTCGCGTACAAAGTCGATAAAGACGCCGGGATAGTCTTCCGCACAATCGCTCTTATCGTGCTTGGCATAGACCTCAAGCTTTCCAAGCGGAGTCTCAATGACGAAGCGTCGTGCCTTATTCATGATCAACCAACTCCTTTTTCTTTTGCTGTCTGTCGCTTGGCAAGCAGCAGATGCTTGGCCAGCTCAAGGCTGCAGGTATGCACTAAGCCAGTCTTCTCACTTCTGAACCGAACCATCGACGACCGGAGCGTATGGTATCCTCCGGAGCCTGACGGGTACATTCCAGGCTGCAAAACTTCAGACACCACCAACACCTCTTTACTGACGAGAGCATAGTATTGCTGCCCAACTTCAAAGTGCTCATTGATGGCTTTCATGGGTTGCCTCCTGGTTCAAAACCAGATCGTCCACCTGGATCGAGTCATCTACATACTCGCCTTCAGGAAGCGGGCAATCCGGCCCCAAGGCGTATTCGATAGCGTCGTCCAGGGTATCAGCCTCTACATCCACATGCCCGTACATCTGCCAAACCAAGGGAATTCGAAAACTGCTCATGATGACACCTCCGAACCCTCGTTTCCCGCCGGGACACCGAGATCCTTCAGAACTGCGTCCATGTGACAGAACACCTCCCTGATTCCAGCGAAAATGTGGTCGCTATCCAGCACCCACATCAAATCATGGAAAACTCCATCCGGTGTATAGACAGAGCATTCCCACCAGTTGTTATGCTCCATATCGATCCAATACCGATTGTGCTTCCTGCAGATTGCTGCTACCAAAGCACGGTCAGTCTTGAGATAAGGCTGGATATCCGATCCAAATCGGCCGGAGTTGTTCTTGTCCTTCACATAGAGCAGTTCGCGATCGCGGTCGCTCTTGTCATAGAGCCATGTGTAGACATCGCCTAATGCATGGACCTCAAAAACGCAACCGTGAACCCGAATGGCAGCGATCTGGCCGCCGTACCATAGCGATGAATACTGTTTCCGTCGAATGGGCTCCATGAACTCGATTTCCACCGGTTCAGGAATGCTGCCAATCTCTTCGGTAATGCATTTGATCAGCATTCTCCGATGAGCGGCACTCAGTCCCTTACATGTCAGGTTTTCCATGCGTTCTCTCCTTTGTCTGAGTAATTAGGTCCAGCTGTGCGAAAATTCTCCGCCAATGCCAGACATCCCTGAAATACATCGGGGTGAGCCAGACATTGGGGCTGTTCTTGGGGATAAGTCCGTCCTCATCGTAGCTCTGCGCCGGATGGAGGATGGAATCGTCAATGACCACATAGCCGGGACAGCCGAGTAGGCTCATCTGGATGTAGCACATGCAGCCCGCCAAGAAGTCAATGTCTTGCGCGACAAAGAAAACGGAAGTCTGATAGTTGATGTGGTTCCTTTTGCACTCGTTTGCGAAGGCAAGCAGTAATGCGCCGGCCCCACAGGCGGGATCACTCACAGATACCCAGCCTTTTTCCTCTATCTGACTTTTCAGATCCTCACCCAGATTCATGGCTGCCATCGCTCTGCAGATGTCATAGGGTGTAAAGAACTGCCCCTTCCACTCATTCGCAAGGCCCAATGCCATGAACAGCTCGCCAAGCATATCCTGATCTGGATTTTGCTCCATCTCATCGACAACTTCGGCGAGCATCTGCGCTAAGACTTCCAGCTCGGAGGTTGAGTATTTTTTGCTACGCTCCAGATACATCGCTTCGCGTTGCTCTCTGTATGGGCCACCGAAAGCATTGGCAATGCTGACGGCAGACAGGACAATGAAATCCTGCCAAATATCCCACCTGGAATAGCGCCCTTCCAGAGAGTTCAAAAGCTTGATGATGGTCTTTTGCCTCTCACCCTTCGGGTAGTAAACAGCTTTGGCCATCGCAATCACCACTTGAAGTCGCCAGGGTGATCATACTCGTGCCAGTTCACATTCAGCGCCCGAGATACGATCTCCTCAAGCTGTGCAATGCGCATACCGGATGCGCCGTCACACTGGGCAGAGAAGATAACATCGCTCATCTGCATGAACAGGTCATACGCCGTACAGGGCGCATCACCGTGAATGGCCATAAAGTAGTCCATCGCCTCATAGGAAGCCTTCTTGGGCGCCTTGATCCGCTTCAGCACCCGCATTAAGGTAGTAACGGGATAGCGGATCTCGATGTTCATGAGCTGAACCTGCTTATCGACTGCTTTCTCGAACTGCGCATAGACCAGACCAAGCTGCTCCTCGAAGTACTCCATGCCAGATCCGTTCTTGTGCTCGGTGCGGATGGGATATCCCAGTGGGATAATCCGGGACTCTGCGCCGGCCAGGAAGATCGGATAGAGGTTCGCTCCACTCATGCCGACATCGGAGGTGGAGAAACGCAGTGCGGGAACCAGTTTGTCGGCACGCAGGCCTTTGGCGGCAATCTCCCGGTGGTATGTATCAAGGAGTTTGTCTGCCTGGCCATCCAGGCACCAGATAGCGGTTGCGATAGAGTGATCGAAGTGGGCGGTCATGAAGCGATTACCGGGATACTCTCGATTGAGGAAGTCATTGGTCGCTTTGAATAGGGGCAGCATCTCCATGACCGTGTAGTCCTTGGGATCTCCACCGTGTACTGCCGATACCTTCTCATCTGCGACTTTGATCAGGCTGTCGCCGGAGGCAACGCCCATGCAGTAGTTGAGAATCTCAGCGAATACGCTTTTGGAGACTTTGTTGAGGGCATGACCGGAGATGCGGGCACGCTCCAGAACGGTCTTGAGAGCACAGGAACGGACCGGGTAGTCCTTACCATCCACCTTCAACAGGAGACTGGTATTCTCCATCGTGTCCTCCAGAACATCTGCGTCGCCGTTGTGGTCGTAGATCTGCATATACAGATTTCCGAGCGTGGATCCCCGTTCCACCGGCTCAAACCGGAGTTCCTTGGACGGAGCTGTCATCCACTTGCTGCGGGCCTGCCGAGCGCTGAGAAACTGAAAGAAGTCCCCCGACTCGCTGAAGCTACGACTGAAGTTGTCCGCGAATACTTTGCTTTCCATCATTTGCTTGTTCCACCTTTCAAATAAATAATTCTCAAACCCGCAATGCGGAATTTGGACAAAAAAAGAGCGCTCTGATCTGAAAATTCAAATCAAAGCGCAAAGAGAGCGGCGAAACAAATTGTCCGCCCAGAAATGCCAGAATGTGTTGGCTCACAGCTTATGAAGCTCCATAACGGAGATGAAATCTAATAAGTACAGAGTCAGAATACCATTGGAGCTTTACTCGTGCCAGAATACCTAATTCTGCTTTCCAGACGAAAAAGGATCGATCCCATTCAACAGAGATCGATCCTTCCGTCTTTATTCAGTTTTTGGGATATCTCATCAAGGTCGTCCAGCCACAGGGAAACCTGTACCAGTGACATGAGACCAAAAAGCCGTAGCAGTGGCCAGTTCCTGCGTTAAGCGAGGAATGAATTGATCGGGCTCAGAGCCCACCTCACAAATCGTCATATGTGTATGGCCTTCGCCCCAACCACACAGGAGCAGAGTCCCTTGCTCAGTCAGCTCGATCGTGCGCCAGATGGGATTGCTCCCATCCCGCTTGATGGAGCAACCAATCATCTTACAGTGCAGAGGCATCGTGGGCTCTGGAAGCTTCATTAAAACGCAGAGCCGGCCAGCCGTGTTGCCGGCCATGACATTGAAGTCTGTAGCAAGATACTCGATAATGTCTTCATTGTCAGCCTCGCTGGGCTCGACATAGTTGTATGCGGTTGCCATGAACGCACCCTTCTTCTTGAGTGCATGTCGGATAAAACGCTGAGGCTGCAGGAAGAAGGAATACGGCAGATGGATGTGCTCATTGAAATATCTCTGGATAGCAGCGCTATACATTGTTACCTCCTCACTTACTCGAAATCAAAAAATATCAACCATCTCAAAAATAAAGCTCACAAAGGCGTCGTGGTCCGCAAACTCACGAAGCGCACAATCTAACACCGGATGGAACGAGCGGATCGTCTCACCCTCGTTCAACCAGCATTGGTGCTTTTTATCATCAGTTCTCATAAAAATTCCTTCAAAGGCACTTTGCGCTCAACAAACCAGCGCCCGATCTTCGTGTCGGTCGGATTGGAGGAGCGTTCAAAATATAGATAGGTTCGTGCTCCGTTAACCTGAATGGTATAACGGTCGCCTTGTCCACCTGCCTTTGCTGCATAGGCAGGCCGAATATCAATCACTCGGTCTATGTCATATTTCAGACCATCTTCCCAGACTATTGTGCGTGGAAGCATTAGTCCCTCGGTAGTGTGCTCTACAAAAACATTGACATAGACCTTAAATGCTGCCCCCGGTAACATACTCAATTCAGAGGCTGCCCCAGATCGCGCTTGAGAAAATCCCCATGTGCGATGTAAGGGGCATTGATCTTGATGCCCTGCCGCTGCAAGATTCGCAGCTTGAAGTCCAGCAGCTCGGGCGGTACATACAGACATCTGGCCATCTGGAAGAAGTCCATCTGCATCTCCAGCGACTCCATGACCTCGTCATCACTCAGCATGAACTCCGCAGCGAACACATTTGCCTCATACTCCATACGATCCGTGTCATCAAACATCGCAAACTCATGGAATGCGCTGATGGCCGAATCGCTGTGAAGAACAGCATGTCCCAGCTCATGAGCTATGATAATCCGTTGAATGCTTTCGGGTAAATCACTGTTGATCACGATCAGCTTGCACCGAGAAGAAACCAGGAAAAAGCCCTTGCAGGACTGGGCGCTTGCGCCCATAGGCCGCTTTATTACCTGGATGTCCATGCTCGTGCAAATATCATACGGGTCGGTAGTCTGGTATTTCATTTTCAAACGATTTGCTTCCTGTTTAATCGCCATCGTCAGCAATCCACTCACCTCACTTCAGAAGTAGAATAGCCTATCGTACAGCATAAAGGTACCAAAAGGGGTGTCCAATAATCCGTACACACAGAGATGATCCGGCTTATTTCTTATAATCCTTGCGGGTGAACTTCTCGCTGGCACGCTGCTTGTTGGCAAAATAAGCCTCGGTGACTGCCTGGAAGAAGAGTTCCTTATCTTCCTCCGGTACATCGCCACCGGCGAAGAGGGCTCTGGTCTGAGTCAGTAGTTGCTCGACATCAGCGGCGCCTCTCTTACCGTAGACTGCCCGAGCACTCTCAATGTAAGGAGATTCCTCGAGTCCGTAAGCGGGATCTACGATCTCATCGTTGCTCAGATATGCGATGGAAACGCCAAGAACCTCGGCCAGCTTTTGCAAATTGGCGCCACGAGGCATCACACCCTGCTTTTCATATTTGGAGATCGTGCGCAGCGTAACGCCAATCTTTTCGGCCAGCTCAGTCTGGGTAATGCCCAGGTTTGCACGGCCTTCTCTGATTTTTTCTCCAGTCGTTTTCATAACTGTGCCTCTTTCTGCAGATCGGGAAAAGTTTTTGAAAGTTCTATTGACAAACCTATCTTCGACCTGCTGTTTTGTTGTTAGAACTTTTATGGAACTATTTAGAACTTGGTTGGAACTTTAGCCTCATTATATTCTGGAAAGTAGAACTTGTCAATAGGAACTTTTAGGAACTTGATTGGAACTTTTCTTAAAAGCCACAGACAGGAGGCACACCGAATATGGGAGGTCGGGTTGTATTGCATAGCGACCTCAATAACTGCTATGCGAGTATTGAATGTATGCTGCATCCGGAATTGCGTGGAAAGTACATTGCGGTTTGCGGCAGCACGGAGGATCGTCATGGAATTGTTCTTGCAAAGAATCAGTTGGCAAAGCAGTGTGGGGTGAAGACAGGTGAAGTGATTTGGGAGGCGCGCCAAAAGTGTCCGCAATTAACGATCGTCCCTCCGCACATGGATCAGTACCTGAAGTTTTCCAGGATTGTGCGTGCAATCTATCTGCGGTATTCCCCGGAAGTGGAGTCCTTCGGCATCGATGAGAGTTGGATCGAGCTCACCGGCTCGCCCCTTTTGGCACATAAGACACCGGCCGAGATAGCCAACGAGATCCGAAAGGCAGTAAAGGAAGAAGTAGGGCTTACCGTATCTATCGGGGTCAGCTTCAATAAGATTTTCGCCAAGCTGGGATCCGATATGAAGAAACCGGATGCCGTAACAGAAATCACGGAAGCGTCCTTCAAGGAGCAAATCTGGCCCTTGCCAGCGTCGGAACTTCTCTGTGTTGGACGAGCCACCACAGAAAGGCTGCGGTGCTACGGGATCCACACCATCGGAGATCTGGCCAAAGCAGATCGTCAGATGCTTGTCCGACTGCTCGGAATCAACGGCGAGAAACTGTGGATCTTCGCCAATGGACTTGATCAGTCCCGCGTGATGCCCTGCGACTATGATCCCCCCATCAAAAGCGTTGGTCACGGCATTACCTGCACGGATGACTTGCTCTCGAAAGATGAAGTGCGCCATGTTCTCATGGAGCTTTCTCAGGAAGTTGGGCTGAAGCTCCGGAAGAATAAGCTGGCTGCCACACGGGTCCGCATCAGCGTCCGCGACAACACCCTCTCGCATCGGGAATACCAAGGAAAACTGACATTTCCAACGCAAAGCTACACGGAAATTGCAGCGGCAGGCTTTGAACTGTTCTGCAAGAAGCATACCTGGAACAACAATATCCGGTCTCTGACCATCAGCGCAATCGACCTTATCCCGTCTGACACGCCGATCCAGCTCGATCTCTGGTCAGACTTTACCAAGCACAACAAGCGCCTCATCCTGGAGCGCACCATGGAAGACATCCGTCGCCGCTATGGCCTCCATTCCATCAATTTCGCCGCACTCACCACGGGGCTGAAGATGCCTGCCCATCGGGAGGTTGAATACAAGATGCCCTCTGTTATGTATCACTGAGGAGGTATTGACTATAAACGCAGCAGTTGAAACGACTCAAGCCAGACACCCCATTTTGAGCAATGGCTATGGCTCCATCCAGATCGACGGATTTTCTGGTCTGATTCCCAAAAAGTGTTTTTGCATTATGGCCGATGGACATCGTTATCAGGAGCACGGTATTTCCACCGGCAGCGTGTTGTTCTGTCAGAGGGCAGCCGAGATCAATGACGGTGACCTGATCGTCGTGAAGGAAAATGGAGCCTTCGCACTCTATCTCTACCTGAAAGATCGTAAAGTCAAGGCGGACGGCGAAAAGCGCATCCTCCACAATAAGTCCAAGGCCTATGCCAAAGTTCTTGGCTCCTTCAACTTTTACCATTAAAGAGGCCTGGCAGAAAGGACGAATAATGAGTAAATTCCAGAACTACTTGAAAACCTTTGACATCACCAGTACCCTCACCGAGGAGGATATTGATAAGACTTTGGCGCTGCTCCAGATTTACGGCCCCGCCGTTCGAAGGACTGCCTCTCGCATCGGTGAGATGGAAGAAGAGTGCTATGAAGGTAGACGGCAAAGCATCTCCGACTTCATCAATCTGGCCATCGACTATGACCGTGACACTGACCGGAAACGCATCGCCGATCGCCTTGCCGAGATGGGCCACTCCATGCAGCTTCTGTCCGTTATGGAGGATGCCCTGGTGCTCGTGAAGGACACGCCGCCCAATGGAGGCACCTATTTCAACATCCTCCAGGCAAGGTACTTTGATGTCTACTGCACCTCAAATGAGGAAGCATATCTCAACCTCGGAATCTCCTCATCTACATACTATCGGCACATCAAGCCAGCTATCCGTGCCTATGCGGCAAGCCTCTGGTGTGTCGTAATCCCTGATCTGATCATCAGGGAGCACCTGCAGCAAAGCGGTAGCGTCACCGCTCAGGTGGAAGTCTCGTGAGAGACAAATGAGAGACAATGTGGCAGTCAGATGAGAGAAAACATGATAGAAAATTGGGAGGAAATTGAGAGCCAAACGAAATTGTAGTGTAGAGACTCAGCCGGTATAATGGATTATGCTGGAGCACCTATAGCCTCTCGGGTCTATGATCCGAGGGGCTTTTTTCATACCCTTGTGCGCCAGCCAATACCGGAACAAAGAGCCGACCATTCTCGAAAACGAGAGTGGCCGGCTTTTTTGTTGCCCTGATTGGGAGCGTAATCCATGTCAAGAGCCAGCTACTGGGCCCGTGCGCCCCCTTCAAGTCGTTCGTCCGCATCCGCTAATGAAACGACTTGGAGGTAACACATGAAGACAATCAAAATCAAGGACTACTATGGCATTTATCAGGAAATTCCCGTCAGCGATGAGCTGTACGAAGAATGGCGTGCGCTGCAGAACGAAACTCAGCGTATTCATCGAAAGGAAGTATATCACCGCGACTGGACCCCGATGGACGATCTGGAGGAAATGCCGCAGCACTTTACGCTTAACGAGCTTGAGGACGCTCTGATCTGGGACGAGCAGGTCGTAGAGCTCTATGCGGCGATTTCTCAGTTGACGCCCATCCAGCAGCGCCGCATCCGTATGCTCATGGATAATATGTCAATCCGTGAGATTGCAAGGCGGGAAGGCTGCCATATGAACGCTGCATTGAAGTCGGTCAACGGAGCCCTCAAGAAGCTCCGGGGTCTTCTGCAAGACCACTAAACTACACGCAGAAAAACATTTTGCGTAGTTGTTGTTCTAAGAAAACACTATGCGTAAATACTAACAGACACATCAAGCGGGGCTTCTCGCCTCGCCTTGTTTCACCGGATAAGGAGGTAAATTTCCATGATTATTTCTGTCGATCACGGCAATAAGTCGATTAAGACCCCCAACGCGCTGTTCACTTCCGGCCTGATTGTATCCGAGGGGCTCCAGGGCTTCAAAACGGACTACATCTGCTGGAACAACAAGTACTATACGCTGACAGAGCAGCGCATCGCCTATCTCCGCGATAAGACGGAGGATGAGCGTTTCTATGTCCTCACCCTCTTTGCCATCGCCAAGGAGCTGGAGCGCCGCAAGGTGCCCGAGACACTCGATCCCATTGACATTACCCTGCTTGTGGGTCTGCCTCCCGCACACTATGAGCAGCTGCACAGCCGTTTCGAGCAGTACTTCCTGCGCCGACGCGAGATCGTGGATTTTGAGTATAACGGAAAGTACTACTCGATCCGGGTCAGCAAGGTACTCAGCTATCCCCAGGCATTTGCGGCTGCCGTTACCCAGTTCGGCACGCTGAAAGCTCATTCCGTCGCCTATATCATTGACATTGGCGGCTTTACCATCGATGTCCTGAAGCTGCGCAGCGGCCATCCGGATCTGGCGGTGGTAGAGAGCTTCGAGAAGGGTGTCATTACCCTCTACAACGGTATCGCAAGCAAGTGTAATGCGCTCTATGCCCGGATCCTGGAAGACTGCGATATCGACGAGGTCATCCGAAACCAACCCACCGTCCTTCCCGGCGAGGTACAGCAGTTGATCCGTACCATGACCAATGACTTCCTTACGGAGTTCTACAACTTCCTGCGTGAGCGAGGCGTTGATGTCTCCACCAGTAAATGCGTCTTTGCTGGTGGCGGTTCCTTGCTCCTGCGTGGAATGATCGAACGCGGTAACAAAGTAGCTTTCCCCATTTTCATCGAGGATATTCATGCCAATGCTCGCGGCTATGAGCTCCTCTACCAGAGTGAGGTGGCGGCAAATGGGCAGCAATAAAAAGGCCCGTGTGGTCCTTCAGTTCAATGAGATGGACTTTCGGCACCGGCGTGCTCTGGAAATCCTTCGCCAGCGACCACGCAGTATGTCTGAACTGGTTGTAAGCGCCATACTACACTACACCAGCTGCCCTGAGGTTGCTGATGAGCATAGCAAGGAGTGGATTGCAAGCACTGTGAAGGAGATCATTACCGAAATGATCTCCAGCGGCGAGTTGCAGATCTCGGCGCAAACTCCGGCTCCGGAGACAAATGGATCAAGCCTTGCTGCAGATGACCTCGCCGAGCTCGGTGGCGTTATGGGAATGTTCCGGACCAAGGGGTGAGCATATGAGTAACAAACGCTTTGGTTACGCTCGCGTGTCCACCACGGATCAGAATGAGGACCGACAGGTTCTGGAACTCCTGGAGTCTGGGATCGAAGAGCGTGATATCTATGTGGACAAGCAGAGTGGCCGCAGCTTTGAGAGAACCAACTATTTGGCCCTGCGCAACACCATCTTGCGAAAAGGAGATGTGTTAGTTGTCAAAAGCATCGACCGCTTCGGTCGCAACTACTCTGCCATCCGCGCGGAATGGGAGTTTCTCACAAAGACTCTTGGTGTTGATATCGTTGTTCTGGACACCCCCATCCTCGACACCACCCAATATAAGGACCTGCTTGGCAGCGTCATCACCGATATCGTCCTCGCTGTGCTCTCTTTTGGAGCACAGCTCGAGGTCGATACCAAGTCTAAGGCACAGGCAGAGGGCATTGCCGCTGCACACCTAAAAGGCGTCAAGTTTGGCCGGCCACGATGCACCGTCGAAGGCTGGGATACCTACTACCCCCAGTGGAAGCAGGGCCAAATCACCGCTGTCCAGTGCTATAAACAGCTCGGGATCAGCGCATCTACATTCTACCGTCTTGTACGGAAATATGAATTGGAGGACGAAAGCGAATGAGTCGTTGTTGCATATATTGCCGCATTGGCGGCACCGCAAATGAACCCAACCAAATAGCCATGAACAGCCAACTTGAGATGCTGCGAAAGGCTGCTGAGGATCTCGGCCTTACCGTCGTGGCAGAAGTGACTGTTTTTGAAAGTGGCACTGACCCGCAGCGGCAGAGCATCAAAACGCTGATCCGAGATGGAAAACACGGCGCCTATGATTGCGTGCTGATTGTTGATCCATCCAGATTATCAAGGAGCACTGAGGGCTACACCTTGATTGGCCAGAAGCTGAACCGGCATGGGATCAGGGTCTATACCCCTCAGGGAAAGATCCAGCTGCCCCCGCCTCACGCCTTCTTCTATTCCAGATACCATAAGGAAGGAGAAAACGATTTTGGCCCAGGAAAGTAAAAACGAGAATCGCAAGCAAAGGATCCGCGAGGCGTTCCATGATGGGAAACAGGTAGAGCGAATGCCTGCCCGAGAGGACATGGCTCCTCAGCATTCCGACGATGTTATCTATCGGGTTGCTCCGTACTGCCGAGTCAGTACGATGTCCGAAATGCAGGCAGAGAGTTTTGAAATCCAGCAACAGTACTACAACGAGTACATTGCCAAGCACCCGAATTGGACGCTGGTTCGCATCTATGCCGATGAAGGCATCTCAGCAACTTCGGTGAAGAACCGCAAGGACTTCAACAACATGATTGAGGACTGTAAGGCTGGCAAGATCGACCTCATCGTCACAAAGTCTGTCAGCCGTTTTGCCCGTAATGTCGTGGACTGCATCAAGTACGCCCGTGACCTGAGAGCCCTATCGCCACCCGTCGGCATCTACTTTGAAACAGAGAACATCAACACGCTATCCCAAAATGGCGAACTGCTCCTAACCGTTTTGGCCGCATTTGCACAGGACGAGAGCGTCAACAAGTCCATCAGCGTTGCCTGGGGTATCCGACAGCGATTTGCTAAGGGCATTCCCAAACTGGTCAAGCCCTACGGATATCAGAATGTTGATGGCAAGCTTGTCGTGGATGAGGAGGAAGCCGGTGTAGTTATTCGGATCTTCGCCTTCTATCTCGGGGGTAAAACCCCATATGAGATCGCAAAGATACTGACGCACGAAGGTATCCCCACTCCCACCGGAAAGAAGCCGTGCTGGACGATCTCTTCCGTCACCTACATTCTCGGCAACGACCGATACTGTGGAGATGTGATTATGCAAAAGAGCCTATGTGTAGACCTGTTCGCTCACAAGCGCGTTCGCAATCTGGGCCAGGTGGAACGGTACCGGATGCGTGATGTTCACCCGCCTCTGATCTCCAAGGAGGAGTGGCGTGAGGCAAAGAACCGGATCTCTATGCCCGATCGCGAAGCTGTTATTCTCGAAGAAATTACTGGAGAGGGAATTCTCTCCTCACTACATCCGATACTATTCAAGGAGGACATTGATGTATGAATGCCTGCATGTCTGAATTCCGCATTGTCAACCCGACCCTTCGCACCTTCAGCGCCGCTGAGGCGCGCATCGCCCACTCGAGCATCCGGTTCAATAATCTGAGTGCCGCTGAGTTGGGCTATCCGGAGCATATTCGTCTGCTGATCAGCTCGGATGGCTGCACGCTGGCCATTCAGGCCTGTGATCCGAAGGACAAGTGCGCCGTGCCCTTTATGGCCGGTCGCACTGCCGATGATCTGAAAGGTCAAAAAAAGTGGACGACTGTGAGTAACCGGATGCTCACCCACATCATCCGGAGCAAGCTGGGCTGGGAAACCGCGAAGACGCCGCGCCGGTTCTATGGCGTGCCCTGGCCTGAGCAGGGCGCGATCATCTTTGATCTGACCAAGATTGCACCGCCTCGTACCCGGACCCCGAACCTGTCTGCGGAAGATATGCTGCGTGCCTATGAACTGGCCGAGTCCGGCTCTCTGCTTCCTGTTATGGCCCCCGCATGGTCCCGACAGCCCTTTGCTTCCGTGCCTCCCAGTGAAGTCATCGAAACTCAGTATGTGCAAGTGAGCTAACAAGAAGCCCCCGGCATCCATAACGATGTCGGGGGCCTTCAACCTCTTGATAGTGAAGAGGAAAAATGGTATTGTAGGGTATGTCCGTTCTATTGGACAGCGAGTGCGATATCTTTAGGTAAGCTGGACCTTTGGCATCCGATCCTCCATGAGCTCTACTTTCCTGAGCATCAGGTCGTAGATCATGCCACGGAATTCAGAATCCGATATCGACTCGTTATTTGCCTCATGACAGACCTTCAGGAGCATTTCATCCAGTTCGCCAACAGTCTGTGCTTTCGGATACTCCTGCATAATTTCCTTTGTCACCATCAGCAGGAACTCGAAACCGGGCAATACGGATTGGTTCATCTTCTCTACTCCTCTTTCGTGTTCTTTACAGGCGATTATAGAGGGATTTCAAAACAAATCAAGTCTTGACTTTTTCAGAAGGAGGCATCGCAAGTGATATATTGTATGTCCGACATCCATGGCGAGTTGGATCGCTTCAAGGCGATGCTCGACCTGATCAATTTCTCTTCAGACGATACGCTATACATCATAGGCGATGTGATAGATCGCCATCCAGGAGGCGTGGAGATCCTCAAAATCATCAAGGACACACCGAACATGTTCATGCTACTAGGCAACCACGAGCAAATGTGTCTGGATACCCTTGGCCCCAACAGTGTGTATGGAAGCAGACGGTTATGGCTAGAGAATGGTGGAAGTAATACATATCGAGAGCTGCTCTATGTATGTTCGCTCGCTGAGCGAAGCAGGATCATACATTTCCTGAGTACGCTGCCGGATCATTTTGATGTTGAGGTTGGCGACCGCAAATTCCATCTGGTTCATGCCATGCCGTCAGATGACCCGGATGATCGAATTTGGAGGAGGCCTAAACCGGATGATCCTCCGTACTTCGAGGATCGCATCGCAGTCGTCGGCCATACGCCCACCTGCTACATGAGTGGCGATATGGAAAGTCCCTTCGCCGTCTGGCATGGAAACGGGCTGATCGATATCGATTGTGGGTGCGGGAATAAGACAGAGCTGCGGCGCCTCGCCTGCCTTCGACTGGACGATCTGAAAGAATTCTACATCTAATAACCAATCAACATGAGGATGCCTTCTGCTTATACTGGTAGAAGGCGTCCTTTTTCTTGTCAACGATAATTCCTGCAATCGTACTAATTTAGTATTATCCGTACTGTTCTGCTCATTTTTGAGTCGCCGTTAATCTCCTATACTTAAAGAAAGATAATGATAGGTAGGAGATGTTCAATGAGCACCAATTTACATGTAATGGGCAACCGAATACGGACTGCGAGGCAATTCAGGAAACTGACTGCGGAACAACTCTCTGAGCAGCTTGGCATTGCCACGGAGTCTCTGCGCCATATCGAAAATGGTACCAGACGACCCAGTTACGCTCTGTTAGACAACATTTCGGATATACTCGATGTGTCCCTGGATTACCTCGCCGGTAAAACTGAACTTCCCCTCGAGCGCAGAGTACGCCGGGAACTTGAGAATATGGGCCTGACAAAAGCCCAAGAGGACGCTTGTGTGGAGATCGCACTCAATGCGATACCTGTCATAAAACGAATCTGCTAAGCCATGCACCTGCCGGTTTTCGGTAGGTGCATATCTTTTTTTGCGCACTCCCCATGATTCGACAGGTTTTGCGCTTACCTCCCCTTATTATGTACTTATCTGGTACGATTAGTATCAATATAGTACAAAGGAGATAGTAAAAATGAGCGTAGCAAGTATGCTGGAAAACATGAAAAGGCGTGCCCTCGACTCCACTTACGACGCATATATCTGCGAGGAGTACGATGCATGGGCAGTAGAGTCATTCGCAACGGAAGAGGGCGAGTATGATGCGGCAAGATTGGAGTTGCCCAAAGTGCTCAGTTCCGAGCAAATGGAGAAGTTGAAGACGATGGAAGAGCGCTATCAGCAGAATCGCAAATACGCCTCCCACTATGGGTTTGAAGCGGGCCTGTTCTCTGGCTTCCAGTTGTTCTTCAGTGGGAATGGGATAACAGAGGATGGCTTCGATCGCTACCTCATGAAAAGCCTTATGGAGATGCCCGGTATGCAGCGCCATGTAGACTACTACGCCCGCAACGACGAGATTCTCCGCCTGGGGAAGGAGCTGGGCGAGGAGCTGACGGATGAAAACAAGGAGCATGTTGTCTCGTTGGAATGCGCTTGGGGCCAACGCATTCACTCCTTTGCCTGCCACGCTTTCTATTGTGGCTATCGTGCGGCGCTGAGGGTTATTGACGCAGTCGGAGGGCTTGAGAGCATGAGTATGATCGACCACACGCTTCTTCTGGAATACAGACTTGGGTACATCGGCTCCTATGAACAGGTTGAACGGGAGCAGGAACGGAAGAAGAAAACCGCATAATAGCGAAAGGGGCAGGCCGCAATGGCCTGTCCCTTTCGCATAAGCTCTCGCTGTAATTCTGCTCGATATCGAATCGCAAAACGGAACATCCGCTTCTCTTCCAATGCAAGGATCTCGTTCTCCGCTTTATCAAGCGCAGAAATCAGCTCTTCCGGCACGCCATATTGTCGCAGGTTTTCTGCAATCTTACAAAGTTTTTCCACGGCTACCTCATATTCACAAGATGAGTTCCCGCCATGCTCTGAAACAGGAATGCATTTTCCTTGAAACAGCTTTTGCAATATGTTCATTTTGATCCCCCATATATGAGACACCAAAACAGAGAAAGTGCAACATAGTTTTTGAAAAAACCACGGCGTTGTACTGTAATTACTACCTCCCCGCAGGGTACACATATGTGCTGTCCGTTCTTTTGGACACCCTCTATTGTATGCTATGGCCATAATCCGATAGGTCTCACAAAGGAGAGGTGACAGAGATGTATGTTCTGATCGATATGGAGTGGGTTACAAATCGCCATGGAAACCACTGGCCAACACAGCTTGCGGCAATCCGTGTAGATGAAGAATGGCAGACGGTGGATTCCTTCTCTGTACTCTTTCGGCCCAAGGATATCACCTTCCAGAAGTGGGATCACATGGCCTTCTCCGGTTGGACTCGTGACAACTTTCTGAATGCAGATTCGCTCTATCCGGCACTTGACGCCTTTGAGCACTGGCTACAGCCCGAGGACATTCTCTGCTGGTGGCACCAGGAGGCCTATGCCCTCTATACCATGTTCACCAAGGTAGCACAGATCCGTGATCGGGCCTCTAAGGTAGTATTCCTCTCTGACTACATCTACGGGTTCCTGGCCGGTCAGAAAGGTGCCGTAGGAAGCCCCTATAAGATTTGTGCGGCAAGAGATATCACGACGCCAGAGCCTGCACACTGTTCCATCAATGATGTTTTGGCGATACAGGCTCTCGTTCAAAGCATCGATTTCCAGCAAAGAAATCTGCAGGCGCCACCCAAGAAGTGGGTAAAGGACACCACTGCTCTGAAAGGATCACCGGTGTTTCCGCTTCTCTACGATACCTCAACCCAGCTGCTGCACCACTCAGATTGCGAGCTGCTTCCGGATAACCGTTACCTGCCGGCATACACTTCGTTTAAGGCACCGATCCGGAAGAGGTATAAACCCTGCGCCTGCTGCCATGATGAATTTCTGGATGCGCTTTGGGATCGTAACCAGGACTCCATCACCCGATCTGATTACAATTATGTGTATTCCAAGCAGTCCAAGGTGTTTCATACACGAAACTGCTCCCATGTGCTGCTATCCTTTGACATTCAGGGTACCGTATCCTATGAGACCTGCTTGAAGAGCGGACGCCGGCCCTGTAAACATTGTAAGCCCGTGCCGATAGAGCGCAAGCGTATTTCTTTGCCGATAAAGCAAAACAAGCCGCAGAAAGCGGAAAACCGCAATCTGAACGGCGAAGAACGAAAGGCCCTAGGTCGGTTCAAGCGAGCTAAGGAAGAACGCGAAACAGCTTTCAAGCGCGGCGATTTGACGGAGGCTGAGCGCAATACCGTCATGGCCCTTTCGCAACCCGGTCTTGCTTTCTGGGCAAGCAAGGGGTATAGCACCTTCCACACAAGAAACTGCTCAAAGATTACTGGGCTCAACCAACTCAGGGGTTTTGCGCGGTATCAGGACGCTGTGCGAGCCGGCTATTCTCCTTGCCGCCATTGCAGACCCAGTCCCAAGCTGGATGTAAAATTCTCAATTCCTATCACCAATAAGGAGCGACACGGCGAGACTACGGACACACTGATTCAGCTCTGTACGCAGCACTGTCTGCCCTTCGAATATGACATGCGATATTTCACGCTGCAGACCATAGCCGGCAAGTGGCGTATCGACATGAGTTTGCGGCCTGTTCGGCTGGAGCATATCAATCTCGTCACCGAGTGCGGGAGCACAAAGAAGTTCCATACACAGCCCCGTCTCTTCCTCTCCCTCAAAGACACCTTTGATTACATCATGCGCCATGACAGCAAGTTGATTGAAGAGATTGTCGCCAAGGACAACCAGAGCCAGGAGCTGGCAATGGGTTAAGTAAGAAAGGCGCGGCAATGGGTAGCTCCATCGTCGCGCCAATTTCGTTTGATTCTGTTGTTAAGCAATCCTGTCATCCGTAAGTGGTATTGGGAGTATCCAAACTCCTGCCAACGAAAAGGAGTGAATAAAAATGGACAGAGAAGAAGCAGCAAAAGAGTTGATGGCCATGCTCGAAGAAGCACAAGAGGGCCCATACTATTCTGAGGAAGAAGTGCGAGCCCATCTGCTGGAAATCCTGGCCCCTCGCAACCAAGTATATATGACTGGCGACACCCATGGGCAATTTGAGCGCGTGATCGAGTTCTGCGCACGCAGAGAGGTTGAACCGGAAAACACCTTTGTGATCTTGGGCGACGCAGGGCTGAACTACTACAATGACCGCAGGGACCGAAAGAAGAAAGACCAACTTGCCCAAGTACCCATCACATTCTTCTGCCTACACGGCAATCACGAGATGCGCCCGTCCGAAGAGCTCGGTTATGAGGTCGCTGAATATCACGGTGGCAAGGTATGGATGCAGCCGGCTTATCCTAATATCCTGTTCGCCATTGACGGCGAGGTCTATGACTTCAATGGCAATTCCTGCATTGTCATCGGCGGCGCCTACAGCGTGGATAAATACTATCGTCTGGCCCGTGGTTGGAGCTGGTTCCCAGATGAACAGCCTTCCGAAGAAATCAAAGCCAAGGTGGAGCGCGTCCTCGCCGAGCGCAACTGGAAGATTGATATTGTGTTGTCTCATACCGGCCCGCTGAAGTATGAGCCGACCGAAGTCTTTCTGCCCATGATCGATCAGAGTACCGTGGACAAGTCTACCGAAGTATGGCTGGAGCAGATCGAGGCGAAGCTCGATTATGAGCGCTGGTATTTCGCCCACTACCACACCGAGAAAGAAGTGGGCAAGATTCGGATCATGCATAATGACTACACTATGATCCCTCACGAAGCCTCCGTTGCGGCAGAAAAGGACATGATTCGCCGCATGCATCGTCAGGCGGAGATTGCAGAAGCGCTGGGACTTCTGGACGATGCACCAAACCAAAAGAATGGAGATGATATCTCATGAGCACCTATTATGATTTCATGGTCGAGGCCAAGTACGAGGGTAAGTGGTACAACATCGACTTTCATACCAAGGATATTGACGGCAAATTGCGGCATCAATATCTCGCCACCATTTCACGCAGTTTTATTGGACTGCTGGAGGATCGGGTGAACGGAGCATGGGCCATTAGCTTTGATGACTTGGCTGAGAGCACGCAGCAGCTTTTGCTTGCAAGCACTTTTGAAGGCCGAGAGGATAGTCTTCGACTGGAGCGCTTCTATGTTGCCGGGAATCTCGATGATTTTGAACGGCTGCTCAACGGCCCGTACCAGATGGAATACTATGTCACCCGCAACCAGATCGCAGCTTATGAAGAGCAAAAGATTGACGAAATCTACGAATACCTGACCGCTCACGAGTTGCTCGAATTGCCTCAGGCTGCCCGAAGCGAGTATGTGCTCTATCGCTGGAACGATACCTTTGCAAACACAGAGAACATCCGGGCCATGGTGGAGCGCCTGAAGTATCAGGTTGAATGCTTCAATGATGCGCTCCCTTACCGGACGGATCAGTCCTACGGCGATCGGGCTGCCTCTCAGATTCGTGTGATCTACCGTATCACCTGAGGAGGGATCGGATGAATTATTACATTGGAGATTTGCACCTATTCAACCGCAACCAGACAGATGAAGGCAGAAACTACGACGGACGCCCGTTCGCTACGGTAGAAGAGATGAACCAGTACATCCTCGAGCGCTGGAACGCCAAGATCAACAACGGTGATACCGTCTATATCCTGGGCGATATGGCCATGCGGGGTAAGAACAATGCACTACTCGCGCTGGTTGCCCAGTTGAAGGGCAAGAAGATTTTGTTTCGCGGTAACCACGATGACCTGTCCGACTATCGCTATCAGCGGCTCTTTGAGGAAATCACTGACTACCGGGAGATTGCCGATTCCTTTGATGGAAAGACATACAAGCTCTGCTTGATGCACTATCCCATCCTGATGTGGAACGGCCAGCATCGCGGATCGATTCTTCTCTACGCCCATACTCATAATACTGTGGAAGAGGCATTCTTCCAGAAATGCGTCAAAGAGCTCAACGAGAACAAGAAACTGAATGTTCAACAAGGAAAGCCCATTCGCGCCATCAATGTCGGCTGCATGATGCCTTACATGGGCTACGAGCCGAGAACGCTGAAAGAAATCCTATCCGCGCATGAATAAGAAAGGAGTGCTGCCTGTGCTGCCAAAAGCACTGTTTTTGAGCACGATTGAGAAGATACGCCAGCAGGAGGCTCGTATTGATGAGTTCGATAAGGCCCTCAGTAAAATGTGCGATGGTTTTCCTGCCTTCGACAAGGACAATCTCTACCTGCTCGCACTGCGCGATTTGCTGAAGTACACTATGCAAGACCAGTATGACAATATCGGCTGGTGGTTATACGAAGCGCCGGATGCCGGTTACACCGTATCCTGGGAAGAAGCCGGCAAGGAAGTCTCTGTTGATTTGACTGAGGCCGGCGCCCTCTATGTAAAGAAGTCGGGATGCGAGTTTTTAATTTATAAACAAAATGACGATAATTTAAATCGAAACCAAAGAAAAATCGAATATAACAAAACGAATACTCAAAAATAGCAGGAAAGTGTGAACAAAGATCGCTGATTTTGTAAACGTTGGCACTCGTATATTGACATTGCTAAAAACGGGGTTATAATGAACACGATCTTAGGGAGAGGGATAAAGAGATCCCCCCCAAGAGATCAAATCAAATTATAAATACTCAAGCTCCGGACCGGGAGCTTCTCCCGGAACCGAGAGCGGGAATTGAATGGAGGAACAATTTATGTTACCCAGTATTTTTAGTGAGAACCTGTTTGATGATTTCTTTAATAGCGCAATGTTCCCGAAGGCCGAACATGAGCTGTACGGCAAGCATGCGAAGAACCTGATGAACACCGATGTGCGGGAGGTCGAGAACGGTTACGAGATCGACATGAACCTGCCCGGTTTTAAGAAGGACGAGGTAGAGATCCAGCTGCAGGACGGCTGCCTGACCGTCAGCGCCGCCAAGGGACTGGACAAGGACGAGGAGGATAAGAAGGGCCGTTATATCCGCCAGGAGCGTTACGCCGGTTCTCTCAGCCGCAGCTTCTATGTGGGCGAGGATGTGGAGCCTCAGGATGTGAAGGCCAAGTATGAGAACGGCGTTCTGAAGCTGTTCGTCCCCAAGGCCGAGGTCAAGCAGGTGCCTGCTCAGACCGCTATCGCCATTGAGTGACCAAATGGCCGGGGCCCGCAAGGACGGGGCCCGGCCGGTTTCTTTTAACGGCGGTCCTGCGTCGTATTTCCGTCCGGGTTCCGGGCGGGGATACGAAACAAGATCGAATGGATCGACGGGAGGAAAGTTGGATCCCCCTCTTTTTCCTTAGGAGGCATGATGTATGAATAAAACCGTTTCCCGCGTGCTGTGGATCGTGGCAGGTGTGCTGCTGATCGTGGCGGGTGGTGCGTGTATGCTCCATCCCGGCGCTGCCCTGAGCGGGCTGTCCTTCCTGTTAGGAATGGCCATGTTATTTTCCGGTGTGGTAGATATTATAATTTTTGCCACGGCGGGCAGCAGTATTTACGGTTCCGGATGGTTTTTGGTGGATGGCATCCTTACGGTGCTGCTGTCCATCTTCCTGCTGTGCAACCAGATGTTCACCATGATGACCCTGCCCTATATTCTGGGTATGTGGCTGTTGTTCTCCGGCATCACGAAATTTGTAAACTCCTTTGATCTGCGCCGGTTTGGAGTGCGGGGATGGGGCTGGGTGACAGCCTTCGGCCTGCTGATGGCGGCGGCTGGATTCCTCTCCTTTATGGACCCCTTGGCTGCGGCGGTGACGCTGTCCGTTCTGGCGGGGCTGTTCCTGATGATCCAGGGCGTGGTTTCCATCGCGTTCGGGTGTCTGTCCGGACGGTTCTGGATGTAAAGCTTAACAACAAAAATCCACGGTCGCACAGGCTGACTATCTTGTTGAAGAGGTTGCGCATAGAGATGCCTTGAAGGCAGTGCACGGCAGTCATGACTCATGGGAGGAAACACAATGAGTACGCAATATGAATTTATGAAACGACAGGTCGTTGAAGAAGTGGCTGCTCTTCAGGAAAAGCTAATCGCAATCCAGGCGGATTGCATCAACCGGATCAAAGAAATCCCCGTCACTTCTGACCTGGAGGACACCATGGATGAACTGCTTAATAAAATCTCAAATCAGTTCCTCTTTCAGATTGAGGAACCGGAAAGTGCGTCCGTCGTGATCGGCACAGCAAGAGCCGGCCATTTTTCCTGGAGAGTCGAGAACGGGTTTCGAGACATTTTCTCCGTAGAGCAGTGGCTCCGCGACAATCCCGAGTTCAGCATCTATGATGAATACGGTACAGCTATTACATGGGAGCAATTCAAAGAGGCTGTAGCCTGGTGTAATGGGTGAAAACTGTACTTGAAACGGTTTGTGCATTCTGACATATTGGGACTGGATTTTTTGTACAAGGAGTCGATGACCATGGAGTACAGGGGCCTTTATGTTTCTGCAACGCCAGATTGTGAGCCTAATGAAGGCGGATACTATTGTCAGGTATATGCCGACGAGGATTATGGCGACCAGATCGACGACTTTTGTATCCATCCAGATGAGCTTGAAGAGAATGATGATATTAAGCACTGGGGCAAGGTCAATATCGACGGCAGCTACCGATACTATGTTGAGAATGGTGTCATCTCTCCAGAAAACAGCGATATTTAACCACAAGTTGAATGACAAACCGAAAGAGTTGTGGTATAGTACAGTCAGAAACCAAGAACAAATCTCTACAGAAAGGACGCAGAACCATGAAGACTATTTCTTCCGCTATCTTCTATATGAGCGAATGGCAGGCTATCTTCCAGTGCGAGGAATATAGCTTTTGCGAAGCACGCCCATATCAAGATAAGCAGAAGAATATGATCGGATTGAGTACCTGTTGACCTGAAAGAATCGGTCTATCAGGATCTCCTTCTCTGAATTATTGAAGCCGCTTGTCTTGAGTGCAGACAAGCGGCTTTTTCATGCCCATGAGGCCAAATAATTCAGATAGGAGGTGTATTTGAGAATGAACATTCCAACGATCAACCTTGCTCGCACAGGCACCAATATTGTGATGCTTCGCAAAGCAGCGGGGCTGACGGTGCATGACCTACAAATGGCATTCGGCTTCAATTCCCCGCAGGCCATTTACAAGTGGCAAAACGGCACTGCGCTGCCGACTGTAGATAATCTTATCGCCCTTGCTGCACTGCTGCATGTGCGTATTGATGATATCCTCATTACCGATCACTCGGTTGCTTAATATGCAGGGAGAACTTCTCCCTGCCATACGGTCCGCTCGTCTAAATGGTTAGGACACAGCCCTTTCACGGCTGCAATGACCGGTTCGAGTCCGGCGCGGATCTCCATAATACTGGGATATTGCTAAGCGGCTAAGGCACCGGCCTTTGATGCCGGCCACTGTTGGTTTGAATCCAACTATCCCAGCCATGATACGGTACTCAAGAGGTTGAAGAGGACAGCCTGCAAAGCTGTTAATCGTCGGTTCGAATCCGACCCGTATCTCCATCTGGTGCCTTCGTCTAATTGGTTAGGACGCAAGCCTCTCAAGCTTGTAATGCTGGGTTCAAATCCCGCAGGCATCACCATCATCATACAGGGGTATAGTTTAACCGGAAGAACAGCGGTCCCCAAAACCGCCCGTGGGTGTTCGAGTCGCCCTATCCCTGCCAATATACTGGGGTGTCGCCAAATGGTCAAGGCACCGGTCTCTGACACCGGCATTTGTTGGTTCAAGTCCAGCCACCCCAGCCATATTTGGAGAGTGAACCCGGAAGGCCCGGGGACCGCCCGCTAAGCGGATCGTATCAGAAGTGATATCAGATTCGAGTTCTGCGCTCTCCGCCATATGGGTCAGTGCGCGTAGTTGGCGATCGCAGCGGTCTGTAAAACCGTGACATCTGAAACATCGTTGGTTCAATTCCAACCTGACCCACCAAAATAGAGGGGTACCCGTTTCTGGGTGCCCCTCTTTCATAATGGTCACATCATTGGCCGGGTGGTCGTAAAACAGTAAAATAAAAAAATGGTGAAAACCTTGAGTTTTCAAAGGGTGCGGCGTGACTTCGGTCACGCCGTTTCCTCTTTCATCAGCTCATTCAGCGGGATGAAGCCCAGCCCATCGTACTGGATGTGAATGTGCTGCACACGCTTCCCGCTGGATTTGTCCGGTGCGTCCACATAGATGGCGGACACCAGTTCCCGCAGAGCGTAGCCGTCCAGCTTATCGATGCCCACATACTTGTGCGCCGTCTGAATGAACTTCTCAACGTTTTCGTTCTGTTGTTCCTGTACTTCAATTTCCTGTCGCAAAGTTACGCACTCGGTCTCCAACTGCTTCTGCTCCGTTTCATAGGTCAGGCTCAGCATATCGAAGCGCTCATCACTCAGCCGTCCGCAGGCGTTGTCCTCGTAAATCCGGATGAACAGCCGTTTCAGTTCAGCGATGCGGTTTTCGTTCCGTTCCAGCCGTTTCCTTCGGATGCGGATCTGCTCACTGCTTTCCAGCCGGAGTTGTTCCTCCATCACTGCACGGAAATGTGCCTCATGCCGCAGAATGTAGCCCGTCACAGCCTGAATGTGTTTCAGGACTATGTGGCTGAGTACGGTTTCCCGGATGTAATGAGTACCGCACTTGTCCTTGTGCTTCTAATGGAGAGAACAGTCAAAGAACGCGCCCTCCGGTCGGTAATTGTTCGTCGCCCCGTAATACAGCTTCTCACCGCAGTCGGCACAGTACACCAGCCCGGAAAAGATGCTGCTTCGGCCTGTACGGGTCTTGCGATGCCGCTGCTGGCGCACCTGCTGTACCTTCTCAAACACGGCTTCCTCGATGATGGCCTCATGTGTATTGGGGAAGATGGCTTGCTTCTCAAGGGGATTGTCCCGCTGCTTCTTGTCCCAGATGGAGTTGGTATAGGTCTTGAAGTTCACCGTACAGCCCGTGTACTCCCGCCGTTCCAGAATCGCCACAACGGTACTGCTGTGCCAGTCGCAGGGGTCCTCCGGTTTCTTGTTTGGGGTCTTGATGCCCTGCAAGGCCCTGTATGCGCTGGGCGTTAGCACCTTGTCCGCTTTCAGTTGGTTGGCGATCTGCATGGGACCACGGCCCTTCATACACAGGTCGAAGATGCGTTTCACCACATCAGCGGCTACCGGGTCAACCACCCAGCGGCGGGGGTTCTCCAGGTCTTTTACATAGCCATAGGGCACATTGGTGGTCAGGGGTACGCCTCGCTCACCCTTGGCTTTCTGGACGGCTCTGATCTTGCGGCTGGTGTCCCGGGCATAGAACTCGTTGAACCAGTTTTTGATGCCCGCAAAATCGTTGTCCACACGGTTAGGGTCAATGGTGTCGTAGTTGTCGTTGATGGCGATGAAACGAACACCGTTCTGCGGAAAGGTGAAGTTGGTGTAAAGCCCGGTCAGCGCGGAGTTGCGGCCCAGTCTGGAAAGGTCTTTGGCGATCGCCACGGCCACCCGTCCCGCCTCGATTTCGGCCAGCATGGCCTGAAAGCCGGGACGGTCATAGGTCACACCGCTTACACCGTCATCCACGAAAAAGGTTGGGTTGGGGAAGTGATGCTCCCTGGCATACTGCAAAGGCATGGCCTTCTGAGACGAGATTTGTCAAGGTTATTTTCTCCCGCTGAATACAAATGTCCAACTTTACTGTGAATAGCTCAGATATAATAAACACAGAGCCGCAGAATGGCCAGGGTTGCCATCACCGCCGCAATGATTAGGATGGTGTTTCGGTTTTCTCCGGCCACTCCGATGTCAATCATACTGGCCAGGGCAGTAGGCAGCAGCATGGCTGTCACAGCGGAGAGCAGCATCAGCGCCAAGAGGGCGGCCACATGCTTTCCGCTGAGTTTTACACGGGAAAAAATCGTACCCATAGTTTTCCTTTCTGCTCGTCGTACTCGCATTTTAGCTTGACAGGGCAAATAGCAAATGATAGTATAAATGAAACGATAGTATCATAGATGCTATGAATATCACAGAAGCAGGCGTTGTCAATAGTCCGAGCGAAAGTGGAACAAATGACAATCCTTGTTTCAATGATACGCAATTAAAGGAGACGTTTCTTATGCGAAGGACAACGGCTACAACAGACTATCTGAAAGAATGTATGGGTACAGCGTTGCTGGAACTAATGAAAGAAAAACCCATTGAAAAAATCAGTATTGAGGAGATGACTGCCAAGGCAGATGTAGGTCGCTCCACTTATTTCCGTTATTTCAAAAGTAAAGATGAAGTTCTGTCTTTCAAAATCACATGTCTGTGGAAGCGCTTTTCCGACGAACACGGTGCTACCAACTTCGCCACTGGTAGTTATGACGGCATCAGGCTGTTTTTTGAATTTTGCCTTTCCACTCGTCCTATTTGTGATCTGCTCTACTCAGCTGATCGCCAATATGTGATTCTAAACTTCTATTTACAAGAAGCGGCATCCATTGTCGCTAATGCCGATGCCAAAACGCACTACTTTATCCAATTTATTACATATGGATTGTTTGGGCTTATGAATGCGTGGGTATTACGAGGCTATAAAGAAACCCCACAGGAAATGGCACAAATAGTTTGCGATTGGGAAGCATCTTCGGAGGAGAAATAACATAGAGGGGGTAAACATATGGGAAAAATCATTCGACGCATTCTAACAATTATTCCAGCGGTGGCTTTACAATCGCTCTGGCTTTTGCTGTTGATGAAATGGCTGACCCCTTACGCACCGATTATTGTGTCACTGCTTTCCGTTGCAGCGTTTTTCTTGGTGGTATTTATTATTATAAAGAGAGATGAAACCGCTTATAAATTGCTTTGGCTGCTGGTTATTCTGTCACTACCTTTGGTAGGAGCGTTACTATATCTGCTCTTTGGAAATAAACGGACGGCCCGCCCTCTAAAAAGGCGCTTGCAGCAAGTTCAAAAGAGTTGCAATCCGCAGCCTCTTCCAATAAAAGAAGCGCCCTTTGACGGCGAAAAACGCATGGGGCAAACAGTGCGGTGGCTGGAAGAAAAAACGCAATATCCGATGTGTGCAGTTGAGCAGGTTCGTTACTATCCGTTGGGCGATAATATGTTCCCTGATATGCTTGCCGATTTGAAAAATGCAAGAAACTCGATTTACGTAGAATACTTCATTATTGAGCCGGGGCATATGTGGGACGCAATCGTGAACGAACTGGAAGTAAAAATGGAGCAGGGCGTTGATGTACGTGTGATATACGATGATCTTGGCAGTATTTCTTCGTTCAATTTCAGTAATGTCCGTGAACTGAAAAAGAAAGGCATTCCATGTATTCCTTTTAATCCTTTCCTTGCCTTAAAAGGAACTGCAAACTATCGCGATCATCGCAAAATGCTGATTATTGACAACGAAGTTGCTTATAGCGGAGGTATCAACTTATCAGATCGGTATATCAATTTGGAACATCCCTATGGACACTGGAAGGACACAGGCTTTCGGATTACTGGTGAGCCAGTAAAAAATTTTACCCATATGTTCTTGACCTTTTGGAACGCATTTTCGCTGGAAAAAGAAGCAGGACAGCTTGCAATGCCCACATATCCCAAAAGGTATCCTGCGCCGCCGCACACATTTGATGGTTATGTGCTTAGTTACTACGATTCGCCCCTTAACCATGAAGCTACCAGTAATCGGCTCTTTATTGACTTGCTTTCTCAAAGCACGGATTACGCATGGTTTTTTACACCGTATCTTATGCTTGGCGATGACTTGATGGATGCAATGATTTCCGCTGCTCAACGTGGTGTAGACGTGCGGATCATTATGCCCGGCATCCCTGATAAGAAGCTGATTTTCCGTATGTCTCGGAGCTTTTATCAGGTGTTGCTGACTGGCGGCATCAAGATTTATGAGTATACTCCCGGCTTCGTTCATGCAAAGAGCTTTGTATCAGACGACAAAGTTGCGACGATAGGAACTGTCAATCTGGACTACCGCAGTCTCTTTCTCCACTTTGAAAACAATTCGTTCTTTTATCGTTCCAGTATTATTGCAGCAATAAAGGACGATTTCATCGCTACACAGGCAAAATGTAAAGAGGTAAAGCCCTATGATATGAAACATTATTCGCGCCGCTGGGTCGTAGATGGTGTCCTTCGTATTTTCGCACCGCTATGTTGAGGTTTTTATGAAGCATTTTCTTATGTGTCTGCTATATATCGCGGCGTTAGGGGTTCTCTCCTTTGTAGTGGGGCGCTTGATCCCGAAGCATTGGTTTCACGCCGATCGTTTTCCTTGGGTCTGCCACCCGGCAGAGCAAAAACTATGGAAGCGGCTTCATGTTCGGAAATGGCAGGCAAAGATCCCCGATATGAGCCGCATATTCGTTAAAATCATGCCGGAAAAGAAACTGACAAAGGAAAACTATGAGAACTTGCCGCGCATGATAGAAGAAACTTGCGTGGCAGAGTGGACACATATTCTGTTGTCTATCGCCGGTCTTGGACTGCTGAAAATATGGTCCGGTGTTGGCGGGGTATGTATAACGATAATCGTCTGGATGAACAGATCCGCCAGGCAGTTCTTTCATTGGAAACAAAATGGAC